CAAGGATGAAGTACGGGTTCGACCCCCGTATCCCACACTTATCGGTAGGTACGCGAATTGGCATAGCACACTGTCTTAGAAACAGTGGTTTGTGGGTTCGAGTCCCACCCTATCGACTACTCCTTTCAGTGAGGAGAAAAATGCCCGCGGCATTAACATTCGTCTCACGATCACGCTTGGAAAATGTCGCGTTATAAAATAAAGGAAGCAAGGAGTGATCGTATTTTTTCGACCAAGAAGTTTGTATTTGTCGCAAATCATGTCGTTAAACTGTCAACCAAAAATACTCGTATCTTCTAGTGTTTTTGGTTTATTCATGAACATTAGGAGGTATAGATTATGAATAAACTGACAACAAAAAAAATCGCAGGAATCGCAATTCTCACAGCACTATATTGTGTGCTAAGTGCCTTCATGAAAATTCCATTCATTGGCGCAATTTCTCTTGATTTAGGATATATTGCCCTTGCTATTGGATGTGAAATGTTTGGCCCCTGGGGTGCCTTCATTGGCGCAGTAGGATGTGGAATTGAAAGTATTCTATTTTCCCCATATGGATTCAGCATCGGTTGGTTCGTAGGTAATTTCATCATTGGACTTGGGTGCGGAATTTTGTTCCAAAAGACTAAGAACATTTGGGTGAAAATGATTGTAACCGTAATCTTTGTCGCTCTTGGTATTCTATGTGCGAAAACTCTTATTGAGTGCTTCTTGTATCAGATTCCATTTGCGGTAAAAATTGTGAAGAGTTTCACAGCATTCATGATCGACACTATCACAATGATTATTGGTTTATTTGTTACACAAAGAGTTATTAAATAACTCTTTTATGGCCCCATAGCCAAGTAGGTAAGGCGGAGGACTTTGAATCCTTGATGCGCATGTTCGAACCATGCTGGGGCTGCTAGGCCGAATATCGGCCTTTTTTAAGAACAAATTTAAATAATGAAACAGGCAGGATTTGCACTAATTATAGGAGGTATAAAATGTCAGAGTTTAATATAAATTTAGATATGTCTGTTCATAGCTTAACAAAAGGAACTCTAACTTTACGAGAAGCTATTGCGCGCATTGTAGAGTATATCCAGGAGGAACCTGATAAGGAATACGATATAGCTATTGGAACGGACTCAATGACATATAGTACCACTCAATTTGTTCTTGCTATTACAGTTCACAGATTGCATAATGGTGGTATCTTCTTCTATAAAAGAATGTATCATGATAAGATAGCTAGCTTACATTATAAACTCAGAGAAGAAACCGCCATATCTGTTGATGCTGCTGAACTATTAGTAGATGAATTTTTCGATCAAGGTATTGATTTAACAGATAAGAATAGTAATATTCACTTCCATATTCATATGGATGTTGGTAAAAATGGTCCAACAAAGGAATTAATCCAAGAGTTGAGTGGATGGATGACTGCACTTGGTTATGATTTTGAAATCAAACCAGATAGCTATGCAGCCAGCCATATTGCTGATAGATATTCAAAATAAAAGAACATTTTTGAAAAGTTAAAAAATATATGATATAATATATATGTAAGGTAAGGAAATCCTTATCTTATAGCCCCATAGTGTAACGGCAACATACCAGGCTCTGAACCTGTTGTTCCTCGTTCGAATCGAGGTGGGGCTGCCATATGCCGCATGTCCGGGTGGTGAGGGAGTGGTCTAGAAAACCATTAACCGTAAAGGTTTGCAGGTTCGAATCCTGTGTGCGGCGCTGAGTGAGGTCGGTCATTTGGGGAAGTTTTGCAGAAAGCTCACTTTAATAAAAACGGGGTAACTTCCTATATATGGGGCCGTGGCGCAACCGGGAGCGCACCTGCTTTGCAAGCAGGGGGTTGAGGGTTCGATCCCCTTCGGTTCCACTCTGATTAAAGCGGAGGATAAGATTATGTGTCTAAAATGGTTTAAAAAGAAGTTATTTAAATCAACAGAGGAAACTCATTGGGTTAATCACATTTATGACGAAACGGTTACTTGGCCAAATAAAGCAATGATGTGGTGTAATGTGCATGGATTTGACCAGGGACCTGGAGAAATTTACTGGATTGGATTGGATATTCGTACATTTGGAATCCGTTCCGCTGATTATCTTATTAAATGTAAGAATAAGGCAACTTACGACAAGTATATTTATAAAGCTGCTCATGACACACAGGGTGTCCTTGCCGCAATGAAAGCCGATCCAAATCTCACAATGGCTACTGGCGATGACGTAAATATTGAATATGTCTTCCGCTGGGGCGATGACAGCAAAAGTTTCAACCTTCATTTAGGTTGGGATTGGTACGCAGAAGAAAAGTAGTTTCTACTTTTCTATATCCTTCCGTAGCTCAACTGGCAGAGCATTTGACTCTTAATCAAAGGGTTCAGGGTTCAAGTCCCTGCGGTAGGACTATATACGAAAAGCTGGTCACTCAGTAGTATAGAATACTGTTACATGATGTAAGGTCGCATACTGGCGCCACTGCCAACTAACCATTGGAAAAGAGTGCCGGAAGATATGGTTAAATTCCATACTGGCAGTATCTTATGCCCTTGTCGTATAAAGGATAGTACATGACCCTTCTAAGGTTATAATCTGGGTTCGATTCCCAGCGAGGGTACTATCGGCTCGTAGCTCAGCGGTAGAGCAGCGGACTTTTAATCCGTGGGTCATGGGTTCAATCCCCATCGGGCCGATTTAGTGAGGTATTTGTATGCGAGATTTACATGATGTTATATTACAGATGTTAGAAGTTATTCCATCAGACCGAAAATATTTGTGTGATAGATTAAGAGCGTATTTAGAATCTGATGAAGAAGTAACAGAAGAAGATTGGAATAACGTTGGAGATCTTTTATATCAAGAAGTGTTTAATGATTATCGTCCAGAAGAAAAATGGATGTGTGATTTAGATGTCATTTGGACGGGTGATGAAGATCCATATGATTTAAGTAACTCGAATTTTTAAGGAGATTTTTATGACTGAATTTGAAGTTACAATTAGATTAATTGATTACACTGATAACTTCGATCATGAAGATAAACTAATAAAAGAACTTCTTGAAGAAGAGTTAGAACGTTTTGATCCAAAAGTGCTTTCAATTAAATGGAAGGATTAAAATTTCCGGGCGTAGCTTAATGGTAAAGCAGGCTCCTTATAAGGGCAAGAGTGGAGGTTCAATTCCTCTCGCCCGGACTATCAGATAGGAGGTATTTATATGGCTCACAAGTATAGAGACCCTTATTCTGGGAAAGTAAAAAGTAATCGCTATTTCCGCAAAAAGAAGAATAAGGATAAAATGAATTACCTTTATTCTATTGGAGGAGATAGATGGTTTCCTTGGCCGGTCGGCTGGAGTGATTATGAGTGGGATGAAAATACTCATAAAAATTTTCCTACTGAGAATTCTTATTTAAAACGTAATTGGCGTCCGGTCAAATTAAGCAAATGGATTAAAACAAATTGCCATAGAAAAAATCGTAGGGCAATGAAATCAGAGAATTTAACAAATTATACCTATAACAAAAACGCAGAATTTTGGTGGGAATTATGGTAAAAATAGATTGGATTGAACATGCTCAAGAATTGTTTGGCGAGCAACGTTGCATGACAGAAGAAGAGCAAAAAATAAATCAGGAAATTTTGAAAAGAGATTCTGTTCCAGTTGGAATTAATGTTTTTGATGAATTAAGAACATATGTGCGTCTTTCAAAAAATGATATTACATTTACAAGCAAAGAAGCTGAAAAGCTTTGGGATGCGTGGATGAAGTTAGATAGCTTTCATGTCTATAAAAAAGGCTGGAATGGTTATGACGCAGAACCTTTCTCTGATAAATTGATTTATTTTGTAAAAAATCTGATTTCTGAATTAGATATTATACCAGAGATTTTTCCAGTAGCAGATGGTTCTATTCAATTAGAATATGACCAAAATGGCAAATATTTAGAATTTCAAATCTACGAAGATAAGCATATGACATGGTATTATAGGGAAGGAGGCATGGACCAAGAAGGAACATGTCCAGAAGCAAAAAGTAGCCTTATAAATCAATGTGTTAAAGGTTTAAAATATACGAGGTAAAAATGCCAATTAGTGAAAGAAAAATGAAAATTGCCATAGAGAATTATTTTAAGAGCGAATGTGATATAAACACATCTATTCCTGCGGCTTTTGAAAAAGGTTTTCGCATAGGTGTAAAACAGGGGCAATTAGTTAGTACAGAACCACAATGGATTTCAGTAAGTGAAAGATTGCCAAACCACGACGAGTGTATAAGGAATAACAGATTGTTTAATGTTTCCGATGGAAATAGAAGTTATTCTGAATGGTTTGATTGTGATAAACAAAAGTTTGGAGAATTTACCATGGCTGGTTTCCATGTTGATTATGCAGTTACAGCATGGATGCCGTTGCCAAATCCATATAAAGGAAATAAGGAATAGGTATATTAATTAATTGAGGTGGCGGAATAGGTAGACGCTGGGCGTGATGAAAGAGCATGGATGCATACATGATTGTCGCACGCGAGGTCTCAAAACTCTTTCATGCAGGGTGCAAATCCCTACCCTCAATACCATAAAGAAATCGGTGGAATTGACTTTCCTCAGACTAAGCATATTAAATTATGCAGGATTGGCGAGTCGTCAATCTTTGAAGAACCAGTTTTACGAGCCGTTATAGCCTCCGGCCCATCGGCGGAGCCTAAGGGCCTACGGCAATACGAATATTATGTGAGGAAGGGTAATTTAATTGCGGTGATGGAATAGGTAGACATAGACTACAAGTGTGAGGTAGAATCGGCACGAACAAATTCTCACAGTGCCATGCAGAGTGCAAATCTCTGCCCGTATATATAGCTGACCCACCTAAGGTGTGGGAACAGTCACTTATATCGCTACGGCGATACATGTCCTGTACCAAGGGTACAGGCGTTTCTGGGCAAGCACTTAATTGAATGCTGCCCTGCTTATGGGCTTGTAAAGGTTTCGACAGGTTTATTGAGTGCCAAGACAGCAGCAAGGTAGCGACTTACGCTAAAATTAAATTTAAACGCAAATTTTGTTAAAAACACTATCGCAAAGATCAAGAATTTCTTTGCACCTTCTAATCAGTTAGCTTTAGCTCTTTAGTCGTAATTATTAAAGCACTTTAGTTTCAAACCAAATTAAGGATTGCGGTCCTATTCACGCATCTTTAATTACTTTGAATAGGGAAGCTGTAAGTATAGATGTCGAGGACAGTAGATATTCTTGGACAGGGGTTCGATTCCCCTCAGGTCCATTATCGTAGGATGTGCGGGCCTACGGTTAAACAGATGGCCCAAAGGGCAGATCGAGGATTCTCGATTGAGAATCCTCTTCGCGGACACTTGGCAGATACGGTTATTGCGGGGGACTGAAAATCCCTAGGACTGGGTTCGACACCCGGAGTGTCCATTTTTATTGGGAGGAAATGGGAATTTTAAAGAACGTGATAGTTCAAAGCTGAGAATACTTGCCACAAGCAAGAGATATGGTGTAGCATCCACATAACGGAGGCCCAGCCCAATTCTTGGAGGTATTTATATGCAGAGACCTAAGGCAGAAAGACGTCATTTAACGCAAATGGCGATCGAACGTAAAAAGCGCAAACTCAAGCAGGGTTGGTATGACGCTTATGATGATTGGACTCATGGAGGCCAGAGGAACAGATTAAATAAAGGAAAGATACATTGCTCTTGTCCTCTCTGTTCCGCAAAAACAAAACTATATGGCCCTTCTTTATCTGACTACAAAAAGCTAGAGGGTATGCAATCTTCATTAGAAGAAACAGGATTTGACTTAAAGATACTTCCACATAAAGGGTGGTAAGCCATTGGCTTACTGCCTTTTTCAACAGAAAGGAGATTAAACATATGGCATATATTAAGCCAATTGCCTTACAATTAGATGATATGGCAGAAGGTATTTATGCTTCTTCTGGTAGTGGATGTTATACAGTCACTGCACGAATTCATCAACGTCCAGAAACAGGTAGAAATGATTTCCGTATTCAAGTTAATGCACAACATCGTGCTGATCATACACGAACAACACAATATTTAACTATTAGTTTTAATAGTCCAATTCATTATATTGGTTGCTATATGAATGGAGCCACTTTAATATCTGGAGATAATACTAATACATTAAAAATTAAATTATCTTATTACCAAAACCCCACAGATAATATTGGCGGTGGAGATTTAGTTGTATATAGCGATAATCCATTATTAGAAATTGTATCCTGTAGTTTAACTGATTAATTGTTAAAATAAAAAATAAATGTTATAATATATGTAGAAAACTCTCCTTGTAGTTTTAATACACAAAGGAACAAGCGCATTGTTTCTTTATGTTTATGAACTTATAGGAGGCAAAGTATGAAAAAGAAAATATTCTTATTGACTTTGGCATTAGCTTTACCACTTTCTACTGCGCACACATATGCAGATGACAGACCTGAAGAGGAAGAAACTCCAACAGAAGAAATTGTTGAAATGGATATTCCACAACAACCAGTTATTGATGAATCCGATCCAGAAGGTTCTAATGAATTAATTAATGAGTATAATACTCAAGTTGATGAATATAATACCTATGTTGATGAATATAATCAGCAAGTAGATGAGGTATATGAAACTCAAGTTCAAGAATATGAACAACAAGTAGAAGAAGTTGCTGCTCACAACGCAGAAGAAGATGAAAAAGTCGCTGAGGTAGAAGCGCACAATGCCGAAGAAGATGTAAAGGTTGAAGAGTCTCAAGCAGAAATTGCAGCTGTCGAAGCTAAAGTAGAAGAGAATGCTCCTGGTACGGTCATTGAGAATTACACAACCGATGCCGAAGAATTACCAACAGATTGGTCAGATACAACTGAAGATTTAAAAACAATCGAAGTTGAAGAAGCCACAGAAAAATCTGGTGAAGAAGTTTCAATTATGAATCTACATTTATATTTAGATTCAGAATATGCTCCACCTACTTTATTTGATAAAGTAACAGAAGATAGCTTTGAAATCAATCAAGAAGCAAAAGATGCAATGATTTTTGCAGAATGGGAAGTTGCGAAGATAGATTTAAACGACACCGCAACTATTAAGAGTGAAGCTGAAACTTATAAAGATACAACTATTCGACACAATGGCAAGCAGTATAAAATGCAAGCTTATGATGCAAGATTTGTGCGAAATGTTGAAGACTACACTCAGGGTGTTTGGACTCCAGGTAGCATAATTGCATCAAACTCTAACACTTTAGATTATGGATGGAATTATGATTTTGATACCCAAACAGGTAAGGGTGGAGAAACATATGTCGTTCAATTTACTCCAGAAGAGAGAACTCAGCATTATTATGAAGATGGTAAGATTAAAGAGGAGACTGTAGTTGAACGCACAATAGATGGTACAAAACCAAAAAATATTTTGGCAATATTCACATATATTTTCCAAAGAATTTGGGATGAACCTGTAGAATATGAACCAGAATATCAGGAATATACACCTGATTATATGGAAAATCCAACCGCACCAACAAAAGGCAATTATCTTGATAAATTAGATAAAATGGATTTAATTGATATTCCAGAGAAAACAGATCCTGAACCTACTTCAAGTCCAGATCCAACTCCTTCTCCAGAACCAAGTCCATCCCCAGATCCTACACCTGCTCCAAGTCCTGATCCAGAGCTTACTCCAACAGTAGAGCCTGAACCAGAACCAATTATCATTCCAATCCCTGAAATTATTCCAGAAGTAATTACAGAGATTTTCACTCCATTTGTTATTGCCGCAGAAGCTGAAGAGGAACCTGCTGTAATAGTAGTAGATGATATTGAGGAAGAAGAACCTGAATTAATTAGAGAAGTTACTATTGAAGATATGGCTGCTCCTTTAGTTATGCCTCAAAGAGGAACCTGGGCATTAATCAATTTAATTATGACTGTTGGTTCTGTACTCATTGCTCTTGGAATGTTAATAACTTTCATCTTCAAGAAAACATATGAAGATGAAGAAGAACATCCAAAAGAAGAAGATGAAGGCAAACATAAACTCACCAAGATTCTTGGCTTATTACCTGCGGTACTTGCAGTAATGATGTTTATCCTCACTGAGGATATGAGTTTGCCAATGGTTCTTGTAGATAAATGGACTATTCCTATGGTACTAATATTTGCAATTAGCGTAGTCTTAGCTGGATTAACACAGAACAAGAAAAAAGAAGAAGAGGAAGAAGAAGCTTAGCTTCTTCTTCTTTTTATTGAAAAATTAAAAAATAAATGATATAATTATTATATAAAGGAAAGGATATAGTAATTATGAATATACAGTCATTATCCATTGTAGTGCCAACAGGAATATGCTGGAACCATTGTGCTTTTTGTGTATCGAGAATGCATAATGAAGATTATGGTAATAATCTTAATTTTGACACCATTCCAGAAAGATATATTGATAAAATGGAGTTCGTGCGCGAAGAGGGCTGTAATTCTATGATTATTACTGGAACTGCTGAACCGCAGCAGAATCTACCTTTCATTTATAAAATGCTTAAAGCTAATCGTCTGATGCGCAAGCCTTTCTATAACATTGCAATTCAGACTACTGGCTCTGGTTTAACCCCTATTGATATTCGGAATTTAGCTGAAGCAGGAGTTACTACATTAGCATTATCTGTAAATTCTTTCTACCCTATTGAGAATTGGGATATTACTCATACCCCACAGAATAAACGAATTATGACTATTGCACAGCTTATTGATGAAGCGAAACATTGTCATTTAAATGTACGTGTTTGTCTTAATTTAACAGATGCTTTTATTAAATTTGATCCTGATTTCTTCTTTGCTTGGGCTGATTTTTACAATGTAGATCAATTAACTTTTAGAAAAATTTACAAGAGTGGAAATGGTAAAGAAGCTAGCTGGGTAGAAAAACATGAATATCCAGAAGCAAAGTTCAAAGAAATTATCGACTATGTTTGCGACAAGGGCGTTGCGATTGCGCGTCTTCCTTATGGATTCATTCAGTATTCAGTAGATGGTATTTCTACTGTTGTTGATACTAATTGCATGAGCAAAGACAGTATTGATGAAATGAAATATGCTATTCTTCGTCCTAATGGACATTTATACAGCCGTTGGGATGATAAAGGTAGCTTGATTTTCTAAGGAGATATTATGGAAGAAAGAACTATTAAGATTGATAAGTTAATTGAAGATTTGAAGTATGATGTTGATCACGGTTATGAAGAACTTCGTAGTCATGATTTAGATGAATTCAGACGAGTAACTCTTCAATTTGATGTAGATTGTAAGAATAATTTTATCTGGATGTTAGAAGATGAATACAAAAAGCAACAAGGTTTGTAGTGTCTAATTTGAAAAAATAAAAAAAATATTATATAATAATATTGTAAGGAAAAGTTATGGGTACCGTTGGCAAGTCTGGTTTAAGCCCCGGAGCTGCAACCTCCGTATTTCGTCAGTTCAAATCTGATCGGTACCTCGACTTATGTTGGCCTTAGTTCAGTGGTAGAGCGTTGCGTTGTGGCCGCAAATGTCATGGGTTCGAATCCCATAGGTCAACCTAAAGTTATATAACTTAATAAACTCAGCAACCACTTCGCTGGAAGTAGCGCTACCAGCCCCTGAAACAGATTATGTCTGCTCTACTGAGTTTATATGGGGGAGTGACGGAATTGGCATACGTATCTGACTCAAAATCAGAGTTCTGTGGGTTCAAATCCCACCTTCCCTACTTGCCTACGCCGGCTCTGAAGCATTGGTGCGAAATGATGCTTTCAGTGAAACAGGTTTCGCAGCCTGGCTGAGTCGAGCTTAGTGGCAAAAGAAACTGTGATTGGGAACATCAGCCCGTCTATATGGCGGTGTTAATTTTCGGGCAACTGATGCAGTCTGTTGGAGTTGGGGGTAGGCAGATATATATATCCGAGTCGTACAACGGCTAGTACTCTGGTCTCCAAAACCAGCTATGAGGGTTCGAATCCTTCCTCGGGTGCTTTTAGCAGAATAGCTCCAATCGGTTAGAGCAATAGATTCATACCCTATTGGTTGTGAGTTCGAATCTCACTTCTGCTATTTAAAAGGAGAGATGCTAAATGAAATTTTCAGATTTAATAAAAATAGTGTTATCTGCTTTATTATTGACAGGATGTAGTAATCCACATACTGCTTATAACGGAAAAGGTCCAACTAATATGACTGTATATTCATCAGATAATGAACATTTTTATTACGCTATTGATGAAGATACAGAAGTTGTTTATCTTATGTTTATTGCCACATATAGAGGTGGAATAACAGTAGCCTATAATGCAGATGGTACTATAATGAAAAAGTCTGATTTACATTTAGAAAACGATTAAATCGTCCCATAGCTCAGTTGGGAGAGCATCTGCCTTACAAGCAGAGGGTCGTAGGTTCAAGTCCTACTGGGGCGACTCATTCTCAGGAGAAACATAAACCGCGGATATGCCTGGGAAGATCTTCTCGGTTGATAGCGCTGTCGAAAGGAAGTAGAACTATCATTCAGTAGCTTTATGGGAAGTTTATCTACTGGTCGTTATTAAATTACCCTACGCCACGGTTAATGGTTCAAACTCTGCCGGCAAAGAAACAATAGAAATCCCGCAAGATGAAAGTGATTCAATAGGATGTTCGGCGTACTTATCTCCTCTTAGCTCAGTGGAATAGAGCACTACGCTACGAACGTAGGTGCCGGGGGTTCGAATCCCTCAGAGGAGACTTTTAAAAAGGAGATATTAAAAATGGACCAGAATAAGTTAAAGTTATCCGCTCCTTGGTATATCTATGTCAGAGAACTTCGTGTTCTTTTTGGCAAGGATCCAGGAATTAACATCGTCTTTGACGAGGACAATCTTGAGGTTAAGCTCTATGTAGAAGATCTTGAAAAGGCAGAAGCAATTTCTCAGCTTCTTCCTTGCGAACAAATTTTTGGGGCAGTTTCCCTTAAAATTACTGTTGTGCCTGGTAATAATCTTACAGGAGCAGGTAAAGCAACTCTTTATTCCACTGCTTTTAAGGGCAATCCAATTTTCTCTCACTGCTCTGAATTCCAGGGACTCTACAGTCAGCCTATTACTCACGTAGTATTTAAGAAGGACGTTGCTCAGTATTTCAGCGATGACCTTGGTACAGAACAGGGCATTACATCCGTACTTTATCAGGATGTCGCTAGAGATCTTATCGGCCTTGATGGCGTATATTTCTCTACAGAAGTTGAACCAGATCAGGTTATTAGACTTGAAAAATAATTAGTTCCACCACCCGATAGTGTATGTTGTTATACTGGACTTAAAAAAGTCGGGGAACTCCAGGTAAAGTCACCTGCGCGCAAGGGTTGTGCCTTGCAAGGTCTAAGGTAATTCAATTACTACATAAGTAGGAGACGCAGTTGAATTTAGGAGAGTCGTCACTCTGCCTTAGATCTTTTCATAACCAGTAGGCAAGCATTAAAAGCCGTGAAGAAAATAAAGTTCGTCCTGCGGAAAGCAGTGGGGAGACACCACAGAGGGCGGCGGTGAAAATCCGCGTAAGCTACCCCAGTTACTATTCGTTGAATCCGCAAGAAATGCGTGTGATTGAGGAACCAAATATCGAGCCATAGATTCTTAACAGCCCTGTTCGAGGCGTCCAACTGCACACCTGGTTATACTAATTATTTGAAAAAATAAAAAATAAATGTTATAATATATATGTAAGGTAAGGAAAGGGGAATGAAATATGAGAGAACGTTTTAATTCAAGGGACTTGATTATGTCAGCGGGGCTTATGCAGTCAATGCTGGGAGAAACCCCCTTTGCTGACCAAGATATGGCAGACTACGTTAATGAAGATTATACCTGTTTGGAAGATCTTCGCGTAGATGCGATGGATTACGAGGTTGTACCTCGATAATCCATTTTCTGGGAGTGTAGCTCAGCTGGTCTAGAGCGTTCGCCTGATAAGCGAGAGGTCGGAGGTTCAAGTCCTCTCATTCCCACTAAGCTAGGTAGTCACATGTTAGCGTTCGGTAGGGTGACATAATGGATGGTTGGATCCTAGCTTAAAATATGGTCTCGGGGACAGTCAGCAGAGTCGCTACCCTGTCAAGGTAGAGATAGCGGGAGCATCACCCGTCGGGACCGCTTATATGGAGGAGTATCCAAATGGTAACGGAGCCAGTGCGTAACACTGGTGTCGGTAGCGCGCTAAAATACTAGTTAATAGAATTCTAGACTTTGGGGGTTCAAATCCCTTCCTCCTCCACTATTTCATGTCGTGGTGAAACTGGTTTAACACACTGCCCTTTCAAGGCAGGATTCGCGGGTTCGAGTCCCGTCGGCATGACTTAACCCATACCATAAGGTCTGTATGGCTAACTGGACTTGCAAGCAGTTAGGAGGACATACCTATCAAGAACTCGGTTGCAAACGACTCTTGGTACGCAGTGGGTCTGCTGTGAAAGGCAGAATATCTGGGTGCGAATCCCAGTGGGTTATCCTATGGCACTATCTTCTAATGGTTCAGGAAATCCGGCTCTCAATCGGATAATCGCGGGTTCGAATCCCCGTAGTGTCACTATTACAAGGAGGTTAAAATGGTAGCAGTTATTATTGGAGCGTTAGTTGGACTTATTATTGCATTGTTAATAAACGCAGGTCTTGTATGGATTATTTGTTGGGGTCTTAAGACAGTTGGTATCACTTCAATAGCAGGATGGACAGTAGCATTTAGTTGGCCCCTTGTAATTTTATTCACAGTTGTTTGTATGGTATTCCGTGGAATATTTTCAAACAACAACACAAAGTAATGGGTAGGTGTGACAAATTGGTGAAGTCGCCTGACTGTAAATCAGGTCCCACGCGGTAAACTTGGGGGTTCGAGTCCCTCCCTACCCACTATAACCTTGGAGGTATAACTATGACTTTTGAAGAGTTTCAAGAAAAATATTGTGAAAAATGCGGTTCTCAAAGATGTAATCCGCATGAACTTGAATGGCTTAAAGGTTGTGAATATTTTCAAAGGTTAGATTCTGCTGGTGTGGCGCAATTGGCAGCGCAACTGACTTGTAATCAGTAGGTTGCAGGTTCGACTCCTGTCACCAGCACTCTCCGGTCATGGTGGAATGGCAGACACGGCATCTTGAGGGGGTGTTGTCGAGAGACGTGCGGGTTCAAGTCCCGCTGACTGGACGCGTTGATATCCATTGCTCCTCTCTTGGGAGCCTGTATAAAGGAGAGCATGTGTTGCTCTCCTTTATTTTTTTTGTTATAATATAAATATGATAAAACTTCTAACCTATACAAGTAATAGAGATAAATTTTTACAATTCAAATTCAATAATCCGTATATTTACTACAATGAGGGTTACAAATGGGTTCAAGTAACATCAGAAAAACAACGATTGGTTTTTTCTGAAAATAGTTTCATTGCTTTCGATGATGAAATATCCATGCAAGAGTTAGATGTCGGATGGAGTTGGTTATCAGAGAATTTAATTCAAGAAAAATACTTTCATGATTATATATCTCTAATTATATTCACCAACCTAGATACTCCCCTATTATGCCTAAGCGGTAAAAAAATACACCTTATAAAAAGACAGGACAATTTTACTGAATTTGAAATTGATGATAAACCAGTTTATCTCTATAATTTTAGATTTATGACCCTTGCGCGACAGGCATAAGGGTCTTTTTTTGGTGGCAAGCGCGAACGGCCGAAGTTCGGAAATTCTCGCCCCATAGAAAATTTTTGGCCAAATTAGTATATCCTTATTTGATTATTTTTAAAATATATAATATAATATAAGAAAGAGAGGTATTATATGGAACCAAGATGTTTGTCAGTCGATGAACAATATAAAATTCGTCGTATTGCCAAAGATTGCGTTAAAGGTAATAAGAAACTTGATTTCTCAAAAGCCTATGTAATAACACTCTTTTATTACCTTATGCAATTTTGCAATTACAAAATAGATACTATTCCAGATGAATATAGAGAAGCTGTTCAAGCTTTATACAAAGAACCTGGTTGTTCTTATATTCACTATTGGAGTAAAATAGAAAAATCAAAAGATATATATGTTACAAACATTAAGCGTGCGGAAATTAAATTGGAAGGAGAAGACCCTAGATGCCCTTGGTAATGGATAGAATTCAAGAACATTATAATTATGCTATCAAGAAATATGATATAAATAATGTTGTCGGTATCTTTTTAACAGGAAGTCAAAATTATGGTACCGATATAGAGTCATCTGATGTAGATACTCAATTAATTATTACACCTTCGCTTAATGAAATATATTTAGGTCACAGACCAGAAAGTGCTACTTTAATATTTCCAGAAACAGGAGAACATATTAAAGTTAAAGATATTCGTCAGTTTATTAAAGAGATTACTAAACAGAATATAAATGTATTAGAAATCTTATATACGGAATATTGTATTATTAATCCAGCCTATAAGAAAATTTGGGAATCTTTATGCTCCAAGAGAGAAGAGATAAGTAAATTAAATCCAGAACTTGCGGTTAAAGCAATTAAAGGAAACGCTCTAAATACTTTAGACCGTATTTACTTAGATAACGGTGATATTAGCTTTAAACAGGTCGCTAATTTAGTTCGTTATGAATATTATTTAACCAAATATATAGAAGGAAAACCTTTCATCGAATGTATGCGTCCAGATGAAGAAACTAAAAAGTATATTCTTCAGATTCGCAATGGGACTTTAGGTGCAGCTTCTTTGCGCGCAATCGCAGAAACTACTGGAGAAAATATTCGTAATCTTGTAGATAATTTCACATACACAGAAGAAATAAATCTTTCAACACAAGACTTTCTTAACGAAATATGCAGGGAATTTGTTGATAGTTCATTTTTAATAGAATACGCTAAAAGGGAGATGATCTAATGAAGAACATATGGTTAATTGGAGACATCCATGGAGATTGGACTGTTGTACGCAATTTCTATGTAAAGCATAAAGAAGAGTTATCTGATAATTATGAAGATAACGTTTTGGTTGTGCTTGGTGACTTTGGCGCATTATATTATCTTAATAAACGAGATGATTTTTTCAAAGAGAAACTCCATAAGTTTCCTTTAACCTATTTTTGCATTAGAGGTAATCATGAACAGCGTCCTTCTATTCAAATGTTAAAATATCCTGCGGACTGGCATTATGAAAGATATTTTGAAAATCGAGTATATGTTGAAGATAGATTTCCAAAAATCAAATATGCTTTAGACGAAGGTGGGAAGTACATTATAGAAGGAAAATCTGTTTTAACAATTCCAGGAGCATATTCAGTAGATAAGTGGTATCGTATTATGAATCACTGGTCCTGGTTTGAAAACGAACAACTTTCTTATGAAGAGAGACAGGAACTTTTAGAATACCAGGAGCCAAAATATGATTACATATTTGCGCACACTTGTCCATATATGTGGATACCTTATATCCAAGACTTGTTCTTACCGCAAGTAGATCAGTCTATGGTAGATAATACTACTGAATATTTTCTAAATGAAATCGTTGCACGCTGCGATTATGATAGGTTCTATTTTGGTCATTACCATGATAATAGAGACCTTCATGAATTTGCGACAATGATCTATCACGAAGCAATTCCTTTTGGTTCTAGTTATAGCATGGAAAACTTGAAAAATTATAAAAATATGTTATAATTATTATAGAAAGGAATAATTATGAAATATATTTTTCCAAAGCTCTATTTTCAAGTAGAAAAATGGAAATTTAATGAAGATTTAAAAATCTATGTTTCTACTCTTGGCAATTTTAAAGATATTAATAAAAATCCAATAATGCCAAAGATAAATAAACATGGATATATGAAAATTCGTGTTAATAATCAGAACTACTCCGTGCATAGAGTAGTTCTTATGACGTGGCATCCACTTGATGATTATACTAATATGAGTGTAGATCATATTAATCATAATAAGCGTGATAATTCACTTCAAAATCTTGAATGGGTTTCATTAGAAGAGAACTTGGAGCGTGCGCTCAAAGATTTAAGCACGAATGAAAAATATAATCAAGATGATACTTTTGTTTTGCAAGCACATGACATTATTACAGTGGCAACTTGGCTTGTAAGAGATAAAGATATGAATAATGTTGAAATATCTGAAATAGCTGATAGAATTTCAGTTGCGATGAAAAATGATAAAATATATTGTGGATATTTATTTAAAGAAGTAAGTAATGGAATTATAGTGTTTAGAAGAGGGAAGGGTTATGATGACAGAAGAATTTAACAAAAAGATTGAAACAATTATCGCAAATGCTAAAGATAATAAGATTAAGGATGAAGTAATCCTTAAAACGTTCAGCACAGATGAAGAAATTGAACAGGCATATAATGCTTTATATGATAAAGGTATTGAAATCATTCTGCCAGACTTTGATGAAGATTGCGAGGATGATTTAAAGTTTTCGTCTGTTAGTGATTCTGTTAAAATCTATATGCGACAGATTCATACCATTCCTCTTTTAAGTCCAGAACAGGAAATGTATCTTGCAAAAAGAATTAAAAATGGTGATGAAACAGCCAAGCATAAGCTAATTGAATCCAATTTGCGCTTGGTTGCTTTTGTTGCACGTAAGTATATTGGAAAATCTCCTTTGAGTTTTCTTGATCTCGTACAGGAAGGTAATATTGGTTTAATTAAAGCCATTGATAAATATGACCTGGATAAAGGTTATAAATTTTCTACATATGCAACCTATTGGATTCGTCAGGCAATCACTCGCGCAATTGCGGATCAGAGTCATACCATTCGTACCCCAGTTCATGTTGTAGAAGCCCTCTCTAAAATCTCCAAGGCAAGAACCAATTTGATCCAGGAGTTAGGTCATGAACCTACTATTGAAGAATTAGCAGAAGCCACTAATTTAACAGTAGAAAAAATTCATCGTTACACTGCCGCATCTAAGAATCTTCTTTCTCTTGACAAGCCTTTAACAGAAGATGATGATGCTGATATGACAGAAGTAATTCCAGATACTAATCAAAAGAATCCAGAAGAAGTATTAATGGATTCCTCTACGAAAGATGCTATTATGTCCATTTTGGATACTTTATCTGAACGTGAAAAAACGGTTATTTCTCTTCGTTTTGGAATTGAAGATGGAATTGGCCACACTCTTGAAGATATTGGTAAGCATCTTGGCGTTACTAGAGAACGTGCGCGTCAGATTGAAACAAAGGCCATGCGTAAATTACGCCAGCCTCTTCGTGCAAACGCACTAAAGGAGGTAATTAGAGATGCCTAAAAAGTGTCCCTTTAGAAAACGTAAAATAGTTATAAACTATAATCTTCATGGAGTAGGTGGTTTCCCTATGGCAAATACGACAGAAGAAGAATTCGATGAATGCATAGGTGAAAAATGCATGGCATATAAAACAAAAACTGAAAAAATTCCCGCAACAGGTGGAATGGAACATACTGTTCATTATTGTTATTTATGCGGAAAAGACCCCGATTAAGGGGTCTTTTTTTATTTTTATAAAAATATATGATATAATATTTATATAAGGAGGAAAGAAATATGTCCAATTCTCTTATTGTAAATTATATTAAAGCACATCCGCAAACATGGATGGAAGATTTCAAAAATATGGACATTAAGGTTCATTATGATGGAACTCTTGCTATTTTTAACTATGGAATTGGATGCGATTTTTCCAACTCCTTAGTTCAGGAAGCCCGTGGTATTATCATTGATATGACTACATATCAAGTTGTCTGCTGGCCTTTCCGCAAGTTTGGAAACCACATCGAATCTTATGCCGATGAAATCGACTGGGATTCCGCTCAGGTTCAGGAAAAGATAGATGGTTCCATCGTAAAACTTTATTGTTATAAAGGAAAATGGCGTTGGGCTACCAATGGTGTTATTAACGCAGAAAACGCTGCTGTGACTAATACTAATATGTCTTTTTTGGATTTAATCCATAAGGCAATTAACTATGAAGATATTCCCTTCAACAAGCTGTTCAACAATGTTACCTATATCTTCGAACTCGTTTCTCCTTATAATAAAATCGTAATTGATTATCCAAAGCCAATGCTTTATCATATTGGCTCAAGATGTAACGAAACAGGTCAGGAATTTAACTTTACTATTGGAATCCAGAAGCCAAAGGTATATCCACTTCACTCTTTTGAAGATGCACTCAAAGCGGCCGAAGCATTGAACGGGAATCCAGATAATGTAGAGCATGAGGGCTTCGTAGTAGTTGATAAGAACTGGCATCGTGTAAAGATTAAGTCTCCTGCTTATCTTGCACTACACCATGCTTGGAATAATGGTTCTTATCTCTTGGATAAGAATACTATTCTTCAGGGATTTAAGGATAACTTCTGGGATGAATTTATTAAAATAAATGGTACCCATCATCCATATATGGCACAGATTCATTTCTATTCCTACCAGCTCTATATGCTAAAGTGGGAAGTAACTCGCTATATCCAGCATGTTCGTTTGCTTTACGAAGAGTATTCTTATGAACGCAAGGCTGTGGCGCAAGTTATCAAGAACGACAGATTGTCTTACTTTGGCTTTAAGGCTATTGGAAACAATCTGACCGTAGAAGATATAATGGAAAAGATGCAGGTTCCACAACTTGCTAAGTACATTCCAGATTTTGAATTACCTGACTTTTTGAGCGAATACTAAAGATCTTGATTAATATTAAGATCTTTTTATTTTTATAAAAATATATGATATAATAATTATATAAGGAAAGGGAAAATATGAAAGACTTCTATAAAGAAATTGATACTGCCCTTAAAAGTTATGAAAATTTTAAGCCTTATCACGAAAGGGATATTGATTGGATTTGTCATCGAATCGATTGGTGTTGGAAATGGAAGAAAATTACAAAAAGTCAGATGGAAGAATTAGCGATCAGAGCTACAAAAATTTTAGACGGGATCGTGGGTACATTTTCTTAAAAGAAAGTCAAGATGACTATTATTATGCAGACAATGTAGGAAGTATTCATATTATTCCAAAAAGTAAATTATTCCTTATAATGAATCTTGATTTACAAGATGAAATAATACATGAATATGGATTAGAAAGAAGGTTATGAGGTGATTACACATGAATTTTATTGCATAAAGTGCGGGAACAGGGGGATTCCCATTGCGCGCAACGAAGCGGCGCAAAGAGGAAAAGGACATTTAAAAAAGCTATATTGCATACACTGCAAACAAGAAGTAAATCATTACGAATGTTATTCAGAACAAGATGTAGCAAAATTCAAAATGAAATTTGAAAGGGGTGATTTTGAAAATGACAACTCTTAGAATGATGGTTGGAATTCCAGCAAGCGGTAAATCTACTTTTGTAAAAATGATGGCACATCCAGAAGACGCAGTAGTATCCCGTGATGCTATTCGATTCTCTTTAATAGCTCCTGGTATTCCTTATTTCTCAAAAGAAACAGATGTTTTCAATAAATTTTGCCATGATGTAAATAAGAGTGCTGAATCCCACGACATTGTTTGGGCAGATGCAACTCATATTACTGTTGGTTCTCGTCGCAAGTTCTATAATAGAGTTGATAAAACTCTTTTCGATCGACTTGAAGTTTATGTTATCAATACTCCACTTGAAGAGTGCTTAAAAAATAACCTCAATCGAAATGGATTAGCTCGAGTTCCAGAAGATGCAATCCGTAATATGTCTGAAAAATTTACATACCCTACTAAAGATGAATTTGGCGACATTGATTGTTCCATTATTGAGATTGAATTTATCCGCAATGATGAGGTGGTAAATGAGTAACGTATGGTTCATATCTGACACTCATTTCTGTCATGAAAAAGAGTTTCTTTGGCAACCAAGAGGATATAAATCTGTTTATCAGATGAATCTTGATTTAATGGATAAATGGAATTGCTCTATCAACGAAAAAGATACTATATATCATTTAGGTGATGTTATGCTGAATGATAATGAAGAGGGTATGCGAATTTTAAGTTATTTAAAAGGTAATATCCATATTATTTTAGGGAACCATGATTCTCTTAAAAGGGTAGAATTATATAAACAACTTCCTAGTGTAGTTGATGTAGCATATGCAGATATGTTACATGTCAATAAACACATTAACTTTTATCTATCTCATTATCCTACAATGGTTGCTAATTTTGATGATTGTAAAAAACTCTGGAATCTTAGCGGCCATACTCACACAACAGATAGGTTTGCGCTTAAAGAGCATCAAATCTATAATATTGGCGTGGATGCGCATAATGGGTATCCAGTAAATATTGATGAAGTTATTGAAGATATAAGGAGATTGCGACGTGGTGTTTAGTATTTTTACAATGCTTTTCTGTGTATTATTAATTCTTTTAAACTCATATATCTTATATATGTCGCTAAAAGAAATTGAAATTATTGAAAAGAATTTGAAAGATTTAGAACTTCGATTTGATGATATAGAAGATGAAATTAAAAAGGAACAGTAGCCATTGTTCCTTTTTTTTGTTATAATAAAATATAAAATAAGGAGTTTTATATGAAAACGAAAAAAGAACCTAAATTTACATATAAAGATAATTATACTAAATGCGAATTTGTGGATAATAAATATGGACGAAAATATGTGGGAGAAGCATACTGCAATCCAGTAGATGAAGATTTTAAGAGCTTAATTACTGGTTCCACTATTGCGGAAATTCGTATGCATATCAATATGATGGCCACATATAAAAATGATCTAAGGATCAAATTAGAAGGTCTAAACCAACTTTTATACTCTATGAAACAGAGTAAGCAATTTGATCCTAAGTCATATCCTGTAAAAATGCTATATCGTCAGATTAGAATGACCAGAGAGGACATTGAAACAATCAAGGACTGCATTGCAGAAATGAAAGTGGATTTAAAGAATTATATTGATGGAAAAGAAAAAGTTTATCAAATTCTTAGAGCAAAAAACAACAAACAAGAACATTAATATTTCTTGAGTTCTTGATTGTGTAATGTACAATAGTACGGCATATGCTAAACATTATAATATGCTTAATCCAAAAGGAATCGTGATTCATTCGTCTCTTATGCCACGCCCATATTTAAGATGGTATGTAAAACCTGGTAGTAAAAATGAAAATAAACAAGAGATACTAGAAAAGATTGGATATAATAATAAAATGAACGATTATAACCACACTCATCGAGATCATAATTTTCATTATTGAATTGGGAAAGATAAATATAACCAGGTTGCAATAATAAAAACAATGCCAACCAACATGCAGTCTTGAAATACAGATAGATATATACATATCTGCATATGTGAAGATAATAAAGAAAATCTCAATTATTTGCGTGATTGCATGACCCAAACATTGCTACTATGCGAGCAACTATGCAAAGAATATAATTGAAACGAGAATCAAGTCCATTATTATTCTGAATTAAAAAATTTAGATGATTTTAAATACTGGTTTGAAAAATTTGGATATACCCAAGAATATTTTAGAAAAATGTTGAAGCATAAATTTGACAAAAAGAAAATTTTGTAATACAATATAATAGAGAGGAATAAGAAAATGGCTATAAAAATTTTTTGCGATGGATCAACAAGAATAAGTAATAAAAAAGGAACTAATAATGAAGGCGGTTTTGGATATGTTGTTTTTGATTCGGAAACAAATTATATTATAGACGCTTATTCCAAACAGGTTAAAAATACTACAAATAATGAAATGGAATTATATGCTCTCTATTATGCAATAGCGCATTATGGAACAAAAGATGAGTGGGGTTGTCCAGAAATTTATTCTGATTCTCAATATGCTATTAATTGTGCCACTGTTTGGGGACAAAAATGGATGGCTAATGACTGGAGAAAATCAGACGGAAAACCAGTAGAAAATCAACAAATTATCTACGATATACATCAATTATTAGCTTCTGGAAATTTCCATGTAAATATAAATTATATCAAGGGTCATAGTGGAATTGTTGGAAATGAACTTGCCGATAAATTAGCTACTGGCACCATGACCGCAGAAGAAGTCTATTTCAGTGACGTTAAAAATAATATTCCAAACATGGGTTATTTCTCAGGAAGAGATAATTGGAGATCAGAATGTCAATACAAAGATGATCCTAAGTATTGGATAACTGGAATTGAAGATGGGTGGATTTATCCGAATAAAGCCCTACGAAATTGGTATAAGCAATATAAACAAGAAAATAGTAAAAATGATACATTATAAGTCAAGAAATCAAAATCTTGACTTTTTTAATTGATTATGTTATAATAATTATATATAAGGAAGGTTTATGTAATGGCAAAAAAGAAAACTGATAAAACATTATATACTGAAGATAGTATTGAGTCATTATCTCCCCTTGAATTTACTCGACTAAGACCAGGTGTATATGCAGGTGATACTACATATTCCACTCAACTTTTAGTCGAAATCCTATCCAATGCGATTGATGAATATCGTTTGGGTCATGGAGATAAAATTGATGTAAAGATAGATAAAGATACAGTTATTGTACGTGATTACGGTCAGGGTTTTATTCCTAATTCATTTAGAGAAGATGGAAAGACAATTCTTGAAGCCGCTTTTAGCGTATTAAACACATCGGGAAAATATCGTGAAGATGGAACCTATGAAGGAACCTCTCTTGGTTCTTTTGGCATTGGTAGTAAAATTACTACTTTTTTATCTCACTGGCTAACTGTTACAACTATTAGAGATAATCAATTTGAAAATTGCCGTTTTCTTGAAGGTGTCTTTGATAAAAGAGAAAGTGGTGCTTGTAATGAATTAACTGGATATGAGACTGGAACAAGAGTTTGTTGGAAACCATCAGAAGAGTTTTTCACACACACAACAGTAGAGTTAAATAAGATAAAAACCTTGTTTAAAACTATTACAGCATTGTGTCCAGGTTTAACCATTAATCTTGACGCTAATGGAGAGAAAACTTCTTATACCTCTACGAATGGTATTAATGACCTTGTAGATGAAGCGGTTAAATCCAATGAATTAATTGATAATCGTTTTAATATGAATTTCGTAGATGGTAAGAATAAGATGGATATGGTAATGACCTATACTTCTTCATATGGTACGACATTGATTCCATATGTAAATACAGGTCTTACAGAATCTGGCCAGCATATTGTACAGGTTAAAACTATTATCACAAGAGAGTTTAACAAGTTCTTTAAGGAAAAGAAGTGGCTCAAAGATAAAGAAGAAAATCTTTCTGGTGAAGATATTCAAGAAGGACTTTATATTATCTTCAATATTACCGCACCAGGAGTAGCATATGATGCTCAGGTTAAGTCAAGAATTACCAAGATTGATATGGCACCATTTACTCGCGCACTTGTAGATAATCTAGTCTCTTGGATGAATGCGAATGAGAAAGAAGTTAAATTAATTGCGGACAAGGCAATTAACGCACGTAAAGCACGAGAGGCAGCAAAGAAGGCTCGTGATACTGCTCGTGCCGCAACTAAGAAAAAAGAGAAAGCCCTTAAATTCGACACAAAACTCGCAGACTGCAAAGGTAAGCCACGTAAAGATTGTGAGATTTATATTACCGAGGGTGATTCCGCTTCTGGCAACCTCAAACTTGCAAGAGATAACTCATTCCAAGCAGTTATGCCAGTAAGAGGTAAAATTCTTAATACTCAGAAAGCAACATTGGATAAGATCCAGAAGAACGCAGAAATTATGACAATGATTGATGCTTTTGGATTGACTGTTGATATGAAAACAATGAAAATCACATATAAGCCTGAGGATTTGCGATATGGTAAGATTATCATTGAATCTGATGCTGATGTAGATGGAAGTCATATTAAGAACCTATTTTATACTTTCATTTGGAATTTCTGTCCTCAACTTATTGAAGATGGCTATATCTATGCAGGCGTTCCTCCTCTATATAAGATTACTCTTGGAGGAAATAAAGGCTATAAGTACCTTAAAGATGATGCTGCACTTGAAGAGTTCAGAAAGACTCATCAGGGTAGCAAGTATCAGGTTAATCGCCTAAAAGGACTTGGAGAAATGTCTGTTGAAGAAACAGAAGAAACTCTTACCGATCCTAATAATCGCATTATTAAACAGATTACAATCGAAGATGCTAAGGCCGCAGATATGTTATTTGAAACTCTCATGGGTTCAAGCGCAGGTTTAAGAAAAGAATATATTAAGAATCACAGCGAAGAAGCTGGCGAATATAACGCAGAATAAAATTTTTGATAATTAATATAAAATATGATATAATAAATAAGAAGAGGATAAGTATGGAAAATTTTGAATACTTAAAAACTACACTTGAATCAGAAGCAATTACTGATTTACTGCTTGATAATAGTATGGAAGATGGAAGATTATCTTCAGCTATTTCTGAGAATACTGTTATAGATTATTTAGCAGATAGCTTATCCAATACTGATATTTATATTGAAAAAGCTCCTAGACCAAGATATTGGTATGATTTCTGTATTAAATATCATGGAAATTTTTATCCAGTTAATTTAAAAATAACAGAAGGAAGAACAGCTGATAATATTTCATCTAAGTTTGGAATGTTTTATGCGCTAACTGGATTACAATATGATGAAATTAAAGATGAAGGTAATCTAAATCATTGGGAAGATTTCAATAAAGCATTAAAGAAATTTTATTGCGACAATGATAAGGATTATTACTTCTTAATTGTTTTCAAGAACACAAATAAAATTCTTTTTACCTCATTAAAAAGAATTGATACTTTGGTTCCAAATGGAAATAATCTTCCTTTCCAGTGTAATTGGGGAAAAAATATATCCTTTACTACACGTTCTCGTGAAGAACAGTGCGCATACATTTTACAAACATTTACAGAATCTTTTAAAAGAAAGGTTTCTGGTTTAGATATTTTACTAGAATGGGAGCAAGAAAGAGCTTATGGACAATAAAGAATTATATGGTCAATTTTTTACTCCCACTCAAATAGCAGAAGAAATGGTTAGTCTTATAGAAAATGAAGGTTCTATTTTAGAACCTTCTTGTGGTGCAGGAGTTTTCTTAGATTTACTTCCATCTGCCATGGGAGTAGAAATTGATCCAACCGTTGCTCACAAACGAGCAAAAGTAATGAATTTCTTTGATTTAAAAGATGTTAGTTTTGATACCATTATTGGGAATCCTCCATATATAAAGTATCAAAACATTGACTCTGATACAAAAAGAAAACTTCCTCAAAAATTTGATTCAAGAACTAATCTATATATATTTTTTATAGACAGATGCATTGATCTATTAAAACCAGGAGGAGAATTAATATTCATAACCCCTAGAGATTTTATTAAAGCCACATATGCGCTAAGTCTTAACAAAAGGCTGTTTGAACAAGGAGGCTTTACCTTTTGGAAGGAATTTGGTGATATTCAAGTATTTCCAGATGCAGCCCCAAATGTAGTAATTTTTAGATGGGTTAAAGGAGGTTCTCATACCATTCCTGTTGAATGTAATAATGGCTATTTAGTAATTAACTCTGATAATAGTAAAAATAAACAGAAGGTAATTATAAGTGATATATTTGATGTTTTAGTGGGTGGAGCAAGTGGATTAAACAATGTTTTTATTGAAGAAACTGGAAATATTGATCTAGTGGTTTCTGATACTAAAAGAACTGGTTTAACCAAAAAGGCTCATTATTATACAGAACCAAATGAGTATATGTTACAGCATAAACAAGCTCTCTTAAATAGAAAAATTAAACACTTTACAGAATCTAACTGGTGGGAATGGGGACGAGCAATTCGTCACATTAATAAAGAAAAGATTTATGTAAATAGTAGAACAAGAGATATGAAACCATTCTTTACAAATGACAGCGGATGGTTTGATGGTTCTATTCTAGCTTTAGTACCAAAAGACAATAACAAATATAGTATTTCAAAATTAATAGATATTTTAAATGATACAGATTGGGATGCTCAAGGATTCTTAGTTGGAGGAAGACTTATCTTTGGACAAAGGTCTTTATCTAATGCATATATCTTGATTGATGATAAGGAGGCTGGAGAATAAAATGCAGAATAATGATATTTATGATGAATTACATCGAAATTTTATTGAATATGCATATGCGGTAAATACTGATAGAGCAATTCCATCTGCATTAGATGGCCTCAAACCAGTAGCAAAGCGTATTTTATATTCATGTGATATTGAAGGTCGCTCATCCTCTAAACCACATGTTAAATCCGCCCGAATTGTAGGCGATGTAATGGGTAAGCTTCACCCTCATGGTGATAGTTCTATCTATGGCGCGATGGCTCGACTTTCTCAAGATTGGATTATGCGTTATCCGCTTATTGACTGGCATGGCAATAATGGTAACATTGTGGGTGATGGACCTGCGGCTGCACGTTATACGGAGGCTCGTTTAGCCAAAATTGCGGAAAAGGGTTTATTAAAAGGATTGGATAAAGATATTGTAGATTTCATTCCAAACTATGATGAAACAATGGAAGAACCTGTTGTTTTACATTCAATTTTTCCTAACCTTCTCTGTAATCCAAATAGCGGTATTGGCGTAGCTATGGCGTGTAACTGGGCGCCGCACAATCTTAAAGAAGTGGCTGGGGCAATTGCTCAGTATATGAATGGTGAAGAACCAACTCTTCCAGGTCCTGACTTTCCAACGGGAGGAATTGTCATCAACAAGGATGATATTCCTGATATTATGCGAACAGGTCATGGTAGCGTAAAGATTAGAGGAAAATATAAAACAGAGAAAAATAATATCGTGTTTTATGAGATTCCTTATGGAATTACCGTAGAATCTTTACTTGCGCAGATTGGCGATGCCGCAGAAGAAATTAACGGTATTGATGATGTTCGAGACGAAACTAACAAGAAAGGTATTAGAATTGTTATTGAACTCGAACGTGGGGCAAATGTAAATTATATTGTAAATCAACTTTTCGCAAAGACAGATTTACAAACAACATTCTCTTATAATCAGGTTGCTCTTGTGGGTAAGACTCCAACAGAGTTAAACCTTAAAGATTGCTGCAAGATTTATGTAGATCATAATCTTTCTTGCTTAAGAAGAGAACTTGAATTTGATATTAGAAAAGACAAGGCTCGCGTTGAAATTATTGAAGGCTTGTTAAAAGCAATCGAAGATATTGATAATATCATTGCCTTAATTAAGAAATCTGATAATTCAGCTGCGGCAAAAGATGCTTTAATTGCTAAATATAAATTTACAGAGAATCAAGCAAAAGCTATTCTTGCAATGAGATTAAGCTCCTTGGCTAAATTGGAAGGAATTGAATTAAATCAAGAAAGAGACGAACTTTTAGATAGAATTAATTCCAATAATCTTATTTTAAGTTCTGATCAAAAGCAAAAAGATATAATTCTTAGCCGATTAGGTCAGATTGTAAATGAATTTGGCGATGACCGTAAGACTGAATTGGCACAGATTACCATAGCAAAGGAAGATAAAGAAATCGCTGCAGTTGAGCCAGAGAAAGTAGCGGTAATTATGACTGAATCTGGTTTAATTAAGCGAGTTCCTGTAACCGCATTTAAAACTCAAAAGCGAGGCGGCAAGGGAGTCAAAACTAATGATGATATTGTAAATTCTGTTATCAGAACCAACACAGTAGATTCATTAATGGTCTTTACAGATAAGGGTAATATGTATCGACTCTTGGTTGATAAGATTCCTGAAACAAATAACATAACAAAGGGTGTTCCTATTACAACACTTCTCTCTCTTGCACCAAATGAAAAACCAGCAGTAATATATTCTATCTACAAAGATACTGATGCAAAATTCGTATTGTTTGTAACAAAGAATGGCGTTGTTAAGAAGACTCCAATAGATGAATATATTAAGACAAAAAAGAAGACTGGTATATCTTCTATCTCATTGCGTGAAGGTGACAGTTTAGCAAGTATCGGTTTAATTAAAGATGAACCAATTATGCTTATCACTAAAAAGGGTATGTGTATTAAATTCAGTTCATTAGATATTGCTCCTACTTCTCGTTCAACACAAGGAGTTAAGGGTATTACTCTTAATGATGGAGATGAAGTAGTTGCTGCACTTGTAGTAAGAGACGAGAATGACTCTCTTGGAATATTTGCAGTTAATGGAAATAGTAAGAGAGTTGCTGCTAGTGAATTCATTACACAGAAGCGTGGTGGAAAGGGTGTTATCTGCTATAAGGGTGATAGCGAAGTAGCTGATGCCGCACTTCTTAATGATGAAGATACAGTTCTTATTATAGGACTTTCTAAATCAATTTGTATTTCAGCCAAGGATATTTCTACTCTTGGACGAAATGCGTCTGGCGTAATAGCCATTAAAGATAGAATACAATCAGTTTCAAAGGTGTAGAAATACACCTTTTTGTTTTTAATAAAAAATTATGGTAAAATATAAATATGAAATATTATGTTAATAGATTAAATGAAGAAAGTGATTATCATACAACCGCTATTGGTTTATTTAAATTTAACAATGGCCATCACTGGGAAGGAGAAGGCAATTTTTGCGGCTGGTATGGGGCAGAATCTTATACTAATGTTATTTTATTAGGCTATTATACTATTCCAGCAGATTCTATATATGAGCCAAAAGGTAAAAAACATATAAAAGAAATTGATTTATTAGATGAATTTGATATTAGAGATAAAATATACATTGGTTCAATTATTTGTGAAAAAGTCTTTGAAGAAGACGATGATTATAAAGCTCTTCAACGATTTTTTAAAGAGGATTTTTAACTATGTTTATTAAATCAACAAAAGTAAAAAATTTAGAACATGAAATAAAAGAAGCAAATAATGCATATTATAATTCTGATACTCCAATTATGTCTGATCAAGAATATGATTTAAAATTGGAGAAACTAAAAGCCCTTGAAGAGAAGTATAAAATTCCAGAAGATCAAAGAGGTTCTCAAATAGTTGGCGCACCAGTATTAGATAAGCTAGAGAAAATTGCTATTACTCCGCGTCCAATGTTAAGTCTGGATAAATGCCATACAGCAAAAGAGATTAAAGATTTCTGCAAGGACAAACCTGTTTTCGCATCATTAAAATGCGATGGTGTTTCAGTTAGACTTAAGTATAAAAATGGTCATTTATATTCCGCTAATACAAGAGGTGACGGCCAGATTGGTTCTGATATTACAGAACATGTTAAATATTTTACTTGCACGCCAACATTTATTGGAATGCCAGGTGAATATATTATAGACGGTGAAGCTGTTATTAAATACTATGCTTTTGATAAAATCAATCAAAATAATGAATTTAAGAATCCTCGTAATACGGTTGCTGGTTCATTAAATTTACTTGATTTAAATATTGTAAAAGAGCGTCTGATTACATTTATCGCATGGGAAGTTATTACTCCTGAACCAGGCCAAACCAAAACAGAAGCACTTAGAACTGCTCTTGGTTTGGGATTTAATGTTGTACCTTATCTTTTACCAGATTTAAACGTTAATGATATTGATGAAGTAAATAGACAGGTTAGAAACCTGGATAAAGATATTCCAAATGATGGTGTAGTATGGAAATTTAATGACTACGCATATGCGGAATCTCTTGGTGCAACTGGCCACCATTTTAGAGATGGAATTGCGTGGAAACCAGAAATTGAAACAGTTGAATCTCATTTAAAATATATCGACTGGACTATGGGCCGTACTGGTGTACTTACACCAGTAGCAGTATTTGAACCGATTGAATTAGATGGTTCTACTGTTGAACGAGCAAGTCTTCATAACTATAGCGTTTTACGTAAAACTTTAGGGCCTTGTGCTTATGTTGGTGAAAAAGTAAAAATTTTTAAAGCCAATATGATTATACCTCAAATTTTAGAAGCTGGTCCTCATTATGGTTATGAAGAGATGGTTGCGGCTGGGAGTGTTTCTGCAAATGATGTAATAGAACAATGTCCAATATGCGGTGGAGACGTAGCACTTGAGACTTCTCCAGATGGAGTTATGAATTTTGTTTGTGCGAATCCAGGTTGTCCAGGTAAATTAGTAAATAGATTAGATCACTACTGCGGAAAGAAAGGCCTAGATATTAAAGGATTATCTGAAGCAACTTTAGAGAAACTTATTGACTGGGGTTGGATTGAGAATCTGAAAGATATTTATTTGCTTGAGGATCATAGGGATGAATGGATTAAGAAGCCAGGATTCGGTGCTAAATCAGTAGATAAAATTTTAGCCGCAATTACTGCCTCAAGAAACACAACATTAGATTCTTATATATCAGCTATTGGTATTCCACTTGTTGGCAGAAATACTGCAAAAGAATTGGCAAAACATTTTAAGACTTATGCTGAATTTAGAGATGCGGTTAAAGATGATTCTTATCATTTCTTTAAATTAGATAATTTTGGAATTGAAATAGACCATAGTATTAAACATTTTGATTATGCTGAAGCTGATGAAATAGTAAGAATTTTAACTTTTGACGAAAACAATCCTCAAGAAGAACAGCAAGATTCTTCTTTAGCAGGTCAGACCTTCGTTATTACTGGTTCTTTGAAAACTTATAAAAATAGAGCTGCTCTCCAGAAGGATATTGAAGCCAAAGGAGGTAAAGTAGGAAATTCTATTACATCCAAAACAACTTATCTTATTAATAATGATATTGATTCAGTCTCAAGTAAAAACCAAAAGGCTAAACAGCTCGGAGTACCTATTATCACAGAAGAGGAATTTATTTCTAACTTCTTGCGTTAATAAAAAAAATTATGTATAATATAAATGTAAAAATTAAGGAACAGTTATGGCAAGTAAGGCACGTATAAAGAAAATCGCAGAACGAATAAGTCAGCTCGAAAGTATGCGCTCAAACCCAACATTGCGTGAGACCGCAGAGCAGGAGATACAGGATATCTGCCTAAAAAATAATTTGAGCTTGGAAGAACTTTTTGAGATTGATGAATTGGTGCTGAGAAAATTAAATAAAAAATAAATTGACTTAACTAAAAAAATGTGATATAATTTTTACATCAATAATAAAATATATTTAGATTAAAGGAGAAATTATTATTATGGCAATGAATGAAAATTCTAGAAATGTATTGAATTATCTTAAGCAGCACAATGGTGAGAACCTCACAGCAGAAGATGTTGCAAAGGCTCTCGGCATTCCAAACAAGCGTTCTGTAGATGGATGCTTCACAGCACTCTGCCGCAAGGGACTTGGTGTTCGCACTCCTGCTGAAATTGAGCTTGATGATGGCTCTCATAAAGCAATTAAGCTTCTCAGTCTTACAGCAGAGGGCATGGCATTTAACCCAGATGCAGAAACAGATGCGAAGTAATAACAGTTAAATATGGGGTAGATAAATTCTACCCCTATTTTTCTAAGAGGGTATTAGAATGAATTGAATACATATTTTAATCATAATATTTGTGGTTGCTTTATTAGCCTATGGTTATTTATTATTAAATACATTCTATAAAAGAAAAGTAGAACTCGATAAAGAAACCGAAGAGAAAAATAAAGAATTAACTGCAAAACATAATGAATTAATATCAAAAATTGCTTCAGAAGAAACTGCAATTCAAGCATTAGTAAATAAAAAAAGAGATTTAAATGATGATATAACTCGTATTTCAGAAGAATCAAAAGCTAAGGCGCAAGAAACATATGATTTAGCTTTTGACGCAATGCAGGAGCGTATGTCGCAATCTGCTGAAGAAGCATCTAAGAAATATCGTCAAGCAGAAAATGAAGCAAAAGAACAATATCTTGAACTTTTAAAAGAAGTCCAAGAGGAATATAAAGCAAGAGTTGATGAAGTAGTTGAAGTATCTGATCTTCTGGACGAAATGAAAAAGAAAGTTCGTGCCGCAAATGAAGAAGAACTTCGCAGACTTGCATCAGAAGATAAAAAGAGATTTTATCAAATTCATATTACAGAAAACCAGTTATGGGATATAGATGTCCTCAAAAAGGCAGTTAAAGAATTGCGAGGAGATACTTCTGCCATTAACAAGGTAATCTGGGAAGTTTATTACAAGCGTCCAGTTACCGATCTATTAAACAGAGTTACTCCTTCTGGAACTCCTATGGTTGGTATATATAAAATAACAAATCTTGATACCAATAAATGTTATATCGGACAAAGTGTAGATATTCGAACTAGATTTAGAGATCATATTAAGGCAGGTCTTGGTATCAATGCATCAAACAATAGATTTTATACAGAAATGAAAGATGTTGGTCCAGAGCATTTTATGTATGAAGTCATTGAGGAATGTGATCGTTCAAGATTAAATGAACGCGAACGCTTTTGGATTGATTATTTCCAAAGTGCAGATTATGGCTTTAATACAACTCGTGGAAACAACACAGAGGAATAAATAATGGTTAAAATAATTCGTGAGCCAGGTAGTGGCAAAACAAAAGAAATTATGGGTTTATGTGCGGCTGAGGGTGCTACATTTGTATGTAGAAATCCAGAAGCAATGCTAGTTAAAGCAAAATCATATGGATATGATATTACAATTATATCTTATATTGAATTTTTGCAAGAATCAAGCAAATATTTACCAAACTGTTATTTAGATGATATTGATGAATTCCTTGCGGCAATTGGATGCGATGTTAAGGGATTCGGAGGAAATATTTAATGAAATTTGAAAATTATGAAGTATGTAATATTAATCATGCTATAATGGGTATGCGTAATCCTTTAGCAAGTTGGGATAGATCAGATAGCCGTTTTGCACTTTCTGGAGATATTAACTTTTTTGGGGTTGATATCGCTGATAAGTGGGTAGAAAAAATGCATCCTGAACTTAAAAGAGGAACAGTTGAATATGGCCGTAAAGAGGACGAATATCTCGATTGGCTTTTCAAAAATGGTACTATTAAAGCAGATGAAACAGGGCGTGCATATAAAATGACCTGGATTGGTCCAAATGATATGGATTTAGCTAAACGTTTAATTGCGGGCGGACCAGAACATCGTAAATTTTTACGTCAAATTTTTGTAAGTGTAGATATTACCGCACCGATTTATTGGTGGAAAGAATTTGATACATATAAAGTAGGCACTTGTGCTAATTCTACTTCCACAATGCATAAATTGGCTTCAACTCCTATTACAATAGATTGTTTTGAAATTGATGATTATAATCCAGATTTAATCTTTGAAGAAGGTATTGACGATCATGGAGACACTCCATATAGTTACCATATTTCTGTTAGAGATGTTATAGGCGAAAAAGAAGAAGATTTTCATCAACTTGAAACTATTATTGGATTCTTAGAGTCTTTACGCCAAAAGTACAACAAAACAAAAGATAAGCGTTACTGGAAAGAACTTGTACGTTGGCTACCAGAAGGCTGGCTACAGACAAGAACAGTAACTATGAATTATGAAAATTTAAGAACTATCTGCCATCAAAGACAGGGGCATAAGCTAACTGAATGGGCGCAATTTATTGATTGGGCGCATGAGTTACCTTACAGCACACCACTCATCTTTGACGAAGAGAAGTAAATTGCTTCTATTGGATTTTTTTGTTATAATAAAGTATAAGGATTTGAAAGGGAAATACAATGAAAAGAGAATTTTTAGATTTTATTAACAAACTAATGGAACACGATAAAGCATTTACAGATAGTATTATTTCAGATGATATAAAAGATTATATCAAAATCCTTGAAGATGATAATGCAGGAAAACCTGAAATTACTGATAGTGGAAAAGTTGTCCTAAAGTATATGCAGGACAATGACATCAAGCTTGGTAAAGCAAAAGATATTGCGAATGGATTGGGAATTTCTTCCAGAGCTGTATCTGGTGCTTTAAGAAAATTGGTATCAGACGGCTTCGCTGAGAAGGTTTCTAAAGATCCTGTGGTATATGCTATAACAGATAAAGGAAAAAATTATAAAATTGACTAAGGAGAATTATTAAAATGAAAAAGAGAATGATTAATGGTACTAGAATTGAAGGCGTTTTATACCAGCATAGTCTTGAATTAAAGGTCTCTGGCCCTAACTCCAAAAAGCCAGGCACAGAATTTATTAGCGGTGCAATTGAAGTTGCAACAAATAACGCAATGACAAATATTGTACCAGTTCATTTCACCTATGTTACCGCTACAACAAAGCAGGGCAAGGAAAATGCAACATTCACAACATTAAAGAGTATTATTGATAAGAAGATTGGTTGCTACACAGATCCAGAAGTAGGAGATAAGGCGGCAAAGGTTCGTGTTGATTCTACTATTGGTCTTAACGAATTCTATTCTGACCGTAATGGTGCAGAGGAACTTGTATCTGTAAAGAGATGTGAGGGCGGATTCGTTCATGTAACTACTTCTATTAATGAAAATGAAAATCAGCGTAACACATTTGAAGCAGATGTAGTTATCGTTGGTGCTCGCGATAGAGATGCTATCGAAGATGATGCAGGAAATGTTACTTCTCCTGCAAAGGTAATCATTGATGGTCGCATCTTTAACTTCAGAGGAGATATGCTTCCAGTTACATTCTCTGTTGTAAATGAAAAGGCTATGGATTACTTCAGAGGACTCGAAGCAAGTCCAAAGAACCCTGTCTTCACAAAGATTAAGGGTCAGATTATTTCTGAACAGGGCGTTCGTTTAATTAGAGAAGAATCTGCGTTTGGTGACGATTCCGTAAGAGAAGTTCCTACTTCTAATAAGGATTATGTTGTCACTTGGGCAGCAGTAGAACCTTATGAGTTTGGTCTTGAAGAAACAATTACCTTCGACGATCTTAAGGCAGCAGCTCAGGCTCGTGAAAACACTCTTGCTGAACTCAAGCAGAGAAGAGAAGAATATAAGGCTTCTCAGGGCAATGCAATTGGTGCAGCTAACGCAGCTCCAAAAGCAGCAGCAACAGCAACAAAGAAGGCTCCTGATTTACCTGCAACAGACGACGACTTTAATTTCTAATTAAAAGGAGATATGATATATGGCTATTAATTTATTACAAATTGAGCCTCATAAAGTATCTCGCGACCTCTCTGGATATATCACCTATGTATATGGCATTCCAAAGGTAGGTAAAACTACTTTTGGAAGCCAGTTTCCAGGTGCTCTTATCCTCGCTTTTGAAAGAGGTTATAACGCTTTACCTGGCGTTATTGCACAGGATATTACAACTTGGGGCGAATTTAAGCAAGTTTTAAGAGAATTAAAGAAACCAGAAGTTCAGGCGGTTTATAAATCAATTATTATCGACACTGTAGATATTGCGGCATCCCTCTGTGAAAAATACATCTGTAATCAACTTGGTATTGAAAACATTGGTGATGGCGGTTGGAGTACAAATGGCTGGTCAAAATATAAGAAGGAATTTGAAGATTCTTTCAGAACTATCGCTCAGCTTGGTTATGCGGTTTGTTTCATCTCTCACTCTGCGGATAAAACCTTTAAGAAGAAAGATGGAACAGAATATAATCAAATGGTTCCAACAGCACAGAAATCTGCAAATGAAATCATTAAGGGAATGGCAGATATTTACGCTTGCGCCGATATTATAAATGGCGAACGTAGATTAATTCTTCGTTCTCTCGATGGTTCAGTAGATACAGGTTGTCGTTTCAAATACATTGAACCAGAAATTCCGTTTAGCTATCAGAGTCTTGTTGAAGCTCTTAATAAAGCTATCGACCAGGAAGCTGCTGAAACAAATAACAAGTTTGTTACGCAGGAAAGAATTTCTAACGTAATTGCTCCTGAATATGACTTCGATGCACTTATGGCAGAATTCCAGAAACTTACTGGTGATTTAATGAGAAAAGATCCTTCAAATGGACCTAAAATTACTGAAATCGTTAATCGCTATCTTGGCAAGGGCAAGAAGGCATCTGAGGCTACAAGAGATCAAGCAGAATTCATTGCTCTTATCGTAGATGAGATTAAAGAATTATAAACCCCTTCATAAAAAGAGTCACACATTGACTCTTTTTATTTTATATGTTATAATAAGTTAGGAGATTCTCGAAATGGCACATTTAGTAAAGTGTCGCATTTGCGGAGAAACATTTGATGCAGATAAAGAGCCAGCCTTCAAAAAGGGACGCTGGTACGCACATCAAACCTGTTATGATGAACGCGAAGCGGCGAAAACCAAAGAAGAAAAAGATTTCGATATGTTATTAGAATATTGTAGCCAATTATTTGGAAGATTATTTGATTATCCAAGAACTATGAGATTGGCTAAGTCTTATCATGAAAAGAATAATTTTTCATATTCGGGCATGATTAGAACGATGCAATATGTATATGAAATAAAAAAAGAACCAATAGAAAAAGGTAATGGCTCTATTGGTATTGTTCCATATATGTATGATGAAGCATATCGTTATTTTTACTCTATCTGGGAAGCAAACCAACATGCCAAAGATACTCCCAAGATATTAGAAAAATATGAACCAAAAACTATACGAATTTCAATTCCAGTTCCAGAACGAAAAGTCAAAAAGAAATCTTCGTTTTCGTTCTTAGATTTAGATAAGGAGGATAATAATGAGTAGCGCATACGTAGATCAAACTGCGATAGTTCAAGTTTTGGGTAGTTTATTTATCAAGCCCTCCTTATTAGATGATACAGATAAATATTCATTTAATGCAGATGATTTTACAACTGATTTTCATAAAATTATCTTTGGCGCAATTGAAAGAATTTATCATCTTGGCGCAGATGAAATTACTGTAGAAAATATCAGCGACTTTTTTTCTACAAAGCCAGAAAGCCAAGCTATCTTTAACGTTAATAAAGGCGAGCAATGGCTTAAATCAGCTGCGGAAAAAGCGTTACCATCAGCGTTTGATTTTTATTATAATCGAATGAAGAAAATGACGCTTTTACGCACGTATGAAAAATATGGAATTGATGTTACCTTTATATATGACCCTAATTTAATTGATACTAAGAAACTTCAGCTCCAAGAGGAAGAATTAGATAATTTAACTCTTGAACAAATTGCAGATAAAGTTGATACAATGGTTGAAAGTATTCGTATCAATTATGTCAGCAGAAGTTTTGGAGAAACTCACCATGCAGGAGAAGGCATTGATGCTTTAATTGACCGATTAATGACTTATCCAGAAGTAGGTTCTCCTTTATATGGTCGTTTTATTAATCGAGTTACCCGTGGCGCAAGACTAAAGAAATTTTATCTGCGTTCTGCGGCTACTGGTGTTGGTAAATCTCGTACCATGATAGCAGATTGTTGCTATCTTGGCGCAGATATGATTTACGATAAAATGCTTGGATGGATTGGCAATGGCGTAGCAGAGCCATGTCTATATATCTCAACCGAACAGGAGCTTGAAGAAATTCAGACAATGATGATTGCATTTTTATCCTGCGTGGATGAGGAACATATCATCAATAATCAATATGAAGGTGATGAACTTCAAAGGGTACGCAAAGCCGCAGATATATTAAAACATTCTCCAATATATGTAGAAGAACTCCCAGATTTCTCTTTACAGGATATTGAAGATACAATTAAAAAGAATTTGCGAGAACATAATGTAAAATATGTTTTTCATGATTATATTCATACATCTATTAAAATTTTAGAGGAAATTACTCGTCGTTCTGGTGGAGTTAAATTAAGAGAAGATAACGTATTATTCATGCTTTCTATTAAGTTAAAAGACTTGTGTAATAAATACGATATTTTTATTGAATCTGCGACGCAGTTAAACGCAGATTATCAGGAATCAGAAACCCCCGATCAGAACTTACTTCGTGGAGCAAAATCCATAGCAGATAAAATTGACTATGGTAGTATCTTACTTAAAGTAACTCAAAAAGATATTGACTCATTAGAGACTTTAATTAAAGATAATGGACTTGAACAGCCAGATTTGAAACTATCTGTTTATAAAAACCGTAGAGGTAGATATGTAGGTATTTATCTATGGTGTAAGGCAGATTTGAGTACATGTAGAGTTAATCCAATGTACGCTACTGACTGGCGTTATCAGTTTGTTCCAATTGACGATTTTGAAATTCAAGTTGAACCAAGTGCATTCTAGGAGGAATTATGCTTAATTACGACAAGCAAGAGATAAGAGAAAGTCTTGATATAGATAATATATTTGAATTGCTTGCCGATTGGGGTGGAAATCCTCAATACTCAAGCACGGGTATTATCGCAGAAACGATAGATCATAATCCTCCTGGTGAGGGTTCGCGAAAACTCTACTATTATTCTAATTCAGGACTATTCACTTCATATACAGCTGGCGATGAATCATTTGATATATTTGAATTAGCTATTAAAGTATTTTCAATCCAACAGCATAAAGATATTGACCTTAATGAGGCAGTGCGTTTTATCGCATTTCGATTCGGAATTTCAGGAACCTATGTAAGTGAAGAGGGCGAAAAGCTTTCCGATTGGGATATCTTTGAACGATATGATAAGATTGAAAGAGTTGAATTAAAAGATTACGGTGTTGAGTTAAAACCTTTTGAGAAAAACATCCTTACAGTATTTAATTATAAAGTAAAACTTCTTCCTTGGCTAGAAGAAGGAATTTCTCAAGAAGTGCTTGATTATAATAAAATAGGGTACTTTCCAGGTGGAAATCAAATTACTATTCCGCACTTTGATGATATAGGACGATTAATTGGAATTAGAGGTAGAACTCTAAGTAAAGAAGATGCAGAAATGTATGGAAAATATCGTCCATTAATTGTAAATAAAATTCAATATAATCATCCTCTAAGTATGGCTTTATATAATTTAAATAATTCCAAAAGGAATATTAATAAAGCTAAACGTGCGGTAATTTTTGAAGGAGAGAAATCTTGTCTGAAATATCAGACATATTTCGGGCATGAGAACGATATTTCTGTTGCGTGCTGCGGCAGCAATATATCTGAACATCAAATGAGTTTGCTTATGGACTGCGGAGTGCGTGAAGTCATAGTAGCCCTTGACCGCCAGTTTAAAGAAATTGGTGATGATGAATTTAAGAAATTAACTAAGAATTTAACGAAAATTCATAGTAAATATAATAATTATGTTAAGATTAGCTTTATATTTGATAAAAACATGATAACAGGATATAAAGATTCTCCTGTTGATAAAGGCAAAGAAACATATTTGAAACTATTTAGCGAAAGGATATCATTGTAATGAAATATACAATTCGAGAAGATAAACGAAAAGAAAATGAATCTATATTATATGGGATATTGAGGAATAGGGGAATCGAGAATCCCGATCATTATTTAAGAGTAACTGAAGCAGATATTATAAATCCTGCATCTATTAAAAATATGCATGAAGCAGCGAGATGCCTAGTATATCATATTGCAGCTCAACATGACATATTTGTAAATGTTGATAGTGATTGCGACGGTTATACCAGTGCCGCATTTATGATTAATTATTTATACAAATTTTTTCCAGGTTTTACTCAACAGCATGTTTCATGGGCAATGCATGATGATAAAGGCCACGGTCTATTAATGAAAGAAATTGAGCAAATAAGACCACAGCTTGTTATTTGCCCAGATGCAGGTAGTAACGAGTTTGATAAGCATGAAATTCTTAAACGAATGGGAGTAGATGTAATTATTATAGATCATCACAATACGACTAATTACTCAGAAGATGCGATTGTTATCAATAATCAATTAGATGATGGCTATCCAACAAAGAGTTTAAGTGGAGTTGGAATGGTATATAAATTCTGTTCATATATTGACGAAATGAATGAGACTTCTTACGCAAAAGAAATGTTGGATTTAGCTGCTCTTGGAATTATTGCCGATGTAATGGAGCTAAAAGACTATGAAACGCATGAATTAATTAGTCTGGGTCTTACTAATATAAACAATCCATTCTTAAAGGCAATGGTTGCCAAAAATGAATATTCATTAAAGAGTGATCAGCCTTCTCCAGAAGGAGTTGCTTGGTATATTGCTCCTTCTGTTAATGCAGTTACGAGAGTTGGAACGCAACAAGAAAAAGAATGTCTTTTTGAATCAATGCTTGAACAAAAAGCATATACATTAGTGCCTTCAATTAAGCGAGGCCATAAGCCAGGAGACATGGAAACTATTGTTGAACAGGCTGTGCGTACATGTACCAATGTTAAGAAAAGACAGGATAAAGCAAGAGATACTATTTTTGATGAAGTATGTAAAAAAATCCAGAATGAACATTTGGATCAAAATAAGATTATCCTTATTAAATGGGAAAATCCAACAGAAGAAAGTAAATCTATCACTGGATTAATTGCGAACAAGGTTATGTCTAAATATGGCCATCCTGTTATGTTATTGAATCAGACTTTCGATCCAGAAACAGGAGAAGTCTTATGGGCTGGCTCTGGCCGCAACCCAGTTAATGATTCAGTTCCATCTCTTCAAGAATTCGCGAATGATAGTGGCTTCTTTAGCTTGGCACAAGGACATGACAATGCTTTGGGTTTAGCCATCTTAGATTCAAATGTTGATAAGTTTATTGCTTATTCAAATGAAAAATTAAAAGATGCAGATTTTGGAACTTCTTATGTTGTAGATGTTTCATATTTACCAAACAAGATAGATAATTTAGATATTCTTGAAATAGCAGATGCCAAGGATTTGTGGGGCCAAGGAGTAGAAGAGCCTCTTGTATTAATTCAAGGCGTTCCTATTACAGAAGATAATACTAAATTATTTGGTTCAACACTTAAAATTACGTTCCCTTCTGGATTAAGTGCTGTTAAGTTCAATGTATCAGAAGATGAATATAAAAATTTGCTTCCAAGTAGCATTGATCAAACTGTCATGATAGATGTTATTGGAACATGCGCACGCAATACAGGATGGGATAATGGCCCACAACTTATGATCAAGGATTATGACATATTAGGGACTCAGTGGTATTTCTAAAAGGGTCTGGATCGGCCGGCACTGAATGTGTGTATCGAAAACCTAAAATAAAAATGCCCATAGTATTTTTTGGAGGAAATTATGGCAAAAGAATTAAATTTAGATTTAAACTTCACTGGATGTAAATATTATTTACCTTGCGGCAAGTGCGATAAAACAAATGAGCTATGTACTCATTATGCTCCTTATCCTGTTTATCCACATTATCCTAATTGGTGGGAATATGGCCCAACCTGGACTAGCTCTGATTATAATTACACAGTAACAAATCATACTACACAATTAGATCCAGATAATTGGATATATGAAAGCACTACTACTAATACAAGAACAAAAGGGGTTAAATAACCTCTTTTTTGTCAAAACAAATTAATTATGTTATAATAAATGAAAGGAGGCATCTATTTTGGAAGATATTATTTTAACAGAAAACCAAAAGCAGGGTCTTGAAATTGCGGTAAAGCGGTACAAAGAACATAAACCATACACTTGTATTTCGGGCTACGCTGGTTCAGGTAAGAGCACACTTGTCCAGTTTATTATACAAGCACTCGGGATTCCTCCTTTCGATGTATGCTATATCGCATATACGGGTAAAGCTGCGTTAGTATTAAAAGAAAAAGGCAATCAAAATGCTATGACCGCGCACAAATTATTGTATCAGTCATATCCAAGAAAAGATGGGACTTTTTTTCACATGCCGCGCAGACCCTTAGAATATCCGTATAAAGTAATAGTTGTTGATGAAGTATCAATGTTACCAAAAGCTATGTGGGAATTATTGTTAAGCCATCGCATATATGTTATCGCTCTTGGAGACCCTGGTCAGTTACCTCCTTTGACAGACGATAACGGAGTATTGCAGCATCCGCATGTATTTCTTGATGAAATTATGCGTCAAGCACAAGAATCAGAAATTATTAGAATTTCAATGGATATTCGTGCGGGCAAACAACTTTCTTTATTCTCTGGTAAAGAAGTGCGAGTTGTATCTCAATCACAAGTAGTCAGTGGTATGTTGAAATGGGCAGACCAAATAATCGTGGCAAAAAATCAAACACGCCATTTCTATAATGACTTAATGAGAGAATATTATTTCGGACATGATGTGCCAAAAGCCCCAGTTCCAGGAGATAAAGTAATCTGTTTGCGCAACGATTGGGATGCGGTAAATGAAGCTGGTGATGTACTTGTTAATGGACTAACTGGCTTTGTAGAGAATATAGAATATAAAGAAAATAATATGGGAAGTTTAATTCCCAAGAAGTATATAGATACCTTAATGTATGCGGACTTTATTCCTGACCATTATGACGAAAATGATGATGCTGTTTTATATGGACAGGCAGTATTTAATCAAGTAAATATGGATTATAAATTATTTACTACATGGGAACCAAGTATTACTGCTGATAATTTCAGACGAGTAAATAGAAAATTCCATCCTCATCAATTTGATTATGGATATGCCATTACTGCCCATAAAGCACAAGGTAGTGAATACAATAAAGTATTAGTATTTGAAGAAGATTTTCCTTGGGGCGATGAACATAGGCGCTGGTTATATACAGCAGTAACTAGGGCTAGAGATAAGCTTATTATAGTGAGAAAATAGTATGGAAGTAAAAAATATTGTAACAATTGATTTTGATATAATTATGGCACCAAGTATTGAGCTATATAATAATTTTATAAATGAAGAATTTTGTGTAGAAGATATTGCCATTCAAATTAATGATTTAATAAAATATTGTAATGCAGATTTAAACAAATACTCATATATTTCTATGTATATTTTTCATTTATTTAATTTTTTGCCACAAGAAAATATACACTTTGTTTTTGACCATGATCAATTATATGATTACACTTCCGATGAATATCAATATAATGTTATAAATATAGATCATCATCATGATTGTGGTTATCCAAGAGCAAATTCTGATCTATATTGTGGAAACTGGGCATTAAAATTAGAAGAAAATAATCGTTTAAAAGAATATTTGTGGTTGGCCAATGAAACTTCTTCGCCCTTTCCCGAAGAATTATTAAATAAAGAAAAATTTAAAACAGATATAATAACTAACTACAACTTATTCGACATTCCCACACCAGATATATTAGTTATTTGCGCAAGTTTTGCTTGGATTCCAACGCAATTTATACCACTATTTTATTTATGGTTAGATTTTTATAATAGATATTTTGGAACAAAACAAATAGAAGAGAATCCGCGCAAAATAAAATAAACTTTTTATAAAAAAATATGTTATAATATAATTAGAAAAGGAGAGATTGCCCGATGCAGAAAAGATTCGAGCCGCATTCTCATACGCATTATAGTAACTTTAGAATTATTGATAGTATCAATAAACCAAAGGATTTAATTAATCGTGCTATCGAATTAGGGCTTGCGGGAATTGCGATTACAGATCATGAAACAGTCGCAGCTGCGCCAGAAATTAATCTATTTGCACAAGAAATCCAAAAGGTAAAGCCAGATTTTAAAGTCGCTATTGGTAATGAAATATATTTGACAAATACACGAGATAAAGGGATAAAATATTATCACTTTATTTTGATTTGCAAAGATAAAATTGGTTGGAGAATGATGAGAGAATTATCTTCAACCTCTTGGATGCAGAGTTATATGGATCGAGGATTAGAGAGAGTTCCAACTCTGTATTCAGAATTAGAAAATATAATTAATAAGCATGGCAAGGGCCATCTAATTGCGACCAGTGCTTGTATTGGTGGTTTTCTTTCAAGCACAATTTTAGAGTTGGTGCGAGCTGAGAATAGAAATGAATCTCCAGATAAAATTCATTCTTTAAAGAAAGAAATCAACGATTTTATGCTTTATATGAATGAATTATTTGGCGATGATTTTTATTGTGAGATCGCTCCAGGTACTTCGCCTGACCAGTTAGCCGTAAATAACAGAATGTCTTCTATTGCCAAGGCATATAAAAAGAAAATTGTTATTGGCACAGACGCACATTATCTTAAAAAAGAAGATAGATATGTACATAAAGCATATCTTAATTCCAAAGATGGCGAACGTGAAATTGATTCATTCTATGAATTTGCCTATCTTCAGTCTGAAGAAGAAATTATTGAGCATTTGGCGCAAACAAATCTTAACTATGAAGAACTTTGTGCTAATTCGCTGGATATTTATAATAAGATTGAAAACTTTTCAATTCAGCATAAACAGCAAATTCCAAGAGTAAAAGTTAAAGATTATCCTAAACCTGTTAGCAGACAAGGAGATTTCTTTGAAAATAATTATCCTACTCTTTCATCTATGTATATTTCTGATGATATTTATGAAAGATATTGGGTAAATACATGTATTAAGAAGTTAAACGAACTTAATAAAAATACTCCTACATATCTTGCGCGCCTTGAGGAAGAAGCAGATATTAAAAGAACCATTGGTGAAAAACTTGAAACTAATATGTTCTGTTATCCTGTAACCCTTCAACATTATATCAATATGTTCTGGGATTGCGGCAGCATGGTTGGCGCAGGTCGTGGTTCATCTTGTTCAGGATTGAATCATTACCTTTTAGGTGTTACACAGCTTGACCCAATTCAATGGAATCTTCCATTCTTCCGTTATCTCAATAAAGAACGTATTGAGTTAGGAGATATTGATATTGACCTATGTCCTTCTAAACGTCCAATGATTATTGAGAAGATTAAAGAAGAGCGTGGTCAGAATTTTAATGCTGATGTTGATGATTTGGCACGTCGAAATCTTGGATGCACCCTTATCGCCACTTACGGCACAGAATCAACTAAAAGCGCAATTCTTACAGCTTGTAGAGGTTATCGTTCTGAAGATTTCCCTAATGGAATTGATGTTGATCAAGCACAGTATCTTTCTTCTCTTGTGCCTTCTGAACGAGGCTTTATTTGGCCTCTCGAAGATGTTATGTATGGCAACGTTGAGAAAGAAAGACAGCCTATTATTCAATTTATAAATGAAGTTGAAAACTATCCAGGTTTAATTGATATTATGCTTGGTATTCAGGGCCTTATTAAACAAAGAGGTTCTCACGCTTCTGGTGTTATCTTCTTTGACGAAGACCCATATGAATTTGGCGCCTTTATGAAAACACCAGGAGGAGATGTAATTACACAGTTTGATCTCCATATGTGCGAATCTATGGGCATGACTAAATTTGACTTCCTTGTTACTGATGTGCAAGATAAACTTGTCGAAACAATTAGATTGCTCCAAGAAAATGGAGAGATTGAATCTGATTTAACTTTACGCCAAGTATATGATAAATACTTCCACCCAGAGGTTCTTCCTCTTGATGACAAGAAAGCTTGGGATGCCATTGAAAACGGAACTGTAATTAATATTTTCCAGTTCGATTCTATGGTTGGCGCACAGGCCGCAAAGAAAATCCAACCAAAAACTATTCTTGAGTTGGCAGACGCAAACGGCCTCATGCGACTCATGACTGCCGAAAAAGGTGCTGAAACGCCGATGGATAAATATGTTCGCTATAAAAAGGACATTAGTCTTTGGTACGATGAAATGCGTAAAGCTGGATTAAGCCCAGAAGAACAGAAAACACTTGAACCATACTTCTTATCTTCTTATGGAGTTCCACCAAGCCAGGAGCAGTTAATGACTATGCTTATGGATCCCAATATTTGCGGATTTACTCTTGGTGAAGCCAACTCTGCACGTAAGATCGTTGGTAAGAAACAAATGTCTAAGATTCCTGAGTTACGCGAAAAGGTTTATAAGCAAGCGAAGAGTGAAGCACTGGGACGCTATGTATGGCAATATGGTGCTGGCCCGCAGATGGGTTATTCATTCTCCATTATTCATGCATTAGCATATTCATTCATCGGTTTCCAAACCGCATATATTGGCACGCATTTTAATCCGATTTATTGGAACACTGCTTGTCTTACTGTAAATAGTGGTTCTGTTGGTGGTGGTTCTACTAACTACGTTAAAATGGCTAAGGCATTAGGCGATATTATGAATGAGGGTATTAAAGTTAGCCTTGTTGATATTAATCGTTCTGCTCTTGGATTTGAACCAGATATTGAGAACAATCAGATTCTATTCGGCTTAAAGAGTATGCTTAACGTTGGCGACGATGTTATTGATGCTGCAATAGCAAATCGTCCATATAAATCACCCAAAGAGTTTTTGATGAAAGTTCATCCAAATAAACAAGCAATGATCAGTCTTATTAAGGGCGGCGCCTTTGATAATATGATGGATCGTAAAGAACTCATGGCTTGGTATATTTGGGAAACCTGCGATAAAAAGCAGAGATTAACGCTTCAAAATATGAACAGTCTTATTAAGTATAAGATTCTTCCAGAAGATAATCCTAGTATTAAAAAGGCTCGTAGTGTATATGAATTTACACGCTACTTAAAAAAGATTTGCGCCACACCGCAGAAAACAGTTTATCGACTCACAGATCGTGCGATAAATTTCCTCACAAAAATTGAAAGAGAAGATTTAATTGAAAATGATTTAACTCTTGATGCAAAAAAGTGGGACAAAGTTTATCAGACATATATGGATACACTTCGTTCTTGGATTACCGCAAACAAAGATATAGCATTGCAAAATTTAAATGATATTATCTTTAAAGACGATTGGGAAAAATATGCGTCAGGTACGCTTTCTGCTTGGGAAATGGAAGTATTGTGCTTCTACTATCATGAGCATGAATTAGCACATTTAAATATGAAGAAGTATGGTTATCAAAACTTCAATGATATTCCAGAAGAACCAGTAGTAGTTGAAACTTATAGAACTAAAACTGGTCATACCATTAATAGATTTCAGCTTGCGCGCATTTGCGGCACATGCATTGCTAAAGATAAGGTGCGTTCAACAGTAACTCTATTAACCACTAATGGGGTTGTGGATGTTAAATTTAGAAAAGAATATTTTGCTTTATTTGACAAACAGATTTCTGCTCTTGGCAGTGACGGTGTTAAACATGTTATTGAAAAGAGCTGGTTTAATAGAGGAAATATGATTGTTGTTCAGGGAATCAGAAATGGTGATACATTCATTCCTCGTAAATATAGTAATAGTCAAGGACATCAATTATATAAAATAGCTGAAATCTTCCCTAATGGAGATATTACATTACAAACGACAAGAGCGCAAGGAGAATATGACGAAGATGATTAGAGTATATGCGATTATCGGCAAAGCTGGCAGCGGAAAAGATTACATTTTAAAAAAGGTTTTAAAAAATATAGACGCTCATGGTATTGTATCTTGCACTTCTCGCCCTCCTCGTGAGGGCGAGGTTGAGGGCAAGGATTATCATTTTGTCTCGCCTGAATATTTTAAGAACAATCATGATAAATTCCTTGAATATCAATCATTTAATGGATGGTGGTATGGTACTCGATATGAAGATTTAAGTGAAGAAAAAATTAATATTGGTGTATTTAATCCGGACGGATTATATGACCTTATAGAAAGCGAAGTAGATAGAGTACGTGTTATTTATCTATTGGCCAATGATAAAGTTCGTTTAATTCGTCAATTACAAAGAGAAGAAAATCCCGATATTAAAGAAATTTTCCGAAGATATGAGACTGATGAAGCAGATTTTGCAGGAATTCATTATAGCTTACAGATGCTACCGCCAGAAGATCGTTTCTGTGTGGATAACTCACAAAATGGAATTGAAACTGTTTATGAAATAGTTCAATTTATTAAAGAGGCCGAAAAAAGAGAATATATCAAAAATGAAAATTAAATAATACTGAATCGCTACGATTCCTAGAAATATTTTAACTACTTAGGAGGAAAACGAAATGTTATTTATTGAAAAACGAGACGGTACTATTCAAGGCTTTAACCCAATGAAAATTGAGCAGGCAATCTTGTCTGCTTTCTTAGATGTTGATGGAGAAGTCACAGAGTACGCAGAACAAAAAGCAAAGAATATCGCAGATTATGTAGAAGACAAAGTTAAGGCATCTGAAAAAACATTGAATGTAGAAGATATTCAAGATTTGGTTGAAAATGGCTTAATGAGTTGTCGCCGCAAAGACGTTGCACGTTCCTATATGCACTATCGCTACGAGCGTCAGCGTGTGCGCGAACACAACACAACCTTCATGAAAGAAGTTGCTAGAAAACTTGATGCAAGCGATGTTCAGAATCAAAACGCTAATGTTGATGAACATTCTTTTGGAGGACGAGTAGGAGAAGCCAGTAGAGCATTAACTAAAAAATTTGCGCTTGATTATTGCATGTCTGAAATGTCTCGCAACAACCACTTAAACAATGAAATTTATATTCACGATTTAGATTCATATGCTGTTGGAATGCATAATTGTTTAACTATTCCATTTGACAAGTTATTAGCAGAAGGATTTAATACTCGTCAGAGTGATGTGCGCCCAGCTAATTCTGTAAATACTGCTTTCCAGTTGGTTGCCGTAATTTTCCAGCTTCAGTCTTTACAGCAATTTGGAGGCGTTAGTGCAAGTCATATTGACTGGACAATGGTTCCTTATGTTAGAAAAAGTTTCTATAAACACTTTAAAGATGGAGTGCATTATATCGAAGGAAAAATAATTGATGCTCTTTCTGATGATGTAGATGCTAAAGATATAGCCATTGATGGTGATTTCTATAAAGACTTAAATTGTCCAAATGCTTATGACTATGCTATGGATATGACATGGCGTGAAATTCATCAAGCAGTTGAAGGTATGTACCATAATTTAAATACTCTTCAATCGCGTAGTGGAAATCAGCTCCCATTCACATCTATTAACTATGGTACATGCACTCTTCTAGAAGGAAGAATGGTTACTGAAGAAATTCTCAATGTTTCTATTGAAGGTCTTGGTAGATTACATAAAACTTCAATTTTCCCTTGTGGTATCTTCCAATGCATGAAAGGTGTAAATCGTAAGCCAGGAGAGCCTAATTATGATTTATTCCAGCTTGCACTTAAATCAACTGCGCAGAGATTATATCCAAACTATGTTAATGTAGATTGGAGTACAAACGCAGGTTATGATAGAAATGACCCTAATACATACGTATCCACAATGGGTTGCCGCACATATAATGGTGCTGATATTAATGCAGAACCTGGAACAAATCCGCAAACAAAGGATGGCCGTGGAAATCTTGCTCCTGTAACAATTATTTTGCCAACTCTTGCTATGATGACAAAAGAGAAGATTGAAACATACGCTAAATTATCTAATAGTGAAGAATCTGCATATGATATTGTTGAAGAGTTTTTGGATTTATTAGATATTAAACTTCATGAAGCAAGAGATATGCTTAAAGAGCGTTATGAATGGATGTGCGCGCAATCTCCAGATTCAGCTAAGTTCATGTATGAAAATGGCACAATGCTTGGCTATCATCCAGAAGAAGGCATTAGAAGTGCGCTCAAACATGGCACACTTGTAATTGGTCAGCTTGGTCTTGCAGAAACACTTCAGATTCTTATTGGCTGTGATCATACTGATCCAAGAGGTATGGAAGTAGCTAAACGCATTGAACAATTATTTAAGGATCGTTGTGCAGAATTTAAACAAGAAGAACATTTAAACTTTGGTGTTTATTACACACCTGCTGAGAACCTTTGCTACACAGCAATGCAGAAGTTCAAGGAAAAATATGGAGTTATTCGAGATGTTTCTGAAAATGAATTCTTCACAAATAGTATTCATGTTCCAGTTTGGGTCGATATGGATCCATTTACAAAAATTGATATTGAATCTCAATTAACTGGATATTCAAATGCTGGATGCATTACATATGTTGAATTGGAATCAAGTGCCAAGAATAACTTGGAAGCACTTGAAACTATTGTAAATTATGCGATGGATAAAGATATTCCATATTTTGCAATCAATGTACCAAATGATACATGTTTAGATTGCGGATATACAGATGATATGAATGATACCTGTCCTATGTGCGGAGGACACAATATTCAGCGTCTTCGTCGAGTAACAGGTTATCTAACAGGAAACTATACAACCGCATTTAACAAAGGAAAACAACAGGAAGTAGAAATGCGCTTTAAGCATTCAAAAGATATTGATAGTTGGAAACGATAATGAGAAAATATGCTGGATTAATAAAAAATGATATAGCAAATGGAGAAGGCGTATGCGTGTCTTATTGGGTACAGGGCTGTCCTCATCATTGCCCAGGATGTCATAATCCAGAAACTTGGGATTTTGATGGCGGATTAGAACAACCTTGGGACCTATTAAAACAAGTCAAAGAAGCTATTCGCGCAAACGGTATTCAACGCAATTTTAGTATATTAGGTGGAGAACCTCTTTGTCCAGAAAATATTTATCAAACTGAAACTATAGTATGTTATATTAGAGATATGTTTCCGGATATTAAAATATTTCTTTGGACTGGATATACGTTAGAAGAATTAAAAGAATATTCCTTTGCCAGAGAAGCTAGAGCAATTCTTGATAAAATAGATGTTCTTATAGATGGTCCGTATATAGAAGAACAAAGAGATATTACTCTTAAATTAAGAGGTAGTAGAAATCAAAAAATAAGGAAAAAAGGAATAGACTTTTAATGATTGATAGTAAAATGTTTAAAAAAGCAATTCTAGCTGGTATTATGATTGGCCTTGGCGTTGCAGCTAAGACATTGGTAGAAAATCCATATTTAGGGGCTTTCTTATTTAGTTTAGGTTTATTAGCTGTCTTTGAATTACAATTAAATCTATACACTGGAAAAGTTGGATTTTCAACCTTTTCACCAAAAACATTAACCATAATTTATATTGGAAATGCTATTGGAATGTTAATTACGATATTCTTATTTAGCACTAATCCAAATTATGTTTCTACTTTACAGCAAGCTTCAATAGCTAAATTTGCCAAACCCTGGTATCAAATGTTGGCGATGGGAACAGTGTGCGGAATGTTAATCCATACCGCAACCCGAGCAAAGACAAGTAAAATAATTACTATACTTTGCATTATGGTATTTATCTTAGTCGGTGCAGAACACTGTATCGCTGATATGGCAAACTTATGGTACGCTCCTGGATTAATTCCACTTGGTAAATTTTGCCTCGTAATAATTGGTAATATTTTAGGAGCTAAATTGGTAGAATTTTTATTGAATTAAAAGGAGAGAGATAGGTTTTTATGGAAAACTTTACTTGTTATATTGACCCATACTCTACCAAACAAATGATTAGAAATAATTTTTCAAACGAGGAGTATTGGGTTCCTTTTGACGAACTTCCTGTTTATATGCATGGACTTTGCGAAAAAACAGGATATAAAAAAATCTTCATTGAAGGTTCTTATTTTGAATCTTTAGAACTTATTTATAAGTTCAAAACAATGTATCAAAACTCAAACATTGTATTAGAAGCAATTTAAGGCAAGAATTTTTAATTCTTGCCTTTTTTTATTTTTTATGATATAATAAATATATGAAAAGTAATACAGAACAAATCAGAGAAGTAATGAATCAGAAAATGAATAATAGGCTTATGACTCCAATTAGAAGAGAAAAATTAGCCACTATTTTGTCGTTGTTTAATAAAGCACTAGAGATTCCAAAAGGTTGCAATACAAGTATGAGTCTCATGACAGACCAAATAAATCAGAAACAAATAGTGCAATTTACTTTTGAAATTCCGCTAGATAATGTAATTCCTCTAATTCAGAAATGGAATGGTTGGAAAAACGCATATAAGTACCGCAGGAGATAATATATGCTAAGAGTTAAGGATATTAAAACTTTAAGGAAACTTAAAGAAAATAATAAGATTAATGAACTGGCCTTGGTTGAAGATACCAGGGTTATGTACAAATGGGATGGAAGTAACTGGCAAAGTTATGTATCTCCAAAAGGAGTTAATACTACATTATATGAAATCAATCAGGCTGCAATTACAGGTCTTCCAGAATGCTCTGAAGAAGAACTTAGTGCCAAGACTGATGAATTTACTAAGTGGCGTGAAGAGACAAACAAGCAATATTATATGCTTTTAAGTAATGATGAACGTTATTACACAATGTTTGTCACTAGACAATATCATAAATTGCCATTTGGTGTAGAAGTTATGGATTGTTTAAAGAGTAGAGGTCAGGTTAAATCAATCGAATTATTAGATAATGGTTCGTTTGAATGCTGGATTACTCATGATAACGATTCTCATGTATATTATCTGTTCCCATATGAAGAAGGAGTAATAGAATGTCAGTAATTTATTGTAAAGTAGATCTCTTTGCATATGACCAAATGGTTTATGTAAAAGATGGTGATTCTGGCTTGAGAGTTGTGGCAAAAATTCCCATGGAAAATCTTGCAAATTTTTTAGCCAGATATAGTAATGAAAATAATATTGACGAAATTCATCTTGTAGGTTATCCTGAATTTTCTGTTGATATTAAAAATCAAATTATAGATATTAATAAGACAAAGTTTAGTAATAGAATATTGAATATTTATATGGATAAGAAAGGGCCTAATAATGAGTAAATTTTTAGTAAGTACAGTTGAAACATATCGAGTAGATACAGATGATGAAGCTAAAAAGCTAATCGAAGATGCGAAGTCTTCTTCAATGTTCGAACTTGGAAAATATAGTTCTGAATATAAAGAAAAGACTTCTAAGGGTGAAGTTGTTGATTCCTACTTTAAGGTTCAGCTTACAAAGAATTTTAACGATATTAAAGAACCAAGTCAGCATATTAAAGTTGATTATGATGTAGATTATGATATTTAAGGAGAATATAAATGGCTAAATTTGAAGTAGTAAAGAGATTAAGCGATGGAGATAAGGTTGGGGCAACAATTCCAACTCGCGCAACTGCTAATTCAGCAGGATATGATTTCATGGTTTCAGACCAGATTTTAGTTCCATCATATTGGAATTTAATGGAAGATTTAGAGGATTTCACGGCTAAGAGAATTCCGTACGGTTTAGATAGTTTAAAGAATATCACAAAACAGACAGGCTTGAAACCAACATTAGTTCCTACTGGAATTAAATGCAAGCTCGATCCAGATGAATATCTACAGATTTCCGTGCGTAGTTCTACTCCATTAAATAATTGGCTTATTTTAGCTAATGGAGTCGGAATTATTGATGCAGATTATTATGGAAATGAATCCAATGATGGAGAAATTTTCTTCCAGATTATTAATCTTTCTCCAGTAGATATTATTCTCCAGCCAGGAGATAAGATTGGACAGGGCATTATCATGAAGTATAATACTACTGAAGATGATGCGGCAAGTGGTACTCGTACAGGCGGTTTCGGCAGCACAGGTAACTAATATGACATTAGATGAATTTCTTGCGAAGAGAGTAAGAAAAACAGATTATCTTACAGATCAAGATAATGAATATATTAAAATCACCAATGGTTTAACTCAGATATTATTAACTCATGGAGATAATGAACAGATTAAAAATATCGTTGGTGAAGTACATTTATATGTAGATAAATATGCCTACCCTGCTGGCCTTGCCCAAAGAGTTTGGGCATATGACGATGCAGTAGAGGAGGCAGTAATGGAATATGACCAGAATTTTAGCACTAGATCAGGCAAGTAGAGTGTCTGGATGATCAATCTTCATTGATGGGGAGCTTAAAGATTGAGGACATCTAACTACCGAACAGGACGATATTGGAGATAGATTAGTAGCAATTCGCGCATTTATGATTCAAAAATTTACAGAATGAAATATAGATACTGTGGCTTTTGAAGATATACAAATGCAATCAACCGTTGGAAACAACGTTCATACTTTCAAAACATTGGCAAATGTTTATGGTGTAGTTTATGAGACTGCTGTAGAGTTAAATAAGAAAGTAATCATTATCCCTTCTGTAACTTGAAAATCAAAATTACAGATAAAAGGAAAACGTCGTCCAGAACAAAAAAAGAACGCGCAGCTATGGGTCCAAGAGACATATAACATAAAAGCAACTCAAGATGAATGTGATGCTATATGCATTGGTACTTGCGCGCAAACAGAAGATAAATTAATTAAGGAAGAGGGTTATGATTGGTCGAATTAAGTAAGACTAATTATAACCTTCTTTAGTATATTCGACAAACTTTGAAAGAGGGAAAGGGAGGACGCAATTATGACAATATCAGCAGATGCCTTATTAACCTATATTCTTGTTGCCGTTGGAGGATTCCTTATAAAATCAATCTTGGACCAATTGGCAAAGAAGGGCCAGGAGACGCAACAAAAAGCAGCCTCCTTTGACAAGGCAGAAATGGCCGAATTTATTAAGGCCACAATGATGGACCATATGAATTATTTCCAAAAGAAGTATAATGAAGCAGTTGAACATCTCGAACATGTTGAAAGAGATTTTCTTACTTTGCGCGAACAGAATCTTGCTTTTTATAAATATCAATTAATTAATACTTGTAAAAAGTATATCGCTCAAGGTGAAATAACTCAATATCAATTTGATAGACTCGCAGAACTACATAAAATTTATAATTCATTAGGTGGCAATAGCCAAGGTGACTTATATTATCAAAAAGCAACCAGATTGCCAATCGTTAAAGAACATGATCGATTAGAGATAAATCATGGTGATGATGAACTTTATGTAACAGCAGAAGATTTAGAAGGTCATCGTCATAGAGATATAGGATATGATGCTCTTCAATATGATGAAGATAATAATTAAAAAATAAAAAGGGAGTAACCTTAATTGGTTACTCCCTTTATTTTTTTTAATGTGGTAAAATTTCTGAATATATTCAATTTGTTTTTTCCATAATTAAGTATGTTGAATTATCAATAAAATTTTTTATTTTTTCTTTATCTTTTAAAGAATATCTCTCCCAATACTTTTTAATCGGATTATAGTCGTGTATGATAAAAAAGCTTGCATTAAAAATTTTAAAATTAAAATTTTGGAAAAAATCATTAAGAATTTTTTCATCAGTATCAAAATTTGGTGCTATTTGAAAAAAGTATTCTTTTAATTTTAAAGAAGGTTTTACTAAAAAAGCACCTCCTCAAATATATCCACGACTATAAGAAGTTTCTATATCTGGAATTATAGAAAATATTGGAAGATCATAATTGAATAAAAAATCTAAATTATAAATAACAATACAATCAGCATCAAGAAAAAATATTTTTTCATATTCACTTAAACCAAAAATATATAGCTTATTTATACAAGTTTTATATCTATGGTCATTTGAGATATTCTGAAAAACTTGTTTTTCTACTAATTTAATAATAATATTTTCTTGTTTTAATAAATTTAAATTTTTTTGAGAAATATCATTTGTTACTATTGTGACTAGCGGATATTTACAATTATTTTTTTCTAAACTATATTTTAATCCAAGGACTCCTCAAATATAATCATCAGAACTTAACAATGTAACATAAGCATATTTCATAAAACACCTCAATAATAGCAGGGGTAGTAGGATTCGAACCCACATATATGGTGTTGAAGACCACTGTCCTACCGTTGAACGATACCCCTATAAGAAGGTAGAGAAATCTCTACCTACTAAGCTTTAGTAACAGTTAATTTTGCTACTTCTGGTTCTTTTTTATACAAATTAATGTAAAGAAGTCCATCCTCTACACTATATGTGACGTTTTTAAACATATCAGCTTTAATATCAAATTTAGATTTAACTTTATAATCATAGTTCAATACGTCATTGTGAGTTACACCTTCAATGACAAGCTGATCTCTTCCGTCTTCATTTACAATATCAACTTTAATATCTTTCTCTTTAACACCCACGATATTATGAACCAATACAACTCTATCTTCTAAAGTTTTAATTTTATACGGTGACATATCATGGACAGAGCGACTAAAAGTATATGCTGGCTTATCCCAGTTAAAAAAAGAATCATAATCAAAAATCATAATAAAAATACCTCCAAAAAATAAAATCTAAAAAGTTTCTAAAACGAGACCGTGAGCAAATTCGTTATATACAGTTCTATATCTGTAATATTCACCAACTTCCTCTTCATCTCTAATAACAATATGTAAAGAGAACTCTTCTGGATAAATAAATCTAAATAGAAAATTCTCTACCTTTTTTAATTCATCATGTGTATCAACGTATAATACCATATCAGTTCTCCTTACATTGTTATTATACTAAATTTTTTCTCCAAAAGTCAAGAAAATTTTAACGATTAGCAACTTTTACGTCTTCTTGTTCAATCTCGTCTTTTGGTTCCTGAAGCTCGTTTTCTTGTGCTACAGCTTCTTCAACTTTTTCCTTAGATGCGAATAAGAAATCATCCTTAACATCTTCTGGTTTTGTTGGATTGTTTGCACGCCAGCTACTTAATTGCTTATAGAACTCAAAGAAGTAGTTAGAGCCTCTACACATAACAAGTGCAGTACATACGATTCCAATAATAGGATATTTTTCAGATAATCCCATGAATTGGAATAAGTTCAAATCACTATTGTAGCAAAGAATTAACGCAACAACAAAAGCAAAGACAATTTGCCATTGAATACGATGTTCTTTAGCAATAGTATTACCATAAGTGATAAATGCTTCAATAAACATAGCAACAACTGCTAATGCTGTGAAATTATTAATCATATCCTTTTCCTCCTTATTCTAATATAATATTATCTTTAGAAACAACGCCAATAATTGCATTATCTGTACCAAATACTACTCTATTTTCAGAAATTTCTTTTACTTTATATACTGTTAAATAGACTGATTTGATATAAGTAGTTCCTGTATTTAAATCTTTAGCATTATTTTTAATACGGATTTTATCTCCTGCTCTTAAATAAGCGTTAATAACTCTTATATTAACGATAGTTTGAACTGCTATATATCTATTTCCAAGAGCTTCTTTTCGTGCATCCCCAGAACCAAATTTTCCGTCAAGAACCATATCTGCCAACTCTTCGTCAGAATATTTATCTAAAGGATTTACTGGTGTTTCATCTTTTGGTTCTTGTGAAGTAGATTCATCATCTTTAATAAATAACATAATACCATTTTTAACTTGACGAGTAGTATTGATTGTATATTCACCTTCAATTCTTTGGAATACACTTCCACCACCATCAAAGCAAATAGCATTAATCATATTTTTAGACACGGTTATACATAAATTATAAAGCTCTTTTCCAGTAAGACCAGTAGAACCAGTATCTCCAACAAAACAAATAGAATAATAGTAATCTTCATCTTCCGCAAGGATAGAACGCCCACTTTTTACAGTAAATCCTCCATTGCGGTTAATAGAACTTCCCATAGCATTTTGTTTTCCTTCATAAATAATTCCAAAAATGCCCGTTACTGCTCCATAATATCTAGAATAAGTTTCAACAATTTCTTTTTGTGGCGCAAATACAATTCCACCAGTATATGGAAATCCAATAGCCATAACACTATTAAATTTAGAAACTGCATCCATATAAAAATCTTGATTATTTATACCCTTAGAAATCTCAATGCCTTCTGCATAAGTGGCGCCATTCCATGAATAGAATGTTGAACCATTTTGCGCGCAAGCTTCTTGATAACCGGCATTAAGTAAATCCTTATCAGAGAATCCTGCTGGAACAGTTTTATCATATTTAACCCCATATCTATTTCCATCAACAGAACCTCTAATCTCTTGATCTTTTTTGATCTTTGCAATATGAACAGTTAATCCATTATATTGAATTGAATATTTGACAACAGGTCCAACATCAATAGAAGGCTTTTGTTCTTGCTGTTCTTTAACTAATTGATTTACAATTAATTGAACCGCTTTGTATCTATCGCCTAAAGCTTTTTTACGTTCTTCGCCTGTGCCGAACTTATTTTCAAGAACCATGTGCGCAAGCTCAAGGTCAGTATATTGTGCTAATTCATCTTCTACTGGAGCAGCTAAACTTCTTCAAGTATCAGCAGTTCCGTAGAATAAATTGCAATCAATATCTCCATTATAACTGTCTAATCTACCAACACCAGTCCATTGCCACATAATATAATTATTCCAATAATTAACCTGTGGTGCTGTTCCCGCATTAGTCATATCATAATTATAATCTTGAGACTTATCTCTATACTTAGCTACCCAAAGAGGATAACCAGCGTTTGCAACAGAACTCCAATCATAATTCTTGGTAACAGACTCACTCATATAAATCCAAGGCTTAACACCTGTTTTATTATAAACATAGTCAAGCCATGCTTTAGCATAAGCAACATTTTGTTTATTTTCAGCTTCCCAGTCCAAAGCTAGAATAGCCTTGCCAATTAATCCAGAAGGAGTAATAAACTTCAAGAAACTTTCAGCTTCAGCTTCTGGAGTGTTGTTTGCGGTTGGACGTGCAAAATGATAAAAACCGATTAACTTATCGGTTTTCTTAACCTTTTCAAGTAATGTATCGAACGCAGGGTCTTTCCAATCTACGCCTTCACTAGCTTTTAGGATTACGAAATCAGCACTGACCGCAGCCACATCCATACTTGCCTGCCAGTTACTAATATCAATACCGCGTAGTGTTCCTAATACTGGTTTAGTATCTTGCGTTTCATAATAAGGTGTATCACAATGTTTCATCGTTACTCCACCCATGCTCTTAACTTTAGAGAAACTATCACAGATAAAGCAAACATCTTCTGGTTTTAATTCATTTGGCATACGATATACATTTAAATTATAGTCTTTTGTTTTACTATAATGCAAGCCTTCTGCCACTTCAAAATGAATATGATTACCTGTTGCTTGACCTGCAGTACCTTCTTCATATATCGCTTCACCATCAGAATAAACTTTACCAATAATAGGTTTATTATACCTTAAATTACTATGAGTCATAGCTACGGTAACAATTCTATTCACTCCATCCGCGCAATGAACTGTAACTGGATTACCTTTTGCGTCAGATGCGGTGAAGAAATACGTATTACTTCCTCAAGGTCCTGCAATACATCTTCAGTAATTACCAAGAGCAAAAGCAAAATCTACTCCAGCATCAGAACCTGCTAAATCGAGTGCGCCATTTGGATGACTAAAATTACTACCAGAATGTTGAGTAATGTTAATCACCTTCATAGGTAAGCATAAATTTAACATATTTCTTCTCCTTTCTCTCTCTTGTATTTTAAAGAGTCAAAAAGGCTTTTAACATAAATTGGCCGTTTAATATTAATTATTTTAGACCTTTTTTTAAACATAATAGGTCTTGACAGAAGCGTTTTTTTTTGATAGAATTATATTGAGGTATAGACTATGAACTTAATGATAAATACTTATTGCAATTTTCATTGTCCTTATTGCTTCGCGCAAACAGAAATGAAAACAAATACAGTAAAAAATATAAATTTAGATAACTTTAAAATATATTTAGATTTTTTAAAGCAAAATAATGAAAAAAATGTTAGACTTATCGGAGGAGAGCCATCATTACATCCGCAATTTTTTGATTTATTAGATATTATAATTTCTTATGATTGTTTTTCTTCCGTGTTAGTTTTTTCTAATTTTTCATTTTCTTTTGAATTTGCTCAAAAAATTGTGGAATATAGTGATGAAATTTTTATTGAATTTTTACCAAATATTAACAATAATCCGCAATTTCTTCCTACGATAGAACGTAATTTAGACTATCTTTCTTTATGCATTCCAAATGCTGTAAGTCGTATTAGTATTAATATTTTTGATCCGCATCAAGATATGAGCTTTTGGGAAGACATTATTGCAAAATATAATATTTCTGATATTAGATGGTCAATTACTGTACCAAATATGAAATTATCTAAAGATTTTAATTTTAAACAGTATTTTCATGAATTTCAACCTATATTAAAAGAAATGCTGACTTGGGCAACCAAATATAATGTAACATTTTCTTGCGATTGTAATAATCCGCCTATTTGCGCATATGACGATGATTTCGTTGCATTTGCTATGAAGATAGACCCATCATTTTTTGGAAGTTTTGCTTGTGATGGTTCTGCCTTAGATGTTACGCCAGAATTAGATATTATTGGTTGTTTTGGATGCAACAAGTTCAAACATGCTTTATCAGAGTTTGAAACTTTTGATGAAATATTAGATTTACTTCATGCGGAAGAAGATTCTCTAAGAAAAACTCCGCCTCAAAAAGAATGCTTATCTTGTCCAAGACATGCTCGAACGGGACTTTATTGCGCCTGTCTTGGATATAGAAAGGAGAAAGAAAATGATTAAATCTCATCAAAAAGCGGTTCATACCAATGGATATAGAATAAATTATAGACATACAAATTCTGCATATCGTCAATCAGGTTATAATAATTATTCTCAGTCTGGTGCTAATAACCATAGAAATACTGGATATAATAACCATAGAAATTATAGCAACCATAGAAATAGCGGTAGTGACGATCATACCGATAGAAGAAGTTCTGGATGAACTATGAATGATGGATGATACGCAAATCATAACGACAGAGGTTATGATGACCACACAAACAATGGTGGATATACTAAAAGCGGATATAATAACCATACAAATAGTGGATATAGTAACCATAGAAATACTGGATATAATAATCACACCAACACTGCAGCAGTTAATACAACAGTAGAAACTGGAAGAACTCCAACAAACACTACCAATAAAGCACCTCAAGTATCTGGTTCAACATTTGCAAATTCTAGATATTATAACAGCAAATCTATAAAAATTATATTAACATCATTAATATATTCTGATGATAATACTAGCACAGCCACAAAATTTCGTATATATTATCAATATTGTGCTACCCAAAACGGTACTTATGGAAATTGGACCTTATTATCAGAACAGACTTCAACCTCTTATACTTGAACAGCTACTTCATTAACCGCTGGTTGGTATAAAATTGGTGTTACTGTTTATGATAATGGTAGTTGGAGTGCTATTCCTTCAGGAAATGGCTGAACTTATCATCATATTGAAAATCATGCTACCAATGCAGTTACTGCATCAAATAATGGTACTGGTTATAGTAATGTTAGACAAGATACAACCGCATACGAAACCACTTATGCCGCAGTCTCTTCTCCAATTAGAATTTATCACTATACAGCTCCTACTTGAAATACTGACTATTATACTAAACCAAATGAAGATCAGGTACAAGGAGAAGTAAATAAAGTTCTCACTGCAATGGGTCAAACTACTGTTACTTTTACAAATAGTCCAGTAGTTTCTAATTTTACCATTATTACATGGGAAGATATTCTTCAAATGCGCCAAGGAACATCAACAGCTTATAATTTAAGAACAGGAAATAACCCAAATTATTCTACTGGTGGAGGAGTAGATGAATTTATTGAAAATCAAAAAATTATTGATATTCAAGATTTACTTACATATTTAGGAACAGGAGATTAATTATGAAAATTTTTCAATATGATAAAGATATTTATAAAAATATTCGTCATGTTTTCGACAAAACAGAAGAATGCAAGATAGCTTTATCTTTTGAAGATAAAATAATTCCAGAATTTTTTAAAAAAAGATTTATTGCTAATAATTGAGATTCTAGAATTGATTTATATTATCTTTTTACAAAAATAACAAAAACTTCTGTTGAAAATTTAATTAATAATATAGATATTATAAATGGTGGTGTTATCTTTGACCTTTCTAAAGATTATCCCTTACAATATATCAATGTGATAATTCAATATTGTATTGAAAATAAATTAACTATTTATATTTTAAAATCTCCACAAGAAAATAAACAAGATAATGATTTTATTCATTATATAGGAGGTTTCAATGAAATATAGTGATTATATAGATTTTGATAATTATCTTCCAAACATTGACTTTAATCAAGTTATTGATGAAACTACAGAAGAAGGAATTCAAAATTATTACTCTTTATTAAAAAACGAATATCTACAAGTTCTTTTGGGAAAAAAGGATTCAGAAAAAACATTCCAAGGAGATTGAAACGATCATCATTGTTATAATAATTGTGAAGTTATTTGTAAAGTGACAAATTTTTGTAATCAAAACTGTATTTATTGTTTTGATAAAAAAAATCAGCAAAAACCAAGAATGGTTTTATCAAAAGAGCGCATTTTAAGATTACTTAGATTATTAAATGAAGAAGGTTATTCAAAAATCGAATGAACTTGACATGGAGGAGAGTTCTTAACAGTAGATAAACAATGATTTGATGATGTTTGTTTAGAAATGTATAAATATGCTATTAAAGAAGATATAAAATTAATTTTTAATGCACAAAGTAATGGAACTCTTTTAGATGATGAATGAAAATATCTTTTAGATAAATATAATGTTCCTATTGGAACCAGTTATGACTGAAGTGGGCAGCAATGTAGAGGATATGAATTATCTCAAGAAAAATTATCTAATTTTTATTTTATAATATCTGTAATTACTAAACAAAATGTTAAAAATTTAATTGCAGATTCTAAAAAGGCTTCTGATAATGGAGTTCCTTTTAGTTTTAATGCAGTATTTGGTACTACTAATAATCCATTAGAAAAATTCTTAGATATAGATGAATTTATCCAAGAGTATAAAAAATATTTAGAATTTTTTATATATGATAATAATCCAAGAGTTCCAGAACGATCTGCTCTCGCTTATATACGTCGAGCATTAAATCGTTCTGCTGAGATATGCAATTTAGATAATTGCTTATATTCAAATCGTATTTGTATTAACGCAGATGGTGAATTATATAGATGTGATGACACAAGTATTGAAGAAATGCATGTTTGCAATATAGATGAGCTTAATTCAATTAAAGATTTCTTTAATGGAGATAAAAGCTTAAAATTACAACAACTAAAACAAACTCAAATACAAAATCAATGTTTAAACTGTGATTATCTTCCTGTTTGCGGTCAAGGCTGTTTGAATTGTTCTTTAAAAGAATCAAAAGGATTAAAGCCATATTCTGCACAATGTAAATTTTGAAAAGCTATTGTCCCATATATTTATGATAAATTAGGAAATTTAACACCAAAAGAATTTGTTAAATTAAATCCTACTTTAAAACAATATTTAATTCAGCAATTATATATGCCAGCATACTTAAAGGAGGAACTACAAAAAGATTATGTCAAATACAGTAATATTTAAACCAACATATAGATGTAATTTAAAATGCACTTATTGTTATGAAAAAAATAATCGAGATGCAGAACATCCTTTAGAAATGACCCAAGAACAAGCTATTGAAGCACTTGAAAATATAATTGCTATTGATCCAAATGAGTCTTGAGAAATTATTTGACATGGAGGGGAACCTTCAATTTTAGGACTTGATTATTTTAAAAATGTAACACAACATTTTTCCGATAAACCTATTAATTGAGCTTTTCAATCAAATGGAACATTAATAAATGATGCTTGATTAGATTATTTTAAAAAATTGCAAATAAACATAGGAAGTTCTTGGGATGGTATTGATAATAATATATCTAGAGGTTCAAGAAATTTCTTTGAATTAATGCAACGAGGAAAAGAAAAAGGAGTTGTTGTAAATGCTATTTTTACAATGACTCCAGAGAATAGTAAGAGAATTATTGAATCTTATCAATTTGCGCGAGATAATGAGTTTAATCTAATTTTTAATACAGCTTTTGGAATTGGATTAACGATTGAAGACCATATTGAATTAGCCAAAAGAATGGTTGAATTATTTGATTATATATGCATTACAGAAACAGATGATTTAGACAGACCTTTTGATGAAATACTTTCTTATATTGAAGGAAAAGAATTGTTCTTTTGTGAAGGAAAAAATTGCGTTGGACATTGATATGGAATTCATCCAGATGGCGGCGTTTATTCATGCGGAAAGCCTTGAAGCGATGAAACATGTATGGCAAATGTATTTACGGATAAAGAAAATCTTAAACAAAAAATTGAACAATCGGAATTTCGCAATATTTTAAGAAACACCCGTCAGCAACAATTAGAAGATTGTAAGCATTGTAAGTATGTCATAACATGTAGAGGAAAGTGTCCTTTTACTGGATTTATAGGAAAAGAATATCATAAAGATTTGGCTCAATGTGCTTATAATAAAACTTTCTATGATGGATGCTTAAAAGTTTTAAAAAAGCATCTTAGAGAAGAAACTCTAATAAATAATAAAATAATTTTTTCTATTCATGCCAGTAATAAAATGGAGTTTAAAGAATGAAAAAATTACAAGTCCCCTTTAATTTAGATTTAAAAGTTTTAGATTTATATAAAAAATACTCTAAATATATTTCTGAAATATACTTTCCACTACATCCAGATATATTTCCTAGTGCTAGACAAAACGATTATCCAAATATTGAAAAATATAATGAAATAATATCTTATCTATGTCAAACAATGAATCAATATGATATTAAACCAATGGTCGTTCTAAATTCTTCAAAGATAGATTATTCTAATTATAATCTTACAATTTTACGCCAAAATATAAAAAAACTATGTTCTTTTGGACTTTTTGGCGTAGTCGTAGCTGATCCAATTTTAGCACATTGAATATACATAAATTTTCCTAATTTAAAAATTCGATTAAGTATTTTATCTGGTATTAAAGATTTAAATAAAATAAAAGAAATAGAAAAGCTTGGGTATATTCAAGAAATATGTTTGCCACAAGACTTAAATAGAAATGAGGATATGTTAAAAATTTTAACATCTCAAACTTCAATAAAATATTCAACAATTGTAAATAGTATTTGTAGGATAAATTGTCCATTATATTATTGGCATCAAAACGCATATTGTTCAAATAATTCTTCTTGAAAAGAAAATGATACTTTTGAAATAAGAGAAACTTTTAATCTTTTAACCGATCAATTTACTCATAATTGATTAAAAGGACCATTTATTTTACCAGAAGAATTAGATTATTATAATCAATATTTTAATGGATTCAAGCTAGAAGATAGAACTTTACCTACAGAAAAAATATCTAAAATTTTAAAATATTATGCAACAAGAACTAATCCAACATATTTATTAGATTGTATTTCTGGTTCTTGTATTTATCTAAATCCAGAGGAACAAATAAAGTATCCTCAAAAATGACTTTTATATAGAAGAAATTGCAAAGGAGAATGCTGACATTGTTCTTACTGCGATCAAATAATGGAGGGAAAATAATATGAGTCAAGTTGCTTTACAGTTTATTTTTGAATCTTTGTGTTATTTTGCGCAAATTGATGAAACTAATGCTCGTCAAATGACATTAACATACATTGATAGAGGTCTTTTAACTGATGATCAAATTATTGCTATTAGTAATATTTTAGGCTCTAATGTTAAACCAGAGACTTCTGAAAGTACAAATAGTGATATTGAAATTAACGGCTAATGCTAACAACATCAGAATCTTTTTTAGCAACAGATAAATTATTCCAAAAACTCATCCCCTTAGATAATTTTAATCAACAAATTATTTTAATAGATAAAGATAATTTTCATAAAGAGATAATTTTAAATTTGTTTAAAAATGAATTTTATCCTTATTTAAAAAATAATATAAAAATTACTTTTATGGATGAAGCTAATATTGATTTTAATATAAAAAATTCTATTATTTGCGTTCCAATTGCTTTTGAAAAAGTAGATATAAAAAAATGAATAAAATTAGCAAATAATAATATTGTTATTGCAGCAGTAGATGAAGAGTATCAATATCCATGATGTATATCGAATATATTTTCTGCAAATTATACTCTTCATTGAGCTACAAATGTAAATGAACAGGATATAGGAATAACTGGAACTAGTGCCTATTGTGTATTTTTATCAATTTTAGCTTTAAATGGAAAAGATTTTTTATTAAAATTTATAAAAGAGGTGAATAAAAATGAGCCTTAGTCATCAACAAAAAGAGTTTGTAAAAGAAACAATTAATTACTTTTTTGGCATTCCAAAAGATGAAGTAAAAATACGAAGTCTTATTTTAATGTATTTAGAAGAATTTACTGATGAAGAATTAATTGAGTATTCACGTCGTCTTGATGAAATGCGTCCGCTCTCTTATGAGATATGGATAAAACACATGATAAAAGATGGAGAATTAGTCACAATCCTAGGGGATTTGGTTAAAGACTAATTCTCCATCTTTTTTTTATATTTTTTCTATTAATGCTAGGCAAAATTTTTCATATCTATCTGAATGATAATAATTCCAACATGGTTCAATTAAAATTTTTCGCAATAAATAATTCAAATCTGCGGCATGTTCATATTCCTCTTTAGAAAAATTCTTAATGCCTAATTTTTCCATAATTGGTAACATTTCTTCATAAGAATAATTAGAATCTACATATCTTCTAATTGTATAATATCTTTTACAATAAGGAAAAAGGAAAGTCCAACAATATTTTCGTACTATTGTACCAGAATTTAATTCATCCATATCTAAAACAATTCTTATAAATGGATCAAAATCAATAAAATAAGGATAGATTGTTTGAGAATACATTAATAATGTAACTAAACTTGTGCCTATATCTTTTGCTAATAAAATTTCTACATCAAAATGATCTATATCTTGAAAATTTGGAGAGATATCATACATCATATATTCATATTTCTTCATAATTTCCATTTGATCAAATAGATATCTATAATTAATATCGTTATATTCAACTAAATAATCCATTGGATAACTATAAGAGAGATTATCTACATATATATGCAAAGAAAATACTTCTTTCATTAAACTATTATCAATCACCCAAACATTTAAATCATTCTCTGCAATAAAATGCATATAATATTCATAAATTTCTTTAGGAGTAGAATTAACGTCCATATAAAAATTTTTATTATAAGAATCAATTTGTTCAATTCTAGTGAAAAAATGAGCTGGCGCAAAAGCAGCAGCAGATAATCCAGTACCATTTTCTTTTAAAAATGCACTAAGGTTAAAATTTTTCTCTGCTGGAACTTGAATTAAATCTTCATATTTTTTAAAAGAATCTACATTTTGATATGCTTCTGTTATTGTGCGCATTGCTGCAACTTCAAAAATAGGAAAACTACCAAAATTAAGTCTGCAAAAATGATCTCTAGTATTGACCAAAAGTCCCATAACAACAGGTAATCCATATTCATAAGACATATCTACTAAATAAAAATCATATCCCGCTTTTTTAATATTTTCAGCTTTTTCGCGCAATATCTCATTTTCTATTTTAGTTAAATCTACAACATGATATTTTTCTAATCCTTCTGAACCAAATAAATCAATATAGCAATATCGTTCTAATATTTCAGAAAATCCCTCATTAAAAGCTTCTTCATAAGTATTACCTGCGCACATACCTGTACTATTGTCAAATCTTAAAACTAATTGTGGGTCAATATATTTTATATCATTAGTTAAAACATTTTTATAAGGTAATCCAATAAATTCATCATTTGTTAATGTTCTGGCAATTCTTTCTTTAATTTTCTCATTGTAATTACTTACTACAGAATAATAATTATTAACATTGTTTTCTTCTAATACGGCTTGTTCATAAGTTAATTGTTTTTCTTGAGGATGAATTTTATATCCAAAAGTTTTTTCACAAACTTCTTTAACTTTATGATAGAAATTTTTCTGAGTAAAAGATTTCATACCATTACAAAAACGTTCATACATTTCTGCATATCCGCTAGCTAAAGCTAAATCTCGAGTAGCACCCTTTCCATTAGAAAACATAATAAAGTCACCCTCAAAAAATAATTTAATATGGCAACTATATGTTCCAGCCTCTGAAGCACCTTCATGTTCTAAGTCAAGAGTAAATCCTTTTTTCTCAAAAAAATCCTTTATAATTTGTACTGTTTCCGTTGGAGTTCTTTCTTTATATTTATAGTCTAAAATTTCTTTATTCATTAGGACAATCTCCTTAAATAGATTATAACAAAAAAAATAAGGGAACGCAATAAGCGTTCCCATTTTTTATTCACAACAGCAACAATGCTTATGAATTTTTTTCTTATATTTATGCTGTTTTTTATCTTGTTCAGCTAAAATTGGTCCGATTTCAAAATCTTGTGCAATTTTCATCATATGTCAATATTTTACTTCACTTAACTCTTCTCTAGCTTCTTCTAATAAATTCATAATATAATTAGCATCTTCAACTGCTCCAAGAGAAAGTAAATCTTTATATGCTTTTTTAAAAGTTTTTACAGTATTTTCTTCTCATTCAACCCATTTTTCCATACCAGCCTTTACAGCATTGCGCTTTGTAGTTATATCAACATCTTTCATCTCATAATTATATCAAGATTTAGGAATTAATTTTGGATCTTCTACTGGCATATCTTTAATAAGTTTATTATGATATTTAAAATAATATTCCATTAACTTAACATGACATTTTCCTTCCATTCAATAATGGTATAAATGACATTTAGAATATCCTTTTAAACCTAAAAATCCATAATAATTAGCCATTTGACTATGAACCATAAGTCCTTGAATCATATGCGCATTTACTTCAGCAAAAACATCTTCTACTGTCATATGGATTCTCCCTATTAGATTCTAACTACATTTACATCAATTGTTGAATAAGTTGCTTCAATACCAGCATTTCTTAAAGAAATTACAGTGGTTTGCGCGCAAGGGCAACAAACATTATTGTTGTCTGGTACTTGAACTAAAGTAGTAAAGCTAAAAGGTATATTACTTGTAGCATCAGCAGCAGTAATTAAAGAAATTGCTTGAGGCTGTGCAACGCCATCTTTCTCTAATTGAATTTCAATTTCTCCAGCAGCACTACCTACTACACTACCTGACACTGTTACTTGGTAAATTCCACATTTATTAAACTGTATAGAACCTGCACCTAGTGGTTGTGTGCTTGTACCTTTCAATAAGGCAACTGTATTTAATGGAATTGTGCTGTTCGCGCCCACTGTTACGTTTTTTGAATAAATATCTATCATACTAATTTTTCCTCCCTAAACTTCATCCTTTGGATAAAAAAAGAAAGGGGCAATATATGCCCCTTATTAGATTAAAGGTTTGCGCCGCAATTGCAGAAAGGATTATTTCCTGCAAAATATGCGCTTGAATTTGGATAACGAACTACACCAGCGACAGCCTGCTGAAGTTGAAGCTGATTAATTTGATTCTGCATATCTGCCATACGGTTTCCTGTAATAGCATCAAGAATCTTCTGGGTCTGCGCAGTTGTATTTTCGTTAATAGCTGCGGTATTAAGGGCATTATTATAATTTACGCCATCAATAGCACGCTGGATAGAGCAGCAACATTCATTTTCTTTAGCAAGAAGACCTGCTTGTCCAACAGCCAAACCACCAATATCTCTCGCTAATTCGCTATATTTATCACTAAGCGCATTAATTGTATCATGGAAAGTCTGGTTAGTTGCGGCAACAGCTTGAGCTGTTCCAGCATTTACTGCGGCAAGGGTTTCACGCTGATTTGCCATCATATTCTGTGTATCGAATCCACGATCAACCTGAGCCTGAGTAGCAAGATTTTCATAACCGATTGCATTTCTATTGCCAAAGCCACCAAATCCGCCGCCAGCAAGAATTAATAAAGCAAAAATCCACATCATAGAATTTCCGCCCCACATATCTCCATATCCATTACGGTCATTGAGTAAAGCGACATCGCTTGCGCTAAGTCCATTTTCACCCATAAACGAATCCTCCTTATTTATTATTAAGGCCGTTTATGATACTCATAGGATCTACACCTTTCTCTTTAGCCATGGCGAAAAACGCTTCTTTAGGGTCTCCTCCATGTTGCTGTACATATTGCATTACATATGCCATTTGAGGATTATTTTGTAACAATTGGTTTAATGATGGTTGTCTTTGTCCCTGAAGTGCCATTAGTATCGGGTTTTGATTGTTCATTTACTTTTTCCTCCAATTTTAATAGCCGTTCTTCTATCGCTGATAAATCTACCTGCTTTGGCTCTTGGTGTAGAGCTATATCATAAGCGGTAATTGTAGGATAGCCAGCTCCATCAGTGACTTTTAATCACACTATTGGTGCGGTCGAATCCAAAAGCAACGCGCTACTATTTGGACCCATTTGGTACATTTCTGCACCATTGCGGCCACTGACTTGAACGACCTCCTGTTTTTGAAGTATAGAAGTATTTGGCCAATAAGGATTAACATAATTGTTCATCTTAGATATATATCTCCTTTCTATCTTCATAAAATATAAAAAAGTAGATAATTCAGAGAACAAAGATGCGCCTCAGGAATCCTGATTTTTAAACATATAAAAATTATTATATAATATTATAAGAAAGAGTAGAATTTTTAATTCACTCTTTATGAAAGTTAGAATTAACAGAAAAATTATCTTAGAGGAAGATGAAATAATCTACCTCGACCATTACGACCGGAAAACCTACATTCATACAGCAAATGAAATTTTCTGTACTTACCAAACGACCAAGGAAGTCGCTAGTAAGCTATCAGAAAATTTTATTCTTGTTAATAAAGCATTATATATCAACATTCTCTGAATTTCAGAGTTAGAAGGATGTAAATATGTTTTAAAAAATGGCGAGATTTTATATGGAGCTGTGAGAAAAGCGGGTTTTCATCGTAGGTTAAATAAAAAATTGAAAGGTATTCTCTTCATTAAGAGATAATTAGGTTAAAATTCTACTCTTTCTAAAAAGCAAAAAAAATAAGAGGAATACCATAAAGGTATTCCTCTTTAATTTTATTGATAAGTATTGACAGCTCTTCACTGACTACCAGTATAAAAATATAATAAATTATTATCTGTATTATACCAGGCTCAACTACCATCTTTATACTTCGTTGCAGTATATCCATAAGGCTGAATAGAAGTGCCTGAACCAGTGGCCGCCGCACGAATAAATTTCATGCCACCACCACCTCCGCCAAAAGCTAAAATTGTTGGCATATTATCGATCTCCTTTTAATTCATTTATTTCTTTTTGTTGAATTTGAATCATTTTAATAATATATGGAACAAATTTAGAATAATCAATAGAAGGAAAACCAATATTGTTTTCTTCTAAAGGAGTATCTTCATTATATTCATCTGGAATATGTACAACAGAAGGAATTTCATTGTATATATCTTCTGCAATACATCCAAATTGATTTTTTTCTCCAAATCCCTCTTTATAATCAAAAGATTTTATTCCTATGTTTAATATTTTAGAAGCTTCTTCTTCTGACATGTCCGAAATATTTTCTTTTATTTTTTTAGAACTCGAAGTAGAAAAAGATCCTGCAACCATTGTTGCACTAGCTCCTTTATTACCATTTCCTCAGTAAAATGAAGTCACGTTACAAGTATTACCATCTTCTCTTAAATAATTAAATCAAAGCGAACTAGCACTACTATTGTTATTAAATCTTATTTCATTACCGTGAGAAATAGTTAAAGTATAAGCTGATTTAACTGTTAATACATTAGGTGCTATTGCTCTTAACTTATAACCATCTCAAGAACCTAATCAAGATGTTGAAGACATTCCAGAAGTAGAATAACCAAAAGTAATGGTATTTCCATTATTATAGTCTTTGACTCCTGTGGGATAATAAGAAGTATAATTATTACTGTCTAAAATAGTATATCAATCAGCTCATGTTGTATCTCCAGAACTTTTTCTTCAATATAAACCATTTGCATTAAAAGCTATTTGATGAGCTGGGCCACCTGATCAGTCACTGTTTTTACTATAAGGTCTATAAGTCATAACTCCACTATAAGCAGGACTAGAAGATAATCCAATGGTTGATGAAGATTTAAAATCAAATCTTACCCCATTTTCAGAAGCAATAATATCTGATGGGTTTATAACAACACTTCTAGTATCAGGACTTGTTAAATATCTAGCTGCCCCATCTAGTTTTCCAGTTATTACTCCTCCAACAGAAAGATTACCTGTAAGCCCCCCACCCGTTAAAGGCAGGTATTGCGCGAATTTATTCTCGACAGTAGTTACTCTACTATCCAAACTATTTATTGAACTTTGTAAATCATTAATATGGCCAATTAATACATTATCATTTTTAATTTGAATAGCCATATTAATCAACTCTCTTTCACATATAAACAGTTAAATATGGTGGAAGTGTATTTTGGCTTGTGCCTTTAAAAGTAGGTTGCGTGAATGGGTGATCATGTGCTCCACCACTACCAACAGATGAAGTTTCACCTGTTCATGAACGAGATGCATCAAATGTTGCTGTTTGTTTACCATCAGAAGGGGGAGCAACTGCACTTGACGAAACCTGCTTCATCCAAGCAGAAGTATCTGAATTAGTCTCAGCAAATGCACCACTTCTACTACGAACAGCACATCATCCTGATCCACCAAAATCAACACGAAATGCACCAGTAATATTCATGGTACCTCTAGTATGTGTATGAGCAGGTGTTTCAGCCACAGTTAGAGTATGATTTCCAACTGCACCACCACTTAAGGTACCGCTGGGGGTATGCTTTGCACTACCGCCAGTCGTTCCGCCACTATAACTCTCACCCGCCGCCAAAAGAAATCTATCTTGAATAGCTTCCCATGTTCCACCAAATAAAGTAGAAGGAGAAACATTATTGACACTCATATAGATAGATCCTACTGGATAAATAGTATCTAGCATTAATAATTTAAGTGCGTCTAAATCCGCATCTACGACTTTATCATTATTATATTGTATCATAAGTAACCTCCTTCATATATCAATAAATATAAAAAAGAAAAAGGGCAAGTTAATTTAACTTGCCCCATATTATATTACGCTACCTCACAAGCTGCTCAATAAATATTAATTGCTGTGCTTGCAGTTAAATTTTTTGCAAAATGTAATATAATCTTATTAGCACCACTTTCAACCGCTCAATCCATATTACTTACACCAGAACCATCTACTCAGTCATCTGCTTTAACGCCAGCTCAAGAAAGTTGATACTTATATGGATAAGTAGTATTTGTTGTATCTTCTGATAGGTTACTTGGTCCAATGCTAATTTTTTTGACTTGCATCTTAGCAAATGCCGCTGCCTGTGCTGCTGATTGTGCAGCTTGATTTGCACTAGCTGCCGCAGTTTGCATTGAAATAACATTAGAATCTGTACTGAAATAATAACAAACTCTAATATCAATATCAATTGTTGGAACATCACCAAGAGCAACTAAAGTAAATCGACCAGCTGCTTGACCACCATCTACTAATTTAGCAGCTCCAAGCGCATCCATTTCATCACTTGATGCTAAAGTATAATTAGGTAAAGATACAATTTGAACTGAATCAACTGTTACATTATTAGAATAAACTACATATTGATTACCATCTCATTCATCATGTAATAATGTAATGTCTTCGAAGACAGGCGCTGCTGTTTCATCTGGTCTTCAACTTGGAACACCCTGATCATCAGTACGCCAAGCCATGTTTGCATGACTTGTTCCTCCAGCTGGAACTAAGCCTGCGACACTTTTAGAGTTAATAGGAATACTTATGGCAGCTCCTGTTACTCCATTAACAGTTGTAGTAATTTTAGCAGCTCCAGAAGTACCATTTGTATATTTATTAGAAACACTATTAATTATATTAACACTTCTATCTTGATTTGCAATAACTGCGGTAAGAGTATTACCACTAGAAGTGAGACTACTAAACATTGCACTTGGATCTATTGGAGTAGGTACGCCTGCATTCCAATAGATAGGAGTGTCAGTAGTTCCATAAGTATCTTGCGTACCAATATAAACATTCTTCCATCTCTTTGTGGAAGAACCTAAAGTATTAACATTAGTCGTAGTTGGTAATACATCGCGCATTACACTCTGACCATTTGTATCTAATAATTTAACTTCTCTAGCAACTTCATTTGAAGTATTATACTGTCTAACGACAATTTGTTCTCCAGCACCGCCATCATCACCAGTAGCAATTTCTAAAGTAGTATCTGCTTCAGTAGTACCAGTAACTCTCATTCATCCTGCATCTCTAACTGAAGGACTAATTATAGCAATACCATCAGCATATAAAGAAGTTGTTTTAATAGGCGGAGCTACATTTGTGCCAGTAAGGTTTGAATATACCTTACCTTTATTAATTACCATTGAATTAGTGCTAACACCAATTCCACCAGCCCATAATTCTTTTGCAACGCCTACACCGCCTGCAAAGATAGCAGAACCAGTAGTGCGTGATGTAGAATTGGTTTCATTGGTAGATTCAAAAGTTCCAGTAATAGTTTGACTACCATCAACTGTTAAATCTCCATGAAGATAAGATTCATTTTCTACATAAAGACTATAAGCTGTCTGTTCATTATTTGTACCAACGGTTAAATTTTTTCTTGCTCTAAATCTTGGCGCAGTAACAGTAGCGTTTCCACCAAAGTCATCATCACCTTCTGTAGTGACAAAATGCCAGCTTACGCCACTTCCCGCATTATCGTTGTCTGTAAAAATAAGTGCGCCATTTTGTGTGCCAGATTCAGAGGCACTAAAAGTAATTTGCGGACCGCCATCGCCCATTCTAATAATACCAGCAGTTCCACTAATTAAATCGGCTGCTGTATTACCGACAGTTGTTCCTCAAAGATGTAAAGCACGAACTTCTTTACTTTTTGAATTTTGAGTAGTTTCAAAATTTGCACCAACAGCATCATCGACTGACCTTGAAGATTTATAGAAAGCAAGTCTATTTACTACGCCAGCATTTACGGTTGCGGCGAGTGAATAAGAAGTTGCTGTTGGGACACCATCTTTTCAGTAAATAGGTTTGGTTGCAGAACCATAGGTATCACTAGTACCTACATATAAGTTGGTTCATCTTAATCCAGAAGAGCCTAAACTAAAGGCTTGATCAGCTACTGGATTTATATCACCTGCAAATGTAGAATTAACATTCTTAGTAGCGGTACCAACAGTAAGACCAGAAGAATTAACAACAAGTAATTCATCCGTGCCGACCTGTAATAATTTACTACCTACACCATCAATGAGTAAGCCTTTATTATTTCCGCCTTTGGAGATAGTTAAACCTCAATCATTTGAATTATGAACTTGGAAATATACCAAGGAATCTGTTGTAGATTCATTACTAGCATCATTAATAACAGATAAATTAGTAGCAAATGTTTTATGTCCTGCGAAACTCTGTGCAGTTGTATTAACAACGCCACTTACTAAAGTAGATGCATCTCGAACAATCTTTTTAATAGGAACGATCTGTCCATCTGCGTTTTGTTCAATTTGCGCAATAAATGTAATAGAATTAGTTCCATCTGGGTCTGGATCAAGAACGGTTAAATCTCTATAATTAATTAAACCATTTGAATCTATAACAACAGAAGAACCAATAATTCCACCAAGCAAGCCACCTTCATTGGTGATATTACCATGACCATGAGTGGATAAAGAATAACTTCCATCTGGGCCTAATCTTTCCCACTTGCCTTCATTTGTTCATACAAATTCATATGAGGTATCTGCATCTATAACTACATCACCAGCTTGTTTTGTAGTATATCCAGTGATACCTGGATCAGTGGTACTACCATCTGAAATAGTCGCAGTAGCTTTACCAATAAAATGAAGGGCATTAGAGAGTCCCAATGCTTGTCTAACTTCAGCTGCAGTCCATTCAACACTACCTAACTGTAAATTATGTCCAGCAATGGTAATACCGTCCAAGAAATTATTATAATCTGTAGATCCAAATAAACCAGGAGTATAAATAGAAACTAAATCATTTGGAATTGTAACAGTATGTTCTCCACTTTGAGTTAAGTGACCCATACTATTTACTGTGTAACTAGGAACTTTAAAAGTGTCTCCGAATCCCGGTGTTTGCGCTTCAGTATCTCCATAATTACCTGCATTTACATCAGTATCATCATGGCTAATTGTAACATCTCCTACTGAATCACTTACTGAAATAGGAGAAGTTCCTTGTAGTGTAAGATAAGTGGCGTCAAAGTCTATACCTTGTAATTTAGTATAAAGATCTCCAGATAATAATCCAGTAACACCTGTCTCCGCAACAGGATAGGTAGTATTAGTATCTAAATCTCCTACTAAATTATATACATTTCCATCATATATAAAATCATAGACTTTATTAGCCAATATTTTATTTGCTTCAATTTGCGCGCCATTATAATAAACAGGTTTTGCTCCTGTGTTATTAACATTTAACGACATGTTGTTGGCGCTATTTTCAAATCCAAATTTAACAGCAATTCTAGAGCCTGTTGTTAGTCTATAATTCCCGCAACTAACAACTTTCTCTGCAACATTTCCAGCTGTAGCACAAGAAGAATAATGTGTAATAGCATTTGCACCGTTAAAGAATATACCATCAATATTTGCGCCAACAAGTTCATTCGCTAAATCGGCGGTTGATGCATTTCCTGCGTTGGTTGCATAACCAGCCCTTTCTGCGTATTCAGCATCGGTACTCATTACGATTCTTTCTGTACCACTAGCACCAACAGGAGCATCAAAAACTATCTTACCTTTACGATTGGTAGTATCGACAGCAAAATATACAGTACCTCTATCTAGCGCAATAAGAGGATTATTTGTTAGTTCTTCTCTTTGCGCTAAAGTAGATATCGCACCATATTTTAATTTTATTAAAACATTAGTATCTGCCATACTTGCTCCTTTCTCCTTAATATAAAAAAAGTTATGCTCACATATAGAGCATAACAAAATTTCTTTCTCTAAGAGAAATAAAAGCTATAAAATGAAATTTAATAATACCTGGCCAAAAAAAAATAGAGCCTTTCGGCTCTATTAGTTTTTAATGCAAACCAGGCAAATCAGTCCAATAAATGGTTGTTACGATATTGTCGTACTTATCATTTAATTGGTGAATTAAATTAGGAGATAATTCTGGGTCAATACTTTTATCAAGAATGCTTTCATCCATTCCCTCAAGAACTTGCGCACTAGCGGTATTTGTTCTAAGGTTATAGATAAATTCTGTTCCTGTTGCGTCTAATTCATAGAATCTTATCGCAAATTGTACTGCGCCTGGGGCCTTGGTAACATCACCTTCAATGCACCAAGGAATCAACATCTTATCTTGATGGAGGACATCATTATCATCCATGTAATGTTTATATGTTGAAATATCATAGAAAGGAACAACGTAGAATCCACCTTCTCCTTTTGCATTGATATATTCAATAACACAAGATGTTGTTGCTAAATCTTTATATTCGTAAAATCTATCGACTAAGAAATATACTGTTTCTGCGCGATGATCTTTTTGAACACTTAAAAAGGTAGGTACTGAAATCTCTCTGCTGTCTAAATCGACGTCAAAAGTTCTTTCATCAGAAGGTAGAATGATAGAAAGGATAGGGCGGTTATTATTAGGATTAACACCCGTCATAATAACCTCCCCATTTTCATCATATTGTACGTTACCTTCATCGTCTAAAAGAGGCTCCTGAGCTTCAATACCTCAAAGATATTTAAAATATTCTTCAGGAGTTGTAATCATCTCTTATACCTCCTTTAGTTTCCGCTAGTAATACCAATTACTATTCCACCGTTTGGTGTATCTTCCTTCTGTCCATAGTTAATGATACGTGTTGCACCATTTAATGTAATCTGAAGTTCAAGATAGTAGTTTCCAGTTTTCTTAAAACCAAAAGGAATCTTATCAGTAAGGCCATCATTGAATGTTAAGATTCCCTGTGGGCGCTCAATGTCGGCATCTGTAGCATATTCTGTATCATAGAGATATGCATTTTCTTCAGAGCCTTCAGGCATATCTTTAGCAAGAGTAATCTTGTGCCAGATATACTTAATCTCATCGTAATCAATAGGAGTTGGTTCTTCACCATCTGCTCTTTCAGAAATATGCTTATTGAGGCTGATACCAATTTCAGTATCAATAGTACCATGATCTGTTGCATCAGAAATGAACTTATCCCAATCTACAGTAGGAACACTAGGCATATTAGTAACACGGCATACGCCAGCATCTAATAAGTTAGTAGCTTTGCTACTATTATTATAAGAGTTAGTGATCTTTACTGCATAGCATCCAGGTTCATTTGTAGTATATGTTGCATTAGTTGCGCCCTCAATAGGTGTCCAACCATCTCTAGTAATAAGAGCTGCTTCTGTTGCTGCCCAAACATCATCTGTTACTTTATTAGCTCCATCAGTAGGTCTTGTGTAAGCTTCTGGATGGAATGTAGATAAACTCTGTAAGTGGTTATTAGGGTTTCTATACCACTGATATGTTAAGTTTGGAACATTGATATCATTATCTACGCTAACCTCTGGTGCAAGTGTAACTGTAACATTATTATGTACAGCTGTCTTAGTTGCACGAACGTTAGTTTGATTCTGATATTCACCTACGTTAGATTCAGGAATTTCTGGGTTTGCAGCGATAGTATAAACATCTTCTTTAGGAATGAATCTAGAAGGCATTTGCTTTGTTGCAGTAGGTTTAGCTGCCCAAGGAACATAGAATGTAGAACTATATGCCTTAGTAGGTTTCTTACCACCAGCTCTATTTGTTGCAATAGCATAGTAATGACCAGGTTTGTCAATAACTGTCTTAGCAACCTTTTCATAGAAAACAGTGTCATCATCACTATCTTCAATATAAACCTGACTTACAACTTCATAAGTCTGATTTTCTAACTTCTTGTAGAATGTTCTATCAAGCTTGCCATGCTGATCTACAGCACCTGCTAAAATCGCCTGCTTTGTCCAAGCAACAAAAGAAGTCTTCGCTACAAGACCAACTGTTCCAGTAGGCTTAACACCTGTACCTTCATCTTCAGAGTGTTCTCTTCTACCGAAGATGTAGCTAATTGCGCCACCATCTTCAGCAACTGCTTCAACATCAAGATCAAGCTTTTCATCAATTAAATTAATAATGAAGTCAAAACTCTTATCTGCGGAAGCGGCAGTAGCAGTAGGATAGTAAGTCTTATTCAAGTCTCTAATGAATCTAGGTGTATCTGCTGGAATAGGAGCTGTCTGATCTGTGCTATCTGGAAGAGATGGTTCAAGATAGAGAGAAATTGTACCAACGTTCTGTTCTGTCTGTCTGGAATAAATCTCTAAAGCTTCATCATCTTCAAATAAAGAATAATGTAAGCTATCAGAAACAGAAATTGTTGCAGGTAAAGAGCTAAAGCTATAAAGTAACTCTGTTCCAGTAATAGCTTCATCAATCTGTTCTCTTTCGCCTGTACTTTCATTAACTTTATAATTCTTATCAAGCCATTCAACAAATCTAACAGCGAAGCGGATTGTACCAACTTGCTGAGTTAATTCGTCACCAATTACCCAACCGAAGATAATCTTATCTTTTTCGGATTGAACATCACGAAGATAATCTCTTGAGATACCCTTTGTTCCGTCAGGAAGTTCCCACTCAATATAAATATCTCTTGTGTTTAAATCAACGGCATCAAAGTATCTATCAATTCTGAAGAATACTACTTCAGCAAGTTTATCGCCTATGATACCTACCTGACTCAATTCTCCTGGAACTGTAATTCCACGAGTATTTGCATTAATTTCAAAGAAAGGTTCATCAAGAGGAACTCTTAAGAAATATGGATCAGAACCTGAACGGCCTTCGCCAATAGCTAAACCAGCTAATTCAACAATGTGTTGGAAATATTCGTTTAAGCTTGCGATACCACGAATTGTTCTTAAAACAGTAGGATTTCCCTGTGTGTCAAGTACAATTTCACCGGCACCATTTCTTTCAAGCTCTAAGAGATTACCATCGGCATCAACTTCGAGCTGAATTAAATTTCCTTCAGAATCTCTTACTGGATTACCCTGCTCGTCTTTCTTGACTTCGCAATCAACAACTTCCCACTTCTCATTCTTGAAAACACTCTTTTGATAAGTGATTTCTGTTTTAAGAGTAGTAGGATTAAGAGTTTCTTTTATAATTGGAATTAATCCTAGTTTTGCAGAGGCTTTATTAAACAACACGGTATAGTCTTGTTTATTTTCACTGTCAATATAAGTGATCATTTATGTTTCCTCCTAACTTTTGAAAAAAAATAGGGGAAGGGGGTTTCCCTTCCCCTTAACTATTATACTTAATTTTATATTAAGTTTTATTGTTATATTTTGGCCTTTTTGGAAACTTCTTTCCAAAGGGCAACTTCACTTTCAGGACAAAGAACTGTCTTAACATAAGATTTATTATCCTTTGTTAAGAACTTATCTCCTTCTGCATCAAGCTGATACTTTACGACAGCATAAATACCCTCAAGATGAATTGGAGTAGTAAGAGTTCCATTTGTACCTAAATAAGTATAAATTGGTGTCTTAATCATATTTTATTCTCCTTTAACTTGAAAGATTTCCTGCATCAAGATACTCTTTTGTTCCGGCTCTTTCAAACATTGAGAATGTCTGGAAAGCATCACCAGTATCATTAACAAATTTCATCATAGCATTCTTTTGGGCGGTTGAAGAAGCATAGAATCTAAATACGCCAATGTTTCCAATAGAAGAGAATATTGTTACTGTTACATCTTGAGCAGTAAAATCTAACTCTCCTAATCTACATAAGCGAGAACCAGTAGGAGCAGTACCAAATTGAACAGTTCCATAGTTACCATTAATTGCGGCAAATGCTTGCGCACCAATGGAAGCAACAGAGCTTGGGATGTAAATATCTCCCATATTTAAAATTTCTTCTTCGGTACTACCTGTGGATAATCTAAATGCGTTATTACCAATCCATAAAAGATTGTTAGCATCTCTAAGATTAATATCAGTTAATGATTGAGCACGATAGAATGCATAGTGATTAACTACACGTAATGAAGATGGGAATTCAAAATACTGCAAGTTCATTTTGTCATCTGTTGAACCAGCAAATGTGTATTCAGGAATAATTCTGAGCATTGGATCCTTACCATCTGTATGATACCAGAAAATATGTGTAATGTTTTGTCCGCCTACACAGCCTTGAGGTAATGGCTTCTGAGTAAGGCCCGGAATACTTCAGCTTGCATCAAATGCTACAACAGGTCTTCCATTTGGATCATAAGTAGGAAGTGTAACCTTTCCACTTAGAGTAACTCCAGGTTTAATACCAATTGAAACACCATTTACGTTATATGTTGAACCACTTACATACTGAGGAATCGCAAAGTTTGTACTAAAGTTAGGACTACCATCCAAGTATTCGTATGTCTTAAATTCAAAGTAGTCTAAGTTTGTTGGAGCGGAATGAACGTCTCTTGTTGCAAACTCAGGATAGAAAGTAAGATTTCTTTGAGACTTAAATACTCCATCCTTCAACTCTGTTCCATTTTCTAATCTCCATATACCTGTGAAGTAATATGTCTGATCGAAAGGTAAATCTTTTTCAGATTTAGAAGGAACAATTGTCTTTGGATATGGAACTGGACTTTCAGCTTCGATCTTCAAGATACCAGCATCTGTAGTATTATCGCCATTCTTAAATGTCATGATGTACTTATGCACACCAAAGACAGCATAGAATACGTAATCATTTACACCTTCTTGAATAGAAAGTGAATCTCAATTATTATACCACATGTCGGAAGTTAAGGCAGGAGATTCAGGGTTATCTGTTGTTACAACAAGATTACCTTTTTCTTCTTTAAACCAGTTATCGTCTCTGAGGTTTTCTACTCCAGCAGGACTTAGTGGAACTGTACCCCAACCATAGAAGTCGTACTTTAAGCGAGTTTCATATCTATCTAATTCTCTAGAAGAAACGAGAGTTAGAGGATTAGGGAAGAATGTCTCATTTGCGGCTAATGTTCTTCTTACGAGAGTATCGTAAGTACCATCATCATTGAGGATAATATATTTAGCAGCAGGAACCTGTTCAACCTGCTTGAAGAAGAATTTCAAGTCTGGGTAAGCAGAAACTAGGTTAGCTTCAATATCTCTTTCGTTGATAGGAGTATCATTATCAACGTAGATGATACCAGTAATAACAGGAACTGGTGTGCTTGTAGCAGCAGCACTTCTGAAATTACTTGCGTTCTTTAACTGCATCAATAAATCTGTAGATTTAATAGTAGAGCCATCTAATTGAGTATTAAGTCTGTAAAGTTCTCCATTCTTAATTAATAATGTTCAAGTATCATAGTTCTCATGAACATATTCTTTAAGTCCGAAGTGACCATCATCTACCCAATATAAATGAGCATTATTATCATCAACATTGTAAGGAGTTCCTTCATCTAATTGCTTATATGGAGTCCATCTTACATCTGTCATTGTAATATAAGACATTGCCGCACCCATACGTGCGTTATAGTATTTTCTTAATAACTTATAACTATCATAACCTAAGCAATCTCCAATGAGACTAATTGTTTCAATTTGAGAAGTAGCTTCGTTATCGGCCTTATCTGTTAAATTAGGAATATATAATCCGCGTGTAACATCAATGCCTGCAGCATCATTACGAGGAATGTACTGTGTTACAATGTTATTAAGTTTTGTTGCTTCAGTTAAGTCTAATCTCTTGATTGTCTCTGGGAGATAGAGTGTATTTAAAGCAACACCATTTGCGAAGGAAACATTTGTAATGTTAGAACCAATAGCTCTAAAGTCTTCAAGTTTTTCACAGCTTGTGAAATTATATGTAGGAGCTTCATCATTGAATCTAACATAGGAAAGATTTACTCTCTTTAAGAGTGGCATACCTCCCTTATCACTTGCGGAGCTGCTTGCATGAATACCGTACATATTGATTCTATCGTTAAGATAGAAATTGCCTTCTTCATCCAAGCCGTCATAACCAAGTAATAAGTCAGTCATCTTTGTAGCAGAACCTTCAATATTAAATTCAGTCCAATATAATCTACTCATATCGCCAAGACTCTTCATTTGGTCAAGTCCATAGATATAGTAGAGCTGTTCGTGATATCCACCACTCTTACGAACACCGTTCTCTAAGTCTGGAGTTACGAACTTAACTGGACCATCAAGGTTTGTATATTTCAAAGATGGGAAGTTTGCTGTATCTGTACCAACAGTAACATAAGAGTTTCTAACAGGCTCCATGTTAATCCAATATTCACCATCAAAAAGGTGTGTCTTTTGAGTTTCGGCAGCATCTTTCCAGTAAGGAACATTTGTATTAAGTGTTGGTTCAGTGTTAATAGTTTCACCTTCAATCCATTTATCGGATGTATTTGAAGGACTGTTTGCGGCGATACGACCACGAATAATGTTTGTACCACCACGTTCGTAGTTACCCTGATTTAACCAAGAGTCAATGTAATTGAAACGGTTAATTAAGAACTGCTGTCTTGATAAGCTTCTATCACCCTGAAGTGCGTAGAAGTAAGTACCATTATCAATACCAGTTCCGCCATTTCTATCCTGATAACCCATTAATGGATTAGTAATAGTAATGTACTTATAGTATTCATCAAGGTTAAGAGCGATTAAAGGTTTTTCACCTCTCATTACCATACTACCAGTAGCTTCTGGATCTGCAAGATACCAGCTTTCAATTCTATCTACTGTCTGTAATGGAGCGTACTTTAAGCTCTGATATGTGGAGTTAGTACCTCTTAACTGTCTATACTTTTGGATAATTAAACCACGGAAGTTCTTATATAAGTTATTCCATAGCAAGCTATCGTTAGTAGAGAAAGTACCATTTTCAGTTGCATCTACGTAGTATTCGAAAGAAGGAATACCTGTGTTATTAATACCTAACTGAGTATCAATATCGTAGAATATTGGATACCAAATATAATCTCCGCCTTCTTCCTGAGGACCCCAAGAAGCGAACATCGCGTTCTTACCACGAGAGTCATAGCACTCGAAGACTTCAGTCATTACGAAGTAAGTAACGAGATACTCAAGATTAAAGTGTTTGCTTAAATCGTTTGTGAATTTAGCATTTCTATATTCTTTTGTATCGTATGAATATACGTGTCCATTATATGTAACTGGCTCTGGAAGTGCAACTGCGCCACTTTCTGCTTCATTTGCAGTAAGGTTGTAATATGTATAGTTTGGATTAAATGCAGTTTCAGGGTCTAATACATACTCACCTTCTTTTAATGTAGAAGGAATGTAGTAAGTATTTGGCTGATAAATCAAACTACTATCTGCGCAGAGCTTAATAGGAGTATATTCTTCTCCAGATGCTTTATAATATGTGAGAAGTGGATCATATGTTTCGCTAGTATCTAATTCATATTCACTATCACTATTTAAGATGTAATAAAGATTTGGCACATATGCTTCTAAACCTAAATCTACTTTAGAATAAACACCCATAGAAGGAACAGCATCTTGGTCTGTACTATAAACCCATCTTACTGCTCTTTCCCAGTTAGAGTAAGTCTTTAATAAAGCATCGCCAGCATTCTTCATACCCTGAGTATAAGTTCCCTTATAATTTGAATCTGGAGATGGAATTGCTGTAGAATCCTGGATATCTACTCCAAGTTCATCTGCTACTGTAGCGATGGAATCTTCGTCAGAAATATTTGCATCTAATTCATAAAGGATATCTAATGAATCAGCGCAACTATGATAACGATATTCCCAGTAGTCAGCAACAATAGGTGCGCCATGTACAGTTAATGCACCTGTGTCGAAGAACTTATCATCTGTTCTATTAGTAGAAGCGTCACGGAATGAGCAGAAACCACGAGAGTTGTTCTCAGCTTCTCAGCACTCTGCAACCTTACTAACTTTAACAGGTTTATTCTTCTTTGTAACGAATTTCTGATAAACTTCATCAATTGGTTTAAAACCATATGCTTCATCAGAACCTTTATCAAGTAACATGTTATATCTTCCGATATAGCTGATACCTGTAACGTTACCGTTTGCATCTGTCTTACGATGGAATGTTAATACAGGGAAACCTTGTACAGATGTTCTGTAATCATCAAGGTAATCTGGAGTAGGAGCTGTACTATATACAGTTGTAGCTTCATACCAAGTATTATAACCTTCAACTGCTGGATCTGTTAAAACCTTTGTTTGTCCAATAGACTGCGCAAAAGCAACAGGACCCATAGCATAGTCTTCTGCTGTCTGAATCTTTAATTCATCATCGACAGTGTTTTTCATATTTCCTTTATGGTTCTTATACCAGTAAGTTGTGCCTTCTTTATATTCAGTAGATACTTTATATTCAGTATCAGCTTTCATAATAGCACCCTTTTGATAATAATCATATAAAGGATGGTGAGTATAAGCATTCTTAACAAGGTTAGCAAAACCCATGTTATAAGTTCCAGAAGATTCCATAAAGTCAATCTTCAAAGTGAATTTTGTAGTTCCAACAGTATCATTGTCCATATAGAAGAAATCTAGATGGGTTTGTTCTTTAGTTTCAGGATTTGCATATGTCTGGACAAATGGTCCGCGGTTCATATACATATTTACCTTTTTGCTACTATCCTTTGTTTTTGCTTTATAGTTACGTCTTGGATAGAATTCAGATGAAGTACCCTGAATCTGAATAGTGATATTATCACCTGTCCAAGATGGGCAGTGATGTTTATAATATTCTTCTACTGTCTGACCTGCGCGCTCAGCAAGCTGACCAAGTTCGCCAGTATTATAAGCACGTTCAAGACCAGTATTTACAAATTCAAAGGTTGCATAATCCTCTAATTTTACAGATTTAGACCATGGGAGTTTATTGTCATGTTTAGGATTTGTTGTAATGATAAGATATGGCATAATGTAACCATCTGGATGGTTTTCATTATATGTAATCATATCATTGAAATTCAACTGAGATTCTCCAATTGTGTTATTTACAGCCGCAATACGAGTTAAGTCATAACCAACAGGGTCTTTTAAATCAACCATGTAGTTAGTTAAAATAACAGGCAATGTTAAAGGCTGATTGTAAATTCTAATCTTGAAAAGATCAAAATCACAATATTTAGAATCGAAGATAATGTTGATTGTATCATCATTACCAATAGTCCAAGAGCCATCAACAGTAGAACGAGCAACACCAGTTAGCATACCATTTAAGTAAATGGACATTAACTTGTTACTTCCACCTTCATCACCAGAACCGTGAGAATATACGATAGAAAGATTTACTAATTTATCTTCAACGTAAGAAACATTGACTGTATCTACACCATTTGTGAATAACGCATCCTGTGCGCCAATGCAGATACCATGCTGTCCATCAAAATAACGACCAGCAGCATAGTTAGTGCTTAAAATCTTATCTGTTTTTCTATATTCCAAGTTATCATAAGAAGGAGGAATTGTTGCTATTGTTTCTGGATGACGTTCTGCGTAAGCAGGTAAGTACCATTGTAAGAACGCATCGTAGTTATCAAACTCTTTACCATTACTCCATTCTAAATAAAGCTCTGGATGAGTATAAACATTATATGCGTTTTCATCAGTCCAGTTAGGATATGTTGGTGGATGCTGTTCTTCTGTATTTCCCTGATAACGAGTTACGTTATGTACGATGCTACTATAGTCCTGAACGTTACGTACTTTGAACTGGAATTCAAAAGTATGAGATTGTTCAGAAGCAGAACTTGTAGCAAATATTGTCTGTTTTAAAGGAATTGAGAGTACTGCACCATTACTAATTCTTAAGCAAGTATTACCAGTAGCACTATCTGTAACCCAACCGTTGTTATACCAGTTGAATCCATCTAATTTTGCTCTGATTGCGTTATCGCCTTCGCCATAAACAACAGTTGCTCTATTTGTAGCAGATTCACTGTTACTACGGCCACTTGCATCAAACACATATCTTAAACCAGCTTTAGCAATCTTCATATCTGCACGGGTAGGGTCTTCAGAAATCATGAAAGTAATTTCTCTACGAGTTTCTAAATCATCTTTTCCGCAAGAAATGTAGTAGTAATTGCGCATATTTAAATCGCCGTCAATAATTTCCCAAGTAGAGAAAACAGTATTATCGGTGATTGTTCTATTACCAATCTTATCAGAATCTTTGTAGAGAGTTATTTCTGTACCAATAACTGCGCTTGGATCATAAACTCTGAAAGGAATTCTAATATTATCATACTGGTAATATTCGTCTTTATAATCGCCTAACCAAATAATAGGCTTTTCATTTCCAACTTCAACTACTGCAATTTCCATTTCAATAGGTTCTGCAGATGCGTTAAAATCAGTTTCTCCATTAATACTCTGATAAAGTGCAATACGAACTTTATGAGAACCATGAGTTGCATATTCAGCAGGAACGGTGAAACTTTGCTCACTTGTACCTGCGCCAACGATAGTTCCACCAGGATTTAAAAGAACTTCTCCATCATCAGTTTCAAAATAGTAGTAAATAGCTTTTTCCAAATCACCAACAGTAGTGCAGTAGATATTTACGCCATTTGAACTGTAGGTATTAACGTTACTGAAGTTAGGGTGTTTTTCAAGTCTTAATTCAGAAGTATAGAATTCATATTCAAAACTTCTACTTTCAGTACTTGCGCTACCAGTTACCCACATGGTGAGTCTATTGGTTGTAGATTGACGCGCTTTTGTACCAAACTCAAAAGATTTCCAAATTGGATCTTCTGTTGTAGAAGCATCAATAGGGAATGTCTCTGATTTATATTCACTCCACAAGCCAGTAGAAGTCTTTTCTGATAAAACCCAGTGAACAATTAACTTTTCATCTAATTGACTGCCATCTTCTGGATCACGTCCAGATACTGCATAAACCTCAATGGAAGCAGCTCTTCCGTTAATAAGGTAGTTAGATGCTGGATCTTTTTTATATATTTTACTTCTATTGGAGTAAGTGGCTCCACCACCGCCACCACCGCCGGTACCACTAACCGCAAGTAATTGGCAGTATATTTGTTGATTTGCGTCATCAACACTAAGTATTCTAAAAAATCGACCATCCGCATTGAGAATTAAATCATCGGCAAGAACTTTCTTTGAACGACTTTTTTCTTCTAGGGCTTCGATAGACATAAAATACTTATCGTCAGCTTCATCTTCTGGAACTTCTTTTGTCAAAGTATCTTCATTTGCTTCTGCATATAAGATACCAGAACTTCCGCTACCCATTGGATGCTTAGAACCATTTACGTCGAGGTAAATTTTATTTGTATCATAAGCAAAATAAATTTTACCATCAAAGTAAGGCTGCTTTAAGATCTGATCTTCTGTACCTCGAATAGGCCAAAATTTGTGTTCATTAGCCATACTTTTCTCCTTTCTCCTTTTTCATATAAAAAAAATAGGAGAGAAGATATTTCTTCTCTCCTACCTTAATATCTTCTAACTATTTTGAAAGATATTCACTCTTGTTTAATGATTTCTGTCCTCTAATTAGAAACTACCCCATAAAAAGTTAATGCTAATCTGAGGGACACTTGCAGTACCAGTAACTGGATTAGAATTAGAATCTGTGTAATCAAAAGGTTCGTTTGAGATTGTTGATGCTGTAAGTGTTAAGTTGTCAGAAGTATATTTTGCTCCATTGTAGAATGAATGAACTTGTGAAGATGCATCCTCTACCTCAATATGATTTTCTACTTTTGCAACATTATTTGTTACACTTCCTACTGCTTTAAATTGAGTAATATTAGAAGCAGAACTTACAACACTTAAACTAGATTTTTCTACTCCAACAACGTGACCTTTATCATCAAAAGTAAGTCCAGTAACAACTTGTCCAGTAATAGTAGCACCACCACTATTAGACATTCCAGTACCAGTTGTTTGCTGCTGAGTAATGTTTTTATGATTTAATTTAACGATTTTTCTGGATACGCCATCATCATCTGTAACAGTTTGATCTGTCATAGTGATATAGTCGCCATCCGTACCGCCTAATTGCTGAAGTTGAATACCACCAATAGGATTACCACTAACATTATTGATAATATCAATTCCATGTGTTTGATTATTATTAATACTATAAGTAGTATCAATATCATCTCCAGATGGAACTACATCAAACTTAATAGTACCAGATACATAACCATCAGCACCTTCTGTATTAACTGGAAGATGAGTGTCTTTATCGACTGCACCAGAAACGATTAATAAATCGCCTGTCTTGATTCGTACTGGACTACCAGTTGCAGAATACTCTGCAGCTAATTGAACTTCTGTAGCTGAACTAATTCCAACAAGTTTAAAAGTATCACCAATGGAGATATTTCCTCCTAACGCAGTCCAGTCTGTACCGAAAGAACCACCAGTACCAACAGTACCTCTATAAGTCATTGCGTTAAGAGACTTCTTCATGTTATCAATTTCAGTTTTAGAATAAACATCAAGAACTACTGTTCCACCTTCGAATTTCTTTGTTTCGGTAGAATTAACACCATATCTAACTGCTGGATCTAAAGTAGCCTCAATATCATTATCATACTCTTTAGTACCTGTTAAAACAAATCCAGAAGTAGTACCATTTGTGAAATCTAAATCTGTAATTGATCTATCTAACGCGCCAATAGTAATTTCTGAACCACCCTGCGCTGTTGTAAGAGTAGCATTTGTGCCAGCTTTAATAGTTACACTACCATGAGCAGTAGTGTTATTTGCGCCAGTATTTTTAGTAGAGGTTAAGTTAATAGTAGCCTGTCCAGCAGTAGAAGCATCTGAGGCTAAACTATACTTATCACCATCTACTGTAATTGCTGTGCCAGATGCGCTAACGTCAATACCATTTGTACCAGTCATGGTAACGGATGTTGTAACGTCAGGAACACCCTCTTCTCCACCATAGTTATAAAAACCATTAACATTGATAGTTGCAACACCGTTAGTTACACTAACCGCACTTGCTAATCTTTCAATATATTTATCTTGGTTTAATTGAATCCAGTGTGGAGTTTCTGCTCCAACTCCTGCATAAACAGCTAAAATATTTTTGTCTTCAATATATGCGAAATCACCAGCTTGCCATGTTCCACTAAGTAAAGCATTGAAATTAGCAACACTAGTAATACCCTGATTAACTGGGACAATGCTACCATCTGCACGACCTACATAAAGGCGACTACTTTTTATATTGGCATCTACGCTTAAATAAAAGCAACCATCTACGCCACTTGTGCCGTCTTCTATTAAGGCTTTAAGGTTATCTCACGTACCACGTTTAAAATTAACTAAATTGCTTGCTGCCGCCATAATCACATCTCCTTTCGATTATAAGTTTTCCGATAATGTATGTCATCTTAAGCGATCATTAAGTTCAGTTATCGAAGTGTCAAAATAACTAATTGCTTCTCCAATATCTAGGTAGTTTGGAGACACGGGTTGAAAATCACCTATTGTATTTTCTATTGCTGATACACGGGCTGAAAGACCCAAGTCTGTACTAGAACCACTACCTTGAATGATTTTTTCTAAACTACCTACTCTAGAGCGTACGTCCATGACAACTTCATCTGCAATTTCTCTAACAGACATGTCTGGATCATAAGCAACTAAGGTTTTAACTACGGCGTGTAATTCCGCATCATAGGTATTTATTTCTTTCCATGTTCCATCGCCACTTAAAAATTTAAGCTGATCGCCTGCAATAGGAACTGGAACTAATCCCGCAATACCGTCTTTGGTTTCTGTCGCTCCTTTCATTGAAGAATAAACCAACAAATCTTGGAGCGCATGATTTTCTCACTTCTTTGTTCCTTCGTTATATAAAAGAATATCATTATCCGCCAGATTTTCTTTAATGAGAATATCTTTTACCTCATTTATAGAAATATATCCATTGGTAGTGCTTGATTCTTTTTCTGAAGTTCCTGAAATTAATCTATTACCGAGATAGAGGAAACCATTATCCGCAGACGTAGGATTCGCTACGAAATATAGGGTATCTACATCTTTTTTTGTTAAATTGTTAAAATATGCTTGCGTACATCGCATAAACTTAACATAGCTTACCACTGTCCGTTCCTCCTTTACTCTATTCTATCTAAAAAACAACATTTGTATTTTTTTAACTCTTGCCCTAAATAATAAGGGAGAAGAAAATCTTCTCCCTTATATTAACTTTCTAAGGCCGCGAGTCTAGCTTCTAAATCATTTAATTTAGCAACCATCTCTGCAAAAGTATATTGTGTAGAGCCAGAAGCTCCGTACTCTTTACTCTCCATTGTGGCTACAGCATTATCTGTATATTTTTTAGCACCTGTAATTGTATCAGAGGCTTGTGTGTCTGAAGCAGTACCAATTAAATCAGTCTTAACTGTATTTGCGGCACCAGCTGCATCAAAATCTGTTGTTGCAGACAATGCAGCAGTTCCTAACGTTAATTTAGTACCACTAATGACACCACTATGATTAATAGTAACAGAAGTTACAACTTCTCTATTGGAGCCTGCATCTGTTGCAATAGTTCCAGATGTTCCGAAAGTACCAGTAGTAGCAGAAATTACACCATTTGTTTCTTTAATTTTTGCAATAAAATCATCAGAAGATTCAGCTGCATATAATCCAGTAATTGCAGTAGAAATTCTACTATCAACAGTAGTTGTACTATTGTTTAAGATATATGTTACTTTAGCAAGAGCAGTATTAATAGAATCTGTTGCCGTTGGCATTGCAGAAATACTTTCTACTTGTGCATATCCTGTTAAAGGTAATGTGCCAACATTAGCATCTGTCTTTGTAATAGTTCCAGAAGTTGCATCAAAGGCTAATGATGTAACGATATTTGCACTTGTTGCAACATGTGTGCCATTAGCGAGCTGTCCTTTAGGGAATTGTACTGTATGAGAACTTGTTACAATACGATGGCCCTGATTATCAAAGCTATAATCATCAATTACAAATGTTGATCCAAAAGTAGGAGTTTCTACATTGCTCTTCAACTGCGTTGTTGCTGTTGTTGGATTAACCTTATCATGACTTATTGTTAATGTATGATCATTTACAGAAGTTGTAAGATAACTATCACCCACAACAATCAACTTATCTTGAGTATTACCAGCTTGAATGCTGCTATTACCCTCATCTTGAACAAACTTATAACCATATGGTAAAGTATATTCATGATTATGCTTTTCAATAATATGTCCAGCATTGTCAAAATCCCAATCTGGAATATTAATAACATTTGTACCACTTCCCGCATTTAAATTTGTAGAAGTGTTATCGGAAACATTTATATTATGAACTTCATGGCTAATCTGATAAGACTTTGTTCCTGAATTTGGAATTAATCTAATCCATTTATTACCAGTATTTACAGTAAATGTATCTTTAGTATTTTCTGCAATTAAACTACCAGTTCCACTATAACCCTTGTCTATTGTAGAGCCAGCTGTTAAATTATTCTTAGTAGAATCATAAACAGTTTCACTTTGCGCACCAATAGTAACAACCTTATAATTGAAAGGTAGAGTTACAGTTTCTGTATTCTGTCCAACAACGTGTCCAGTAGCATCAATTAAAGGAGTATAGAGTTTTAACGTATCATCTGCGGAATGATTTAATCCAACGTTACCAGTAACAGTAGTATTTTCATTCTTATTCGCATATGTATTCACAGGTTCTACTGGATTATACTGATGTTTAATTGTGAAATGTGGATTATCTTTATCATCATCTAATGTTAAATTAATCCAACGCTTATCTGTATTCGCAACAGTTCTAACATCTGAAGGTAATCCAAGGTTTGTAATAGTATCTGGCTGCATTGAATCCCAGCTTGCGCTATGGACACGACCATATTCATCTACTGTTACAAATTCACGAGGAGTTAATGTGTAGAATTTAGCGATTATATCATTGAGAGTATTAATTGTTCCTTGAACGGTGCTGCGATCGCGAGTTAATTCATCACCATCGCGCATCATATTGTTCTGTCGGAGAATCAATCCATTGAAAGTATTCTCATTATTTGCATAATGTTCAATAGGTTTTGCTCTCCAAGACTCTTCTCTGAATCCGATGGTTACAGTATCAGGAACTGGAACAACTTCTTCATTCCAGATAGAACCTGTCTTATAAATACCACTGGTATCTGATTCAACATATCTTTGTTCTATCTGATAATAAGTCTTAGATGCATCTGGAGTTGTATCTTCAGTAAGAACAAACTCACCATTGCCATTCTTTTCATAATAGATTCCACTTTGATATACAATCTTATCAGAAGGAACTCTCAAGAATTTAATATCGTAATAATTAATATCTCTAGTATCTCTTGGGTATGTTCTGCTAAGAATTTCTTCTCTTCAGTTACCTTCAAGATCTTGGTAACGATATGCTTGTTCTCTATCCAAAGTAAAGAATCTAAAATGATTATTATCATTTACTTCTTCAAAATCATCTACTTGAGATTCTGGTGGAAGTGTTTCATACTCAATAGTATAATAACCATTATATCCGCCATTTAATGTATTTCTTCAAAGACCAGATTCTGTTAAAAGGTTTGCTCTAATTTCAGCAGCTCATTTATTACCGTCATTGTTTGGATGATAATAATATTTATTTGCTTCAAATTCTTTTAACTGAACATTGAGACCTTTTTCTTTAGCTTCTTGTACATCAAAGTGAATGCTAGAAGAAGAAGATTCTTTTCCAATGGTAGAGATAACCATCTTAGGAACTTTTTTGCCATTCTCTAACTTAAACGCATATCCTTCTGTGATAATTGTCCAGAAAGGAAGATAGTCAGAAACTTCTTGAGTTACGATATTACCATCTTCGTCTTTTTCTTCAGGAGTAGTAACACAGAGATATAAATAAGCCTGATATTGATCAAAATACTTATTTTCATTATTATTGTTTAATAATTCTAAGTAAGCATCAAGATTTGCTCTGGTAATTGTTCCAGGATTTTCTACATAAGCTGCTAATCTAGTATTAAGTTCTTGTAAATAAGATTCTCTCTTAAATAAGATATTTTCAACAGGAATTTTATCATGACCTTGTTCTACTAATTTATCAGCAGGATGATCCTCATCATTTAATCCAGCATAGATATAAAGATAAAGCTTGTTATCATCTTCTAATTCAATTTGCCAACGAGTTAAATTTGTTGGGAAATTAATAGGAATAACATCTGGAATTTCATCTCCAGCGACGTAAATTGTCTTTCCTTCTTCAGAATCTGCAATATGAAGATATTCTTCAAAGGCTTGATTTCTAGGGAAGAATATGAATCTATTATCTTCTCCTATAACATTTTTATCATCGTCATAAAGATTTATTTTTTCGTTCCATTCATAGCTACTTGTGATTAACTCTGTATCTGGATGTTCAGGAACGAAGTCTTCTGGTAAATCAAGGGCGCCTTTAAGAGAAGCATTTCTACAAAGAATTAATGTTTCATCTCTATTATCCCATCTGTAGAAACCACCAGAAGTGTAAAGTACAAATCCTTGCTGCTGTTTTGAATCTGTAATCTTAATGTATCTTGCATCAGGTCTTGTTGGAAGTGGCGCACTGTCTAATGTATAAATTCTTTGTCCAGAAGAATTGGTATCTTCATAAGAATAAATACCTGGCTCATATCCAACATTGTAAAGAATTAATGGTGTAGGGAATCTAAGAACCACTTCATCATTACTATTCTTATATTCTCCTTTGAGGAATTGCGCCAATTCTTCTTGCGCTTCTTCAATGAGAACTGGATCAGTTTCTGAAGCAACCTTATTTTCAAGACGAGTCTTTTCGGCTTGAACGTTTGGATTACTCAAGAAATAATCTTCATCATAAACCTGATAATAAACAGCACCTTCAACGTAATCATCTTCAGTCTTAGCTAAGATATAATCAAAGTAAGGAAGATTCATTACATCTTTAGTAAGGTTTGTTTCAGAATATCTAGGATATTCCATGCGTTCTGCTCTATAATATTTAGCAGTATTTAAATCAATGAATTTATCACCAGAAATAGGCTTGTACCAATGACTTCCACTTCTTTCATAACCAGTAGTAGTAGAATGATTATAGGTATAAGTCTTATCCTTGTAATAATATCTTTGATCAGAAATATCGTAATAAATCTTTGTTGGATCTCAATCAGATAATTTTTCTGCGCGATGTTCCCAAAGTAAGTTTCTTTGTGAGCTGTTAGTAAAATCAGCAATATAATCATCTGGTATTTTTACACTAGCATTTTCATCTTCAAGGCTAGTATATCTTACAATCATACCAGTTAAATCATGTAATGTATTAATACTACCTGCTACTGTATTTAAATCCTCTACATTATAAAGAAGTCTATCTTGTAGCAAGTGTGTATGAATAGGATCAAAGTCACCGACAGTTCCAATATTAATATAATTATCATTAAAACTATTCTTTACTAATAAGGATGTCGCTGGACTAGTGTCCTTTAATTCCATTATTTCATCATATGTTTTAGCTATTGGATTTCTAGCATTTCCAATATAGAAACTAGAATCAAATAGCGCATTTGTGATTCCTCTTCTACCGTTACGAGTATTCCATCTAAATTCAGTATTTCTTACATAAGTAGAAGTATCATCGTTCTTAACGAAGGCACCAGTATTTACATGCCATAAACTACGGCCCTTAATATCTTCTTTAGCATTTGGACCATAAAGCATATTCCAGAAAGTGTTTGCCATATTACCAATAGATGGTAACATAATACTCATTTCGTAAGTATCTGGTAAATTCTTTTTGAATAGGTCACCTTCAGCAGTATGAACATTATATTCTTGGTTACTCGTTCCAGTAGGCTTAATAGCGATAGTATCTCTTACTTCCCATTTTGGACGAGTTGATGTTCCAACATTTCTAGCAATACTCTTTAATGCTTCTGAACCATAATCATGTTCAACTGTTGTAAGCGCATCTGAAGCTTGATATGGATCAAAACCATCTTTATTAAAGTAAATTGCTAGTGGCATATCCTCAATATCTTCTGGAACAACATTGCCGAATTCATCCAATACTGGAGGATAATCTACAATTTGAGTTGTTCCGTCCGGTAGTGTCTTAACTCTTCTACCAATTCTAGCAACAGTACCATCACTAAGTAAAGTATCAATTAAGAAAGCTCCGCTAATATCAGAAGGATATCTCTTTTGATCTGTTGTGTAATCAGAGTAAGAACTCTTTACTCTCATACCCCAAGTTGGCTGGATATGCATCTTATAATAAACATTTGAAATATCTGTACCAAAATGTGGCGCGATTGGAGTTTGCGTAGGCGCATCAACAGAAATATCTAATGTAGGAACTACTGAATTAAGTTCAGCGATCATTACATATTTATTAACAACCTGTCCCTTTGCATTTACGCCAGTTGTTTTCTGCCAAACGGTAGAATCCCAACCTCTACCAATCTTTCCATAAGCAACAGCATCTTCTGAATAGTTGCTATTGAAGAGGGTTGCATTGTTCATATCAATCTGTTCGGAATAAGTGATAGAACTCTTTTCAAATGTTGCAACTGTTTTAATATAGTCAATTCCATTGCTTGACCATTCAATAGGTCTGCCGCCAGTGCAGTACCATATCTCAGGGATAAAGTAAGAATAAACTGCACCATCTTGTGTTATAATACTAGCTAATTCATTACTTTGATAATTCTCTAGTTCATATGCATCTGTAAATTTCAAGTTATCAGGAATTTCAGAAATACACTTTCTCTTTCCTAATAAAAGAACTAAATCTCCTGCGTGTAATCCTTCTCCACTGTCTTCGGAAAATTCATATACTGGAGTTGCATAAGAAGGACCTGTATGAAATTCATAACTTCCATCTGTTTGTATTATCATTCAAGCTGGACGCAAGTTAGAATTTGTTTTTTGCTCTAATAAATCTAAATTATAATTATAGTATTTCTCAAAGCCTTCTACAATATTTGCATATCGAAGAGGATCATTGGAAACATTAAATGAATCCGCAACTTCACTTGCCTGAGTTGCTAGTATGCTCTTTTTATCATAATCTACAAGAACATATCTTCCAACATAAACACCATCAATGGCCGCATTTGCGTCCATTTCTTTTCTATTGGCATAAATCTTATCAAAACTAAAACTAGATTTATTTATGTTGGTTATATTGCCATAGAAACCCATTAGTCTAAATCCTCCTCTCCATACAATACATCTACAATAAGGTAACTAGAGCCACTAGTTACGATGTCTTGCAAAGACTCTCGATGAAAACTTAAACCAGTGACTCTTGCACCATTTTTAATATCTAAATCGTAAATTCCAGAAGCTCCCATCACTATTGGATACACACTTCCATTTAAATAGAATTTTGTCCCAGGTGGAGCTTGTATGCCTAGTTCTGAAATTGGATAAACACTTTCAAATACTTCTCCAGATTCAAACATTTCTAAAATATTCTTTGAGGCAGAAGTTTCTGCAGGTGAATTGTTTGTACAATATGTATAATCATATTCACCTGTACTTTTGCGGACTGGAGCATTATACAATCGAAATTGTTTGATTTTTCTAGCCATTCCTCATTTTCCTCCTTAATATAGTCTCTTTGCGGTTTCATTTCCAGTTATAGACATACTAGAATTTAAACCTAACTGAATACTATATTTTGTCATTATATATTCACCTACAACTCCAGTATCTGGATCATTTACATAGATCAAGGTATTGGGAGTTAAGTAGTAAATAGGTATTGTACTCAATGTAATTGAGCTTATCGGATAAGCATAATTATACAAATATTCCTCTACTACATCCATGCAGTTTTTACCGCGCGAACTAATATGGAATAAATCATTTAATGCTGCTGGAATACTGATATAACAATATCCAGGCTTAGTTCAATTATCCTTTTGAACCGTTTCTCCCTCAACATCAAAAATTACATTGGGCGTTTCCCTAAAATAGATGGCTTTTATCTTATCATCATTTGTAGCTTTTGACCTCATTCCTATATTATGGACAGTGTATTTGTTCATCTCTCCCTTGGAATCAAGGAAATCAAATCAGAAATTTAACATTTCAGGATTATCTAAAATTTCAATATTTCAACCATCTGAATTATAAGTGAATTGACCTGGAGTTTCTAATCAACTTGGACTGGTTGAAGAAGGAACTGTATCTACATTATTATTTTTTAAAGATTTATAAATAACTCGTTCTCCATCTTCTTCAACGGCAGCTCTATCTCCTTTTTGGTAAGTAGTTCCTGCAGATCAGAGCGCCACATCTGTATCTAATTCAAAAGTTCCATCAGAATTATAATATCCCGTATGATTTTCTTTTTTATCATTAATAGTTTCTGGATTATATAGTTCTCTTCAATAAGCCACAACTCCTTGACTTAGATTCATTTCAAAATCTATATAATAGTTTTCATACCCAGTATATCCAGTAGGATACAATGATTCAATAGGGATATTATTATAATACAAAATCTTATTATTATCTCTTAATTTAATTAAGAAATCATCTTCTCTATAATGTCTTCGATAATCATTTGCCATTTGATAAATAACTTCTCTTCAATCGACAATATAGGTTTGATCTTTTGCATAATCAGAAACATCAATAGTTGTAACCCCACCATCTTCATAGGAATAATCCAATTCTCCTGGAAAGGTAGGTCTATAAATATAAACCTTAGTATTTTCATAAATGCCCGAAGTTGTTCTCATTGGGACTGAAATGCCATGTTCTTTATCTATATAATATTTAGTTTTTCCATTTTCATCTAATACTTCATAATTAGGAATAAATTGGAAATAGGAATGAGAACAGTTAGAACCATGACTATCTCAAGATCCATCTTCTTGTTGGATAACCATCTGTAAAGTTCCATTTCAGCCATAATCTGGTTCCACCCCTAAATAAGAAGCAACTTCTTTATAAGTTGGTAATGGATATTTTGTTTCATCTGATTTATAAAACATTAAGTAATTTTTAGGATAATACTCTTCTAGCTCCTCTTGCGTCATTCTATCTGGATTTTTTCCATCTTGTAGTGCCGCAATTAAACCATAATATTTTGCCCAGTCTTGTACATCTCACCAAGTTTCTGGCAATCCATTTTCATTTGGAGTTTTAGTGTAAGAATATTTTTCATAAGATTCGACACTTCCGCCTTCTTCTCCTTTAAATTCTTGCGCTAAAACTTCCATGCGTCTTTGTCTATAACCCAAACCCTCTTCAGTTCAGTATCATGCACCAGGTTTGGTTATTATGCCATTTTCATCAACAGTATCAAATGTTCTATAACCATAAGGTTTTTTATCTATTGCGTAGCGCATGTGAATTGGAATTGTAACATTTCCATTCTGTCGCGCGCCTCAAATAGAATAATCATTTTTTAACTGAGGTAAATTTGGATTATTCTGGATAGAAGATACTAATGTATTACTATCAAAAGTATAACTATATTTTGTATTAAACATACTACTATCTGCCCATACTTCTGGAGAGATAGAGTGTTCATTAATTATATTATTATAAGAAACATCTAAGAATGTTCTCTTCTTTTGGAAAATAAAACGTCCATCTTCATCGAAGAAATATTCAAAATTTCCAAGCATTTTTACTAACTTATCTAGGACTGAAGTAACAGTATCTCCAGGAGAGGCTATTAAATCGTATGGATAAACAATATCACAGATTCTATAACCGCAAACATTTAATCCATTGTCTCTAGTAATCTTAGCAACAGTATATTCATTATATACTTTAACTTGAACTTCATTTCCTTCATCATCATAGGCTGTTTCATAATAGAAATCATCTGGAAATGCAATTCTAGTTCTATAATAATTAACTGACTCAGTTACTGCGCCGCTTGGATCTAACTCCTCTATGAGTCTTTCATATGAATATTTTGGGGGATGCTCAGCTATTGCGCCCTCAGCGGTCGCAGTTTCCGTGATCCAATCAGAATCTAGCTCACTAATTTTTATAGCAACTTGTTTAGAAACAGAATTATTATTCTCGTCTGTCTCTACTTTAGTTCGAGTAGATGCCCATCCAAGAGAAACAGGTTTATCGTCAATTCAATCGACGATTTTCACCATACATTCCATATTTTCATCAAGCGTCATATTGGATACTTCTCTTGAATCCGTTCCACTATTAGTTACTTTAATGATATAATATAAAGGAGTAGTTCCTTCATATTCTAATAACTCAATACCATAGTCATCTAGGTCATTAACTATAATATTCTGTCATTTCTCTTGCGCGAATTCATGGACCGCCTGGAGAACAATATCTTTAATAGGTATTTGTGTGTTTTTAATAATTGCATAACCAGAAGCATCATAAGCAGTTTTTCCTTCTTCATCGAGGACATTTTCATCCATAGTTCCGAAATCTCATGATGCTGGGATAACACCGCCCATATCTCCATTCAATAAAGACATTTTATCTTTACCCTGAATAGATACAGTATATTTATTTACACCTGCGGCGCAATTGAAAGAAGATATGAGGAAGATACCCTGATTAAATCAGATAATATCAGGGTATCTGTATAACTCCTCTATATGTTCTAAGCGATAACGTAAATCTACCGTAGATTCGCCTTTAGCCATAGCCGCATCTATACTATTTTGTAATTCTACCTTTTTCTTAATTATATATTGATCATTAATTTGATTCTCTAAACCAATATATAATCTAAACTTAGTTTTTAATCCTCAGTAGAAATCATTAATATTTACTTCATCACTCAAAAGAGTTAGAGAGCATGTTCTTCTAACCGCTGAGTTTCCATCAATATTTATACTTCCAGCAGAAACTTTTCCACTTATCTCTTCTAATGGATATTCATTAAAATCCAATGAAATAATTTTTGCCCAAGTATGATGATGATGATATAAATCTAATTCATGAAGAAAATCTTCATCTAACAATGGATTTCTCATATGCTCTCCTTTCTCTCTTACTGATTCAACGCGTTAGAAACTTCTTCTGATTTCTGAGTAACTCATTCATCTATTGCCTTCTTTAATGCGGCAAGATATAGAATATAAGCCTCTTTTTCTGCATCTAAAGCATTTAAATATTTAATACTATAATCATCTACTACTTCTTGATCAGTAGAAATATCTTTATTATATTGATCAGGATTTGATGTATATTTATATATATTGTTCTTATCCTTAGCAAAAGGATAATAATAATGAACATTGTCAAGCAAGCCTTTTTGAGTAGATCAGTTCTCTTTTAAAGTAACTACTTCTTTTTCTATCTTCTCTAACTCATAAGTCTTTGTTGCTTGTCTGAAGAATATTTCACCATAAACGCCATTACCCACGTCGATTGTTGTGATTGAAGCATCAAGATCATCTAATGAATAGTTTTCAATCTCTCTTAAATCAATTCTACTGCCATCAAAACGAATAATTGGTTCATATAAATAATCATCTCCAATAGCATGAATCTTACCGCTTCAAGCATCTAGCACATAAACTTTTGGTTGCTCTAATCAAATTTCATTTAAATTATTTAATGCTTCCAAATATTCATCATATGTTATTGTAGAATTTTCTTTAATATATTCTGAATATCACTTATCTTTTGAATTCTGAATAGAAGTATATAAACCACTTAATCTAGTAATAAGCTCTTCAGCATTTCTCTGATTTATAATAGCGTCTATAAAATACTTCTCAAAGAGATGTGATGCTACATGTGCGCCAACCTCTTCTGTTACATCTACATTAGGGAATAACTCGTCATGCACTTGTTCATCTGAAACTGCGAAATATGAAGAAATACCTTTATCTGGGTGATTCTCTAACTCATACATTAAATCAGATAAATTATTTACAACCCACTTTAACTGATTATCATTTATATTAGATAAATCTACCACTCCAGAAGGGAATAAGATAGAGAATTCTGTTTTATTGCTGTCAGCTCTTCGTCTAATATTATTAGTTCAAAAATCTTCAATCTTCTTTGCTAAAGTTTCGTCATTCAAATGCATTACAGCCCAGGTTCTTGTGCGAATATTTTTGTTATTAGAATCCCATAGTTGCTTAGAATTTTTATAAATAAGTTTTTCTTCATCTGTACCTATCTGCGTTCCATAGCTTAAAGAGAAGTCTTTTCAAGGATGATTTATCTTGTACTTATCATCTTGTTGTTCCCAGTCTAAATGTGTTCGAATGCCATAGTTCAAAATAACAACAGCTTCAGCATCTCTAATTTCACCATATCTAATAATAGTATCTAATGAATTAGCTTGTTGATGTAACTTAAGTCATATCTTATTATTGCTTACCGTAAAATCACTGTAAGCAGAAGTGTGTATATGATCATAATAATTTTGATTTCCGATAATAGGAGAAGCTATTACATATAAAGCAAATGGTGATTGCTTCATAGATTCTTCGTCATTAAAAACTCTAGATTCATCAAAATTATTGTCCCAATAAAGTTTCAAATCTTCTCTAACCGTTCTATATTGTTGATCTACATTACGATTTTCAAAGATATTGTCATAAATAGGATTATCTCATTCTTCTTTAGAGTAAAGATAACCAACTGGACGCTTGTGATAATTTGACATACAAATCTTAGTCATTTCTTCACGCACATTTTCAGTAACGCCATTATCGGGAGAAATAGCAGATTTAACGATATCTTTAATTGGACCAACAATTTGTCTATAAGAACCAATATCTGTTTGTACTGCTTCTATAGAATCAAAATTATTTCTAACAGGAACATCATATTGATAAATAATGGTTCCACTTCCTGACTGCAACGTTCCGCAATAAATAGAATCAGTTGCCATAGATCATTTATCTCACCAATATTTATCAGTATATACGGGGTTACCATTGTTATTATAATATACTCCTTCTCCAGTAGGATAAGGAATATTCTTTAATTCACTGACTACTTTATTTACAGCATCTTCAATTTCATCATAAGGTGTTTTATCCATTAAAGTTTGATATAACTGATCTCATGCTGAATTTACTGCGTTTTTAGCAGTTGAATAGACAACAGGCAAACGATATGAATTACTTGTTTCAGTGGATCCATCTGGCTTTATATTTGTCCATGGAACTGGCATTTTTAAAGTAGCTTCTTGTAAATAAGTCTTTACATTATTCCAATTGTTCCAGAGAATTAAACTATCAGAAGGTTCTATGAATTTATATTCTAGACTAAATTCACTATAAGGAGGTTCTGCTAAAATTGCATTATTATCTGCGATTTGCTGCAAATAATTAGCTTTATCTTCCTCATAATGTTCAATAATATTTTCATATGTTTCAATCTTTTCCGCATATTCATCAATAGATTTTTGAGTATTAACAAGAATATCTTCAATATTAACAATACTATTGCGCAATCCCTTAATATCTCTCTCTAAATCAGATTTATTCTTTTGTAATTCTTTAAGCTCGCTCTCTAAAACACTTAAATCACTACTATCTGCTGCAGTTGCCTCTTCAATCGCTGTTTCTTTTTCTTCAATAGATTCTTGTACAGCAGTTAAACGAGTTTCTAATGCGGTAACATCAGCAGTAATTTCTTCTTTTTGAGCAACTCGTTCTTCTAATATTTTCTCAAAACTCTTCTTTTTCTTTTTAACCGCATCAATATTTTTTACCGCAGATTCATAACTCTTTTCTAATTCAGAGAGTTGTAATCTGACTGTCTGAAGAGAAACAAAAGTATTTCAATCAACAAATTCGCTCATTCTTGCGGTTAAACGAGGTGATTCTCACCATTCAGTAATATTATTAATAAAGACTTTATTTCAAGTATGATCTTGAATTTCTTGTTCTAATTTTTCTTTCCAAGTAATTCCTTCTTCATACTCATCCTCTTCTCATAAGACATTAAATCTTTCATCAGAAATATCTTCTCCATATCTCTGATAAAACTCTTCTTTAAGAGAAGTTTCTCTATCCTTAGCATATTCTTTTTCTCAAGCTTGCTTCCATTCATCTTGAGTTGTTAAAGTAAAATTATCTGCTCAATTTGGATTTTCTTTAGTGTAAGCAGCAATAACATCTTCTGGCAATTTCTTGACGATTTCTTCTTTAAAATTATTTAAAACATTTCTCTTAGAAGGATCTTTTTGCGCATTCCATAGATAATAAACTAACATTCCTATAACATCACTTTTTGCCAAAGGAGAATTATTTAAGACCTGTCATGTATTATCATTATCTAATCAATTTGATGTCGCGCCAGTATTTGGATCAATGTAATTATTTGCTTCATACAAAGTTCCAATAATTTTATTAACCCAAGAATCCATTACTGTTTGTTTGTCGATACCATTATCAAGCTGATTAACTAAATCTTTTGTAAAATCTCTAATATCTTCATAAACAGCATAATTATCTTCACCAAGAGCTTCTTTGATTCTAGATTCTTTCAAATCTTGATAACGAAGATAATCTTGATAACTTATTCAAGTCTGACTATCATTTAATAAATAAATGCCATAGACTCTTCTAATATCATTTGCAAAATATGCGCCAGTAGAGCCAATTGTGATTTCTTCATAATCATCTGAATCAAAATCACCAGTAAAGTCAAATACTAATCTAATTCTAGTTCCAGGTAAGAAATCTGTGAATTTTAAATTCTTGGTATATACATCTTGAATATCCGCTTCAAGAAGATTCTTAGAAGCCTTTCCGCCATTTACGCCAGTTTCAAAATCCAATCCAGAAGAACTAAGTATATTATTCTTAGCGAAATCTTCTAAACGCTTTTCTCTCCAAGTTGTAACATATGCTTTTTGTTCTTCATTATCTGCGCTAGATGTATCATCAATAATCTCAAAATCTACAAGATTTCTATATGTGTAATCTGCGCACTCATAAGCAGTTCCACTATAATTGTGCAACATGCGGCCAAGACCGTTTTCTGGAGTTAAAGAGTTATCCATTAAGCGCACAATATAGTTACCTTCATTAGGAGATCTAAATAATTTAACCTTTCCGTTATTTACCCAGTCAAGAACCTTTAATTTAAATAAACGTTCTGATGCGATATTTTCAGAAATTAAATCAGTATCTTTTTGAACGGTTGGACGAATAAACTTATCATACTCAACATCATGACGTTCTCCTTCTTTATCTTCTCTTAAAATACTATTATAAGAAGTAAAGTATTCATTGTCATCACTTAACATTGAAATCAATCCAGAGATTGGGAATGTTTTATATCCAACTTTTGCGTTACGGAAGAAAAAAGGATACTTACTACCAATAGTTTCACTTCTGGATTCAGATAACTGAGTCTTAAAATTAGAAACCTGCGGATTAAAACGAAGCTTTAATTGACGTTCTCCATCAAATAGGAACATGTCTTCAAAATCCGCATATATAGAATTAGATTTTTTTCTTCCAGAATAAATTTTATTCTCGTTATATTGTTGTAAAGAGTATGTATATGTTTTACCATGCTCAATAGTAAAATCTCTAAAAATGGTTTTAGTAGGAGATTCGTATTTAAGCGCAAACTTATATAACTTCTCTCATACTCCTGGATTTACAGAATCTTCTCTTGATAACAAGAAAGTTCCATTACCCTTTTCTTCTACTCCATTTTCATCAACATAACCTTTAATACTAACATCTACAAAACCTTCATCATAATTTAAATCAACAAGCAAATCTCCTTTAAGTTCCATCGCTAAAGATTTCTGCTGTGTCATTAAATATGCTGGACTAGAGATTTCACATCCATTAGTAGTAGTTACAATATATCGTATTTTATATATCTCACCAAAATTCAAATCTCTATTAAATTCAAAGCTATCAACAGATTCATATGAATTTGGATTATTTTCTATATTATGTAGAACATCACCAGTATCTTCTATAACATTGTTCGCAATATCTGTTATGATAAAACGACTAGAATATACTTTTTCAGTAATATCTCCATCCTTAGCCTGCATGAATACTCCTAAAAACTCTGGAGCATTATTATTAACTACATTTGGAGGTTCAAAACCTTTAATCGTTACACTTGGTAAAGATGTGCATTTTGTTACTCCAACAGTTGAGAAATAACCAACAACGTCATTTCTGTCCCTATAAGCTAATTGGATTTTGTAAAACTGTCCTACCTTAATATCGGTTCATTTATCACCTATGGCAAAATTTTTAACAGTAAATTTTAATTCTGTAATTGCTTTATTTTCTCATCCACAATCTTCATCTTTTGTATTAAAATCAGCAATAAATAAATCATTTTGAACAGTTTTTACTTTGACAGAAATACTTCCAAAATCATCAATACTTACCGCCTTATTATGCGCAAAAGGGATGGTTAAAACACCATCCCCACTCGCATCAAGGCAGAAAGCTGGCAATGTTCCTTCTAAATATGGAGGGTATAACTTTGCCATATCTTTCTCCTCCTTCTCTTACTTATTTTCAACAACTTCTGGCTCAACTACAGCAGGAGCTGGTTCAGGCATGTTCTTAACTTCTGTAATTACATTTTGTAAAGCCTGAAGCACGTTAGCCATTGTAATTGTATCATTACCTTTTGTACTAATTGTCATTAGTGCTTCCAGAATGTTCTGAAGCATCTGTGTTTGTTCCTTCATTCTCCATTTCCTCCTCACATGCATTTATATTAAAAGTTTTAACTTCTTTTTTCTCACCATTTTGAGATTCTGTTAATAAACAATCATTATAAAGATTTTTAACCTCAACGAGAGCATCTTTTAAAATATAATAGACTATTCCAACAGGTAATCCACTACTATTTATTAATTCAATTAATTGTTTATGAAAATATTCTATACTAAAATTGTTCATATATAATTATCCTCTTGGTCCTCCAGTCTCTCCGCCGACATTAATCTCAGCAGTACCACCTAATGGCCCAATTGTAACTGAAGTTGTATCACTTCAACTATGAGTATGACTATCAGAAGCAAATTCTCATTTATAGAATTCTCCTCCTAAGCCCTCAACAGGTGCAGCATGACTAGAACCATTTGTCGCAGATCCATTTCCTTTTGCTGGAGTTCCAACAACGCTAGAGCTTCCAGTAGTATATTTTATTGTAATTTTTCTTATTGTATTAGCAGAACCTTTATCTCAAGCAGCTCCACCAGATCCAATAGATAAAGAATGTATATAACTAATTTGATCAGATTCTACATCTATAGAATCTATACTTGAAATTCAAGTTGCAGGTTGTACTCCAACTTGAGTTCCACCTACTGTTAGCTGTTCTGCGGCAACAGTACCACCGGTAATAGCTGCACCAGTAATGGTACCACCAGTAATCGTAGCAGCGCTTACAGTTCCTGTAAAATATCCATTATTTGCATAAATATCTCCAGAAAAACTTGCGAATCCATTTCCAAAAGAAATGCCGTTTCCACCAATTCCTTGAGTACCTAAATTAAATGTACTATTTTCAGTAACACTTACGTTTTTAAAATAAGCACTACCATCAGAATTAATTCCTCAATTAGCATTATCTGCATGAATACCACTATTAGATAATGTACTACCACCAATTCTATTTCCAGTACCACTACCTGTAATAGTTAAATACTCACCAAAATCAATTCTAGAATTTTCATTACCAGTAATATTTAATGTACCTGTTGCGGTTAAATAAGCAGTACCATTTCCATAGATACCCATTCTAATATTATTGTCACCAGAGCCAAAATTAATTTCAGAACCAAGAGCACCATTAATAGTAAGTTTTCCTTTGCTATCAAAAATTCCTTGCCTTAAATCAATCTTTAATCCAGTATTTCTAGATTCATCATAATCCGCAGTTTGTAAATAGAAATTACTTTGATCTATTTGCATTAAAGAAATTCTATCATAAGAAGGATTATTAGTTTGTGAGCTACTGACAGTACCCCTATTATTAGTAGTATAATATCTAGGTACCTCTATCTTAAAATAAGGTTTGCTAATAGTTCCAGCAGTATCTAAATGAATATTTGTACTAACATCGCCAACACCAGTATTTGATGCCTCATACCTATTCTTATCTTTGTTATAAGTATAAGTAACTCCTCGTCCTCACATATCAATAGATCCGTCGTCAAGATCTATCCTAGTTCCAGAACGATTAACTGCGTTCTCTGATGCGCTATAATTACCACTTTGAATCCAACCCTTTTCTCCGTTAAATTCAATTCTACCAGTTCCAGATTTACCTATAAATCCAGTACCATCAGTTTGGAATCCAAATGATTGCGCGCCAGTATTATATCCAAATAATCCAGATATTGGTGTATATGCTTCTCGCTGGCCATCTTTCTTTCGGATATCTCCCATAATAATTCCAGTAAAAGAATTATTCTGTTCTTTGTGACCTGCGCTAATAGTAGCAGCCATAATCTGGTTATTATCGCTATCTACTAATAATTTACCATTCCATCTATTAAGCGCGGGAATTTGATATTTGTTTTGTAAAATTAATAATGGAACTGTATATACTAAACTTGTTCCATCATAACAATCAATAGCTAACTTACTTGCTTTCTTAGAAAATTGACTTTCATAAGCAATATTTGAAAAGAAAATAGAAGTTGGCTCTAATTCTCACTCTGCTGTAAAAGATGGATAATATTGTGCATTAGCTGTAGAAGGAGTTATTTCTACTCCATTCGCTCTTATTACTAAATGCTGTGCTCCAGTTCTATTCTTTAAAGCGTATTTTGGAGAATTAGTACCATTATCTATTGCTCCATCATCGTCATAAAAAATAATACCAGAACCATTTAGATAATATTTTTGTTGTGTCTTTATTGGAATTTGTAAAAATTGCGTGAATAAAATATTATCTAAATTATATATTCTATTATTATAAGTAGATGTTGCGTTAGATTTCAAAGACGCTTGTAATACTATATATTTTAAATCTTCTACAATAGATGTATAATTATTTTTAACTCTAATCGCTACTTGTGTATATAAACCTTGTGTATTTCTTTTTCCTTGAATATCTAATGCATTTCCAACATTTGATGTATAAAAACCATCTTCTTTATGCTCTACCCATAATTTAATTATATCGTTTTTTTGTTGATCTGTCAAATTTATTTGCTTGCAGTCTGCGTCGAATAAATCAAAGTTAATTAAACGCCAATACTGCTCACCAATAGTTAATGCTGAATCAGCTGGACCTTTTTCTTCCCAATTATTATTAATATCAACCAGCTTACCAAAACCAAGAGTAAATGTATAATCTGTTCCATTCGTACCTTTATGGCTAAACGACATTGTCGTTGTACCAGTATATATTTGCTGGTTCTTAATTAAATGACACGTTACAGTATTACTTATTGCGCTTTGAACATAATATTCTTTTATTTGATAGTGCAATTTAGCATAAATTTTTACATTATTACTATTATAGCAATCTAGTTTAATATAATAATAATTTACTGGATCATAATTAATATAATATTTCTTGGCTAATTCTTTACCTTCAGTCTCTCCTAAAATATATCGAGTAGTTACTCCATCAACATTTTCAGGAGAATCTTTGGTTGCTTTAAGATTGACATAACCAGCAGGATCAATCATTGTATTGGTCTTTGGAACTTCTCATATAATACTTTCATTTCCATTAAGATAACTTTTTCCGCTATATTTAGAAACGAAATCCATTGTTAAAGTACGTTCTTCACTGCTATCAAAATTATCTAATATTTTTCCAGTTTGACCATCATATAAAGGATATTGTCCATTAGATTCATCATCATATGTAATCTTTACACCTATTGCCGCATCCTGTGTATTAGGATCAGGTACTGCGGTCAAGTTAATAAATGTAATAATATTAGAAACTATCTTTCTATAATGATCACTTTCTTTAATAATATTTCCATTATTATCTCTTGGACCATATTCTACAATACATTTTATTGAAAAATCATTGCGCTTGAGTTCTTCCTCTGGAGTAAAATCTACTTTTAAAGTATTTACTGCAATAGGAACTCAATGATCGCCACCATCTTCACTGCTTGCCGCAGGGGATAAAGCCTCCTTAGCATTACGAGTAATAGTTCTATCAACAATATCTTCTCCACTTGGAGTGAGATAATATTGTTGAGTTTCCATATTATAAAAATAATCTTTGGATGGATTAAGATTTAATTCATTAATTAAATCATACATCTCATCTCTAGTAATAGCATCTGGATGATATTCATATGCTTGACCAGAAGCATCTCTAATTGCGGCATAGTGCTGTTCAAGAGCACGTTGTTCGATAGTTTCTAAGGTTTCTTCACCAACGATTCTATCGTATTCTTGTTTTCATACGTCTAAGAATGCATCACGCGCACTCATAGAAGATTTATATTTTTCTAATAATTCATATAACGCATCATTTTCCGCGGCCGCTGCTGCTTCTTCAGCTCTAAAGTCCGCTAAGGTATGAAGAGAGTCTTTATACCACGTTATCTTTGGATATAAATTTACATCTGCTCCACTAGAAATTTTAGAAGTAGCACTTGTTACTTCTACCAATTTACCAGGCTCATCTTCATCTTCTGCATTATCATAATCGAGATGTCTTCATTTTAATTGAATGCGCTTTTCATTAAGTTGTTCATTCAATTGCGCGGAATCATAATATTGACCATTTGTGGTATAAATTTTAACTTCATCAATAACATCTTCTGGAAGATCATCACCGAATTCAATGGAAAGATTTCTTAATAAGATATTCTTTAATTTATTAATATTGTATTTAGTATCAATATGACCATCAGAATTAATAAAATTACCATCTTGATAGAACATAATACCAATTCGATGTATTTTTGTTCCAGCTTCAATATTATTATCAATTTCAAATAAAGCTTCTTGTTTATAGTAAGTATTAAAATTATAAACCGCACCGACCATATCTCTGGTACTTAATCTATATGTAGAAACTTTATAAACTTTTTCAGATTCTCTGTTTTCTTGGTTATAAGAATACTGAATAAAAATCTGTATTCCATAATCTCCTTTTATTACGTGATATGCACTAAGCAAAGTTTTGAAATCAACAGAAACTCCCATATATTTGAAGTTCTTTTCATTAATATCTTTACACTCTTGGAGATTCTTAGATTGATATAAAAATACATATTCAGGTCCTTGTGAATTTTTTTGTAAATTAAAATTTGCAACAAGTCCTGTTCCTTCCGTATTATTATAATTTAATTGATTTGTAGCTCCATTGGATTGCAATAGAGAAGTTCAAAAGTCATCGCTTTGATCAATTTTTCATTCTTCTTTTTCTAAGAAATTTCCTAATTTTTCATCAGGTGCATATTTCTGTAAAGGCGAAACGTATGTAAGTCCTTTTCCATCTTTGTCACGCAACATTCCAACAATATACTTTTCTTGCGAAGTGTCATTGTTTGGTATTGTAACATAGACAGTTGATCCCTTTCTATAATTGGTTTTTTCAGACTTCGCCATATATCTTACTGAACCATTATAGACTGGGTAAAACCCATTGGCATCTTGTTCGCCAACAATAGTAGCTGTTTCTGTTTTATTAAATGCTAGTCCTTGAACCGCATTTTTAGTATGAACAGATATAGCTTCATTAATCGCATCAAGATACTTTTGAGTTAAGTTTAAATCATCAGCCATACCATTCTCCTCCTTTTTCTCCTATATCTCTTTTATTATAAAAAAAACGTCGGCTTTATGACAAGTAATTGGCCAAAAAAGAAAAGGGTTCCCATAAGGGAACCCTTAAAATTATTTACGATTAACATATTGAGCAGCAGAATTAACAAGATTGTTTAACGCCATTTCAATCTCTGTATGAGATTGTACGTTAGGAAAATTTGCTTCAATATGAACATTTTGATCCATTACTCCAGTTCCAGCTAACGCCAAAGAACCAGAATTCGTAATAGCACTAGCAATATCATTTAATGCATTGCGACCAAAATTACTTACCATATTACGAACACTATCTACTACATTAAGAATATTAGAAGTGTCTTCTTTATTAAGAACCAATTCTTTCTCATGAAGCATAGCTATTTTTCCTTCTGGACCTCAAGCTCCAGTATAACCACCAGTAGCTCAACCAATTTTTCAAGCCATATCATTAGTTTTATCTACTTCTCTTAAGAAATTATTAGCACTTTGTCTATCTTTAAAAGTATAGGTTTGTTGTCCCATACTTCCATCTTCGGAAACAAAGCCTACCTTATACGTAGTACCATTATTACCTGTAGTAGTATTGCCAGAACCTCCACCGGTTCCTCCTCCACCACCGCCGCCACCGGCACCTCCGCCTCCACCAAGGGCGGCGGCTGCTTGAGCCTGAGCAGCAGCTGCACAAGCAGCAATGGTAGCTTGTGCTTGACGCTGAACTTCTTGTAATCTTTGTAATAATGTGTATAAAGCACTTACCGTTTGCTGAATTTGAGTACGCATATTATTCATAACCGTAGCTCATGTACTATCAAGACTTCATGCCGTAGTCATAACTTGACCCATATCAATTTGCATTTGTCCAGCCATTGTAGTAACATTGTCTTTGGTTGTTTGACTTTGTGCGGCAATATCATTCATTTTCTCAACAGCTTTATTTCCATAAGTAGTAATATTTTCTCCGGCTTTCTCAAATGTTTTTTGAGTGTTAGTCTGATATTTATCTACAGCCTTATTTCCTTCTTGAGTAGTTTTCTCTACTGTCTTTTGCCATTGAGTTGCATAGTCATTTGCATTTTGATATTGAGGACGCAATCTTCCGACAATAGTTTCTTTAAACTTAGTTATAAAATCATTTTGATTGGCAAGTTTCTTTCCAGTAAGAGTTTCAAAGTCTTTTCAGTCTTCATCTCTCAAACGAGCCATTTCACCCATATCCATCTCTTGTTCAGATACTAAGAAATCCATTTTTAAATTATAGTCATCTACTAAACCCTCAATAGCCTCTTCTAATGCAGTTGAATCATCTTTATATCTTTCACAAAGGTCATAATAATCACTCCAGAATTGCTCTGTCATGTCTAACATTTGACCTTGAATATCTTCCATATATTGACGTTCATAATCTAGAACTTCATAGAACTTATCTTGGAAGTTACCCTCAGCATCATCAATTTGATCTTGATCTGCTGTATAAGTATAACTGAAATTACCTTCATTATCACGAGTCATGCGAACTGCGCTCTTAGCATTTTGCGCATCCAAAAGCTCAGCTTCGGCTTGTAATAATGCTACTCTACGTGCATATATTTCAGCCTGTGCTTCTGAAATTTGAACACCATCACGCATAGATGCATTCATCTCATCCAAGAGGTCATTCATCTTAGACTTCATCATTGTGCTATTGGTATTCTCAAGACTCTTACGAAGTTCATCGGAAGATTTATTTAACTCATGATATTTCTCATAATCATCAAGATATAAATGATCTACTTCTTGCTTTCGCGCAAACTGCTCTTGAAGAAGTGTTAAATCACCCATTGCATCGTTATAATCTTTTCCAAGATTATCCATTGTTTCTTCAAACGCATCTTGGACTTTCTTTAAAGTATCTTCTCATGCTGAATAATAATTTTGATGCGCAGCATTATAATCATCCTCAAACTGTTCATAACTCTTTCTTCATTCTTCACGAACTTCTTCTGTTTGAGCATTTTCCATATAATATTTAGCTTCTTCCATAGATGCTTTACGAGCTTCCATGATAGCTTTTCAAGATTCTACTTGCGCTCAGTTATTTTCAATCTGAGATTGATTCATCTTGTCAATATCTTGTGTTGAAAGACCTAACATTTTACGTCCTGTAAGATCAATAATATTTTTTATGCTTTCCATTTCTTTAGCATAATTTTCTAATCTATCAGTTTCTCTTTCAAGACGTTCATTTCACTTATCTCATGTATCATTAACCGCTTCATGCGCTGCCTTCCATTTATCACGAATACCATCAATAGCCTCCATGAGAGTGTCGCAATAATCAAGAAGCGCATTAGCTTCATCTTCAGTCAATTGAGATTCAAAATTTAAACGATGCATTGCATCAGTTAATTGATCTGTTAATGCTACTGGATCAGCATTATCAAAATCAAAGTTAATACCATGCAATCCAAAGATACCTTGAATACCCTTCTTAGCTCACTCAATAGTATCGGCATATTCGTTCATTTGTTGAGCAAGATTTGCGATTTTATCAACACCCCTATCAGCAGTATCACCAATATTTTCTAAAAGCCAATCAAGATATTTAAGTTCTCTTTCGTTTCAATTAATTTCAAATTCTACTTCAAAAGTAATTTTCTTTAAACGCATATCAAATAGTGCTCATACTTGATCTATACGTTTATCTACTTGCTCTTGAAGTAAATTAAAAGTATCTTCATACTGCTTTAAAATCTTCTGATTTTCATCATAAGTTTCTTTTGCAGCATCAAGTTGTTTCTTTGCGCCTTCAAGGGCATCATTATCGCTCTCTTCTTGCGCACTTCCATTAAATGCATCTACTGCTCCATTATAAGCTCCAATAGCGGCATTATAAGAATTAGTAATATTTGCAAGAACTTGCTCATAATTAGTAAGCATTCCATTCTCATCAAATTCTGCGCCCATTCCAATGCCACGTAAATTAGCTTGGTCAATAGCTGCATATTTTTTAATTTCTTTTATATATTCATCGGTAAGTTTAATTTGATCCTCAAGTTTTTCAATTTCCATATCCATATACTTGAGTTTCGCTTTACCGTATATTCTGTCTTCAGTTTTTCCTAAACGAGTTAATGATTTATTTAAATCATCAATACGCTCTTTTATATCGTGATAGCGGTCTTCGTTTTTAACAGGTTTGGTATGCTCTTTAACGGTTTTTTTCTTAGAACCACCGCCTCCTCCACCGCCTCCGCCTTTGTTACTCTTATCTTGATAACTAGAACGCGCTGGAGAATTTTTAACTTTAATGTTTCCTCCACTTGCACCTTTACCATTCTTACGTAAAGATTTAATCTTTAAAGCAGTTGCAGTTTTTTGAGATTTAGCAACTACATCAGATGGCATTCCATTATATCCAACTCCTGGATAAGTTACGGTTTTTGTCTTTATAGGATTTTTTGGATCATCGGCGGCAACAGGAATATCTACTGAAATACCAGGAAGTTCTTTAGGCACTAAATCAACGATTTTACGTCTTTCTTCCTCTGTTACAGGTTCTTGAGTAACCTCAGCATCATAACCCATTTCAGAAAGAATTGCTGCGGCCTGATCTGCAGAAGATGCTACATTATTAACGAAGCTTTCAAGTTTCGCAATTGCGTCCGCATCATCAATTTCCATATGAATTGGATAACTACTAAGCTGATCTGCAATTCCTTGGAATCAATTTACAATACTTTCTGCTTCACTTTTATCAACATCTAATGTAACTTGGAGATAACTAACTTCTGCTAAACGTGCTAATTCATTATAAGCAGCAGTTGCTTCTTCTTCTGTTCCAGTTAATACTTTATTAAATAATTCTAAATTTTCTGCGCTTGTAAGGAATTCTTGATTAAAATCGCTGGCATCCATATCAAGCAAATTAGAATATGCAGTTCTTAATTCACTAACCGCTTTAGCATTACTGTATAAATCTCCAGAATCTAATAATAACTTTCAATCATCGTAATTTTTTTCAACATCTTGAAGAGCATCATCAAAACGAATCATTGAATAAGCGATAGAATCAAGACCTTCTTGACAATATTTTAAACTTTCATCTAGTTCTGCAATATCATCAACATTATCTCTTAAATAACCTGAAAGTTTTTGAACTTCTGCATTTAAATCTTCAGTTTTTCCTTTAAATTGATTTAATTGATCTGCATCAATATTTAATCCATGAGAATGTTGATCTGCGCCATATTTGAGATAATCAGATTCACTTTCATATTCAGAAAGATCTTCTTTAGAAGCTTTATTCGCAGAATCTAATTCCTCGTCTGTCATAGAAGAAACAGAAGAGCTTGTTCCAAATACTTCATTAAATTTTTCTGCTACGACTTTCTCAGTTTCTTCTTTTGCTGACTGTTTAGCCGTATCAATAATTCCTTCTAATTCATCACGATCTGCATTTGTAATAGCATCTTCAGCTAATTTTACTTGAGCAACATCTGCTCAAGAAAAATCTACTTTTGAATTAGTGGCATCATCTATAATAGAACCAAAAGCATCTACATGGACTTTTTGTTCTCCACCTGCATTTATTTTAGAAACATAACTATCTAATGCGGCCCTAGAGTCTTCACTCGTTGGATCTGTCATTAATCGGCTAGCTTCTGCTCGAACAGCTTCAGGATTAATAGCTTCTGCAAGTTTTTGGCCTACCATTTGATAGACTTCATTCATTGCATACTCTGGAATACCTTCATTTAATCCTAAAGATTCCAATCCTTGACGACCTAATTCTGATTCAAAAGCATCTGCGCTATTTTCAGCATTTACAATTGTATCAGCCGCATTGGCAATAGCATCTAAAATATCTTTTCTATTTTTAATATCAGGGATATCTTTTAAAATACCACTTAATTGAGAATTTAAAGTATCTCCTTCATCGCTTAAAATTCGCTGCAAATCTTCGGAGGATTTTCCAACAAATTCTTCGCTATCGGCAATTTTTTGAGCAGCAGAAGTAATTGCATCATAAACCTGCGCATCGCTTCATTTATTAGTAGTAGTAGTTTCACCAACAACTTCATAAGTTCCTTCTTGAGAACCATTACCTGCTGTTCGTTTTAAATCTCTAGTAGTTTTAGTTTCTTCAATATCAACGCCCTGAGCAATTCTTGCTAAATCAGCATTCTTTTTAGCATCAACCATACTAATTGAAGATACGGTTTTAACTGCTTGCATAAAGGCAAGTTGCTGATTAGCTGCTTCCAAAGCAGCCTCTTGATCTTCAGGAGATAAATAAAGAAGACCATTGCCATCTCTTTTTAACTTTCCACTTAGTTCATCTAATAAACCAAGTCTTTCTAAAGTATCTAATAACTCACTATTAGTTTCATTAATAGTTTGATTTCATTCTCTAGTATGTTCATCTAAATTAGCAATTTTTTCTTGTTGAGCCTCAAATTTATCAAAAACACTAGATAAATCATCATAATTTTGCTTTGCTTTACTAACAGCATCAGAAACTCTATTTAAGTTTTCTTCTGATTTTTCTAATTCTTTATTAGCATCAGCAATACGTTCATTAGCAGTATATACGCCTTCATCAATTGCTCATATTAATGCAGCTAATCCACCTAAAGCTAAAGCAATAGGCCATAAAACAGACCATAGCGCACTTAAAGCTGCCGTTAAACCAATAGTTGTTCCCGTTTCAGCAGTTTGCGCTCCTGCATGAGCAATAGATCCAGCAGTTGCTCCAGCTGTCGCTCCAGTATTTTTGCCCTTTGCAGTGGTATTAGCTTCTGTTGCAGCAGTATTAGCAACAGTAACACCAGTATCTTTTATTTTTGCAACAATTGTTCCGGCTCTAATAATTCCATCTTTTAAAGAAGCTAGATTTGATTTAAGCTGAACTCTAGTTAATGTAGTAAGAGCCATCGCCAAGGCGGGAATAATAGATACTAATTTTTGCCAAAGACTTAAATCTGGATTTTGAATAGTTTCTCAAATTCCTTTAAAAGCATTGATTGCAGATACCAATGAAGCAAAACTCATTGCAACATCAACTATTGCGCTACCAACGGGTGCCATAATTTCAGAGGCAGCTCCCATTTTAGCGGTAATTCCTTCGGTATGACTTTCTAATATTTTAGCAGCATCCGAATATTTTTGTTGCTGAAGTACTTGTCTGCCAATTGCTTCAGAATATGCTTCGACAGCCTCTTTGCTTCCAGTAAATTTTTCCTTGAGTTGATCTTCAATTCCAACAATTTCCATTGCTGCAGCAGCTGAATCATTCGCATTAGAAGCGTTCATTTTATTTGTATATGCATCTGTAAGCTGCTTTTCAAAAGAATCTTCTCCATTGGCACCGAGAAGAAGTGCCTCTTTGAGACTATCTCTTTGTTCTTTACTAACAGAACGATACATTTTTGTCATTGCATCATCTGTTTGTTGTTTAGCTTCATCTAATTGTTTAGCAAGTTCTTCAGTATTTTTTTGTAATGCTTTATTTTGATCTAATAAAATCGTTAAACGATTGCGATCTGCTTGAGTTAATTGCTCAGATTTTGCAAGAATATCTTCTTGTAATTTTCGATAATTATTTAAATTATTAGCTTGTGTTTTTGCAAATTCTGTTTGATCTACCGCATCAATTTTTTCTGTGCCAATAGCTTCTTTTTTAATATTCATAGAAGCTTCTTGCTTAATAGATGCAGGAGTAAGATTATATAAAGCGGTTGAAAGACCCCTTCCGATATCTGCACCTTTTAACTGTAGAACCAATGCAACAACAGTAGATAAAACCCCTTTTAATCCGCCGAAAGCTTCAATTATACCATTAATTTGATGCAATAAATCTTCAGTAAGATTTGATACACCAATAAAAAAATCCTCATCAATTAAATTTTGATAAATTTCTTGAGCTGCTGCTTTAACACGTTTTTTAGCTGCCTCTCAAGATTCAGCATATATCTCAGCTTGTTCATCTAAAGTTCCACTAGCATTCATTGATACTGCAAGATTTCTTTGAAAAGTATCCCAGTTATCAAATAATGCAATTAAATTACTATATTGACGAACACCGCCAACAGTTTGAGCTAAAGCAACCTGTTGATCTCTACTTAAAGTTTGTCATCTAGCACCAATTTCTTCAAGAATGGTATCCATCTGTTTAAGATCACCATTCTGATCTTTAATATTAACACCAATAGTTTGTAATGCACCAGAATACTTATTTAAATCTGTTCCATCTTCAAGAGTTTCTCCAAGTTTTAATCCTTCTAATCTTGAAAAAATAGTTCTAAATGCATTACCAACAGTAGATTCAGATTGACGAGTTTGCGCAACTACTGTCGCAAGAGCACTCGCAGCATAGTCATAACTTAAACCAACGGTATCAGCAATTGCGGCAAATTGTTGTAAGCCACCCGCAATTTCACGAGAACTTGAAGCAGTTGCTGCACCTAATGCAGTGATTTTATCTGCAAAAGATTCAAGAGATTCTCCACCCTTTCTGAAGTTGTTTCAGATAGCAGTCATATAACTAGATACTTCATCTGCAGATTCTCCAGTTACATTAGACATTTTTAAAGTTGTTTCTGTTCTTTCCGCAACCTCATCATCAGACAAACCTTGCTGATAGTAAATAAGCGCTGCATCTGTATAAGCAAGAGTACTAGTGCTTAATGCTTGTGCAGTTTTATTTGCTTGTGTAGCAAGTTCAGCCATTTGATCAGTAGATTGACCAGTAACTATTCTAATACTGTTTAAAGATTTATTTAAATCTTGTGCATAGCCATAAGCACCTTGCAATGTACTCATAAAACCATGCAATGCACTACTAGAAATTTGCCATCTTGCAGTATTTTTTAAAGCAGTTCAAAACTGATCTAAAAGCGCATGACTTCTTTTTAAAGGAACTTCTGCCGCTAAAATAGAATCGGTTAAATCATTAAAGGCTTTCTGTCCAGCAGGACCTAATTTAGCAAACTGCTCTCTATATTGAGCAAGAGATATTCCACCTTGGTCTAATTGCTCTTTAAATTTAAATAAATCTAAAGTACCAGTATTTGTGTTTGTAGCTTCAGTTAATTGCGTTTTTAATTGAGCTATTGCGTGAGAAGCTTCTTGGATATCTTTAGGATTTATAAATTTAGTAGTAGCTAAATTTTTTGTTCCAAGTTCTGTTAATTGCTTTTGTAAATCCTGTAACTGTCTTTTAGCTTGCGAAGTATCCGCAGTAAAGGCCATATTTACATTTAACTGTTTTGGCATATTTTAGCTCCTTTCTCTCCTATATAAAAAAATACCCGTGAAGAAAAATCCTCACGGGTACATACATTCTTCTTAATATGTTAAATCAAATTAACCTAAATTAACCCATCTTGGTTAATACTTGATCAAGGAATTTTACTCCTTCTTTATCGCCTAGTTTTTTAGATAACTCTTGAATATCTAAATTCAATCCCTCATAATCAGTAGAAATTGCATCTAAAATTCCATAAATAGAATTTTGATAATTATAAATTTGTTCTACTGCATCAATTACCAAGTCATATACATAATTTAATTCTTCTTCTGGAATCGCTTTCTTTATACAATCCCAAAGTCCAGAAGAATAGAGCGCATCATAGGTTTTAATAATTTCTTCTTTTTGCTTATCAGTAAAACTAATATTTGTGTAAAAATAAGTTATGTATATCTTAAAATACATATCAATTTTACCTTTATTATAAAACCTATTTTCATCTGCTGACGCATTTAATACTTCTGTAATAAGTTTTAACTTATCTTCAATAGATAAATATTGTTTAACCTCAATTACTTGGTCTTCCCAGGTAATTTCTTTTTTATCTACATTTGCGATAAGCTTTAATTTGCTAAATGTTGGTTTCGCCATATAACCAAACCTCCTTTTTCTCCTATATTATAGCAAAAAACCTTTTATGAAGCAAGCAAAATTCATGTAGGAATACTTACTCGATAAGGTGTTGTTAATGAATTTAATCTACCATTAGAAAAAACTTGTCCGTTCAATGAAATATATCCGTTAGGATGTTTTCTAAATATTTCATTAATTCTTTGAGAGAAAGTTACAAAACCTCGTCTAGTTATCATTAATTGGTTTCCTTCATAATTATCAATATGCATTACTTTATATAAAACAGTCGCTAATCCATAATTTGCTAAAGCTTGATAATATTTATCAGGATCTGAATTTTTTACCCATTTATCTGTAGGACTTTCATTGTCTAATTGATAAAGTAATTGAAATGTTTCAAGTGCTGATAAATAACCGCCCGCAGGCTCTGCGGAATATTCACTAATTCTTACACTTGTACTTTCATTTACATTTCAAGGTAACTGATTTTTTCCAGATTTTGCTTGTACATTTAATTTAGATAATTTTAATAAAGTATCATATCCTTCATCGTCAATAACAATTTTACCTTGATCTGATTTATGATTATCTAGCATTCTAATGAATTCTCCTAGACTGATTTCAGGTTGTTTCTGTCCTTTTAAGCTATAAGATATTTTTATATCTTCTAAATTATTCCCAGAAATATCTATAGCTAACATATCTTGAATAATCTGTCCTCCATGACGATTGCTTCTAGAAGTGTTTAATGAAACATTTCCGGTTGTAATCATTCTTACATTTAAATCTGCAGGAATTCTTTCATTAAATCATCCTGTACCCAATTCTTCTAACAAATCTCCTTGAATTTGGTTAATATTTTTTCAAAACTCACCAAATGCCTTTGTCTGTAAAGTTTTTGTAGAACTTAAGCTTTTAATAATCCTATCTATAGCCTCTACATTTTCTTCATAGGCGACAGATTTAATTTTTAAAGTATCTCTTAAAGTGTCTAATTGAGAAGATAAAGACACTAATTGAGACAACATTAAGTCATGTCTAGTTCTTGCATCCATAATTTCTCAAGATTGTCGTTTTATAGAGCGCATTTCGCCAATAGTATCTAAAACATTTTCAATACTTTCTGAAATTTTCTTATTTTGTTCATCTTCATATAATTGTGGAAGATCTGCTGTTCTATTAGCTAATAATAAATCAGCTAATTCATAAAAACGGCCATAAGCAGCCTGAGACTTATCTATAGCTATTTTATTAAATTCAAAAATTTTCTGCATTTGATAGTCATGAATAGCTTTTGCTTCTGGCTTAGGGGGCCAAGCACTATTTAAAGCACCGTATCTGTCTCCATCAACATCATTTCAAAAAGATGCTCTGTGTTTAGAAAGTTTGCTATCAACCACATATTGAAATAAAGTTGTCATACTTTTATCACCTCAATAAACAAAAAAAGAGGAAGACTATTCGTCTTCCTCTCCTTCAGTTTCATCAACTTGAACCATTAAACCACCTTCAGGTTTAATAATAGAAATTTTAGCCATAGATAAATCTAGTGGTGGCTCTTCTACCTTAGTTCCCTGCCCAGGTTTAATGATTGAAACAGCAGCCTGCTTTTTTACTGTCTTAACAGAACTGCTCTTTTTCTTAGAGCGAGAAAACATAGTTTATACCTCCGCTATTAGTTATCGTGGTTATCAATTCCCTCATCTTCATATACACGAGATGCAACACCGTCTGCATGCCATGTTCTACCACGATGGAGATCATTTTCGGCATCAGAAGCAGCTGTCTGGGATTCCATAAGCTGAATAACAGCGAATACTTTGTGTGTTCTGTCAAAACGAGTGTAATCAGGGAATGCATCCATTGTGAATGTAAATGTAGATGGATCGCCTGTTGCAGCCATTGTAAATGTAAATGCGGACTGAATCTTGCAGTTAGGGATAATGAATTCTGCTGGGTGATCTACACCATTAGTATCTCTCCAAAGAGTAGAACCTTCAAGGTAGTAAGAACCAGCGAACTTTTCAGCATCGATTTCAATCTGCTTAGCACCCTTCTTAACAGGTGTGTAGTAATCTACTAATACACCATTTGCTTTGCTTTCATCAAGAGCAAGGTCTGCTGGTGTATATACCTCACCAGAGTCATGGCATCTCTTACCGAAGTTGCAAGTATGTTCATTAACAACAATAATATACTTGCCATCTGTTGTCTGCTTAATTCCATTTGCTTCTTGCTGGCTAACGATATAAGGTTCAGAAACGATTTCGCCATCCTTAGTAAACATTACGCAAGCATAGTTCTCTTCCTCTACTGGAATTGCTGGATCGCTATCAGCAACTGGTGGCTTTGGTAAGAAAGGTAGTTTTTCAACATTAACTGTTAAACTGCCATCGCCAAGAGTATAATCATCTGTAGTTTCAACAATGTGCTGATAAATAGGAGCAGCTTCAGAAGCTTCAATTAAACCTGCACCAGTAAGAATAGAAAGGCTTTCTGGTGAGATCAAAGCATCTTCCATTGTGAAAGTAACAGTACGTTCACCTTCCCAAGCCATTAAACGAGCGTTACCTTTACCACCCTGCGCATATACAGTTGTGGAAGCACCCTCTAATGTGGAAGTAGTAAGCGTATCGAAATATAATACAGGTTCATTCTTGTAGAAACGTTTGTTTCCAAGATCCATTGTTCCCTTAGCTCTTAGTACAACGTCAACGACGTCACGAACACCATATTTCATGGGCTTTTTCCTCCTTCTAAATTAATCTTTATGGATATTTCTCATTCAGTCTTCAGGCTTGCCTTTGGCCTCAGCCCCAGCAAGTCTAGACTTAATATCAATGTCTCAATTTGTTCAAAGAGAAAATCTTTCCAAAAGATCTTGAATTTGATATATAGTACAATTTAATAAATCTTGTAAAGGTATTTGTAATCCAATAGCCAAAGCTGAGATGTATCTAGCATAAATACTACCAACATCTTCTCCTTTTAAATGAGCTACTCTTGCTTTGCCTTTTTTAATTTTTTCTGCAATTTTTGCAGCTTGAGCATTTACTGGATTATAATCATCCTCTTTTTTCTTCAAACAAAATACTTGCCGTAAAACATCTTGGAAATATTCAAAATTTCCTTCATCTATAATGGTATTTGTTCCATTATAATTTAACAATAATGACCGAGGAGTAAAATTTACCTTACAGTTAGGAATTATTAAAGATAAAGCTTCTCTAACAGCCTCCTTGGTATCTTTTGCTTCTTCGGCCTCCATTATTGTCATAAATATTTGAAAATTAGGAGTATTTGATAAATTATTTCCGCCCTTATCCAAGTCTTCTTTACTGATGGCTAATACTCTTATACCAGCCAAAAATTCTCGTTCGCCAACCATTGAAATCTCTTTAATCGTAGGTTGATGAATGATTAATTGACATTCTGGTATAGGAATATCAACCCCAGTAAATAATGCAAGGTCAATATCTTTCATAAATTATCTATCATTAAATAATTCATCGAAATCTTTTTCAAATTGATTTTGATCAATAGGATTAGGCGTCTTCTTTTTATCCTCTCCGCCATGAATAGCTTCATACATAAGAGTGAGTCCTGCAAATTCATCGCTTAAAATAATTTGATTCGCTCCCACAAAATGTAATTCACCTATACCCGTTAGTCGCTTATTATCAAACATTGAATCAATCTCTGCGGCAATTCGGTATGGACGCAACTGGAAGTCTTTCAACTGCCATTGATCAAAATGACAGACAATATCAAAAGATATTATATTATCACGAAATTCCGGATTCGCACTTCTTGTGAAATTATCCATTGAAATAATTACATATGCCAAAACACTCCCATCTACATATAGTTTAGGCACTATCTTTATTTGCTTACCAAATAAATCAGCTTTTTGCGCACTAGAAAGAGCTGGTCTATCTAATGCATCTCTATCTGTATAATAAAGCATTTTACATAAGTTTTTATTTTTCATCATTCATTCTGTTATAAGCTGTAAATCTTTATCTACAGCCATAAAAGAAGAATGCGGTATCTCATAATTATTAATTATCATACACTCCATTTTCTCCCTTAAAATAAAGATTCTACCACGATAGTTTTCTTGTAACCATTACAAGCAATTTCAAACTGTCCATGATAAGAACTGTTCCATCTAACGGTCATTCTATGACCATCAATCTTAACAACCTCCGCAGGACTGTTTTTCGTTACAAGAGACCAACGCGCAGATTCCTGTCTCTTTCTATAGAAATAACTATACTCAACTCTAGGTTTAATAAAAGTAGGACCTTCAATGATATCATTAATTCCATCTTCTTCATTTGGATCTACTGGATCTAATACTAAACCATTAGCTACTCCATCAACAATATCATCCTTAGTTTCATTAGCATAGTATTCTACAGCAACAACTTGAATAATGCCAGGCATACTAATAGTATCAACGGCTTCAACTCTTCAGCAAATTTTCTTATCAGCACGTTCAATGCCTTTTAAATAAAATTTTGCATAACGTTGAAAATATTGTAATGCTTCTGGGGTTTTTGTCATTAAAATATCTAAAGAATGGTTAGGTTCATCTACACTAATACCATTCTTTTGAATAAAATTAATTTTTGTTTCAACAGGTCCTCGAACCGCAAGATGTTGTGTATATATTGTACCATCTTCACCCTTTCAAGAAACCTGATAATTGCATCGTCTTATTTCTCCTCTAAAATAAGCCAATTCTGTTAAATCTTGAAGATAAATAATTCACTTTGTACCCGTATTCAGCCAATCAAAAACGTCTCCTGGTTGAAATCCATATTCATATCCAACAGAAACAATCTTATCATCATAATTTTGTTTTGTTTTATCTGGATTTATTAAAGAAGGCGCTTCGGTTAAATTTTCAGAATCTGTATGTCTTATCTTTGCTGCTTGATAAGAATATTTTACTGCATGATCCAAAGTTCATCTTTTATCTTTGATCATTCTATCTTGTTGAGGAAAACCTCCTCGCCAATCGAGCCTTTTCGCCATCATACTAATTCCATGATATTGAGAACTAGCCATACATAACCTCTCTTAATAAGGAAATTGATTCAAACACAGTTTTTCTATATGTAGAGAAAGCAACTTCGGTGACTCTCAATCCTTCTAACTTGCTTAAAAGAATTAAGAATTTATCACTTTTATTAAAAATTTCTCCAAGTCCCGCAATCTCTATAATTACGGTATTTAACTGCTCCAATCAATTCTCTTCATTTTCACGCATTGGGATAAGCTTTCATAATTGATTTGTTAGTCGATTTACGTCAGATTGACAACTTTCATCAGGTATATCAAAATTATACTTTGTAGTCGCCATAAACGCCATTTCTAAAAACATCTCAATTAGATTCAAACTTACCGACATCATCTAAACGTCTGCGTTTATATAAACGTTGCATGTGAAAAGATTGTCTTTGACATTCAGACAATAGACTTAGTAATTTGGCTAAATGATTGGCTTGTGAGGTCATTTTAAAATCTGAACCGCTATATTTCATACGGGTATTTTCAATAGAAGTAACTTGTCTTTGAACTCAACCGCACATCATAAGAAGTGCAAGAATATTTTGTTCTTCTGGAGTTAAATCATCTGTAAAATGAGAACGCTCAATATAAACATCAGGAATGTTTTCATCTTCTGGTCCATCTGGAGTATCCCAAACAACACCAATAATAAAATCTGTTTCTTGAACAGTATCTTCTCTGATAACAAGAGTTTCTATTGAATAATCCATTAGATTTTTACGAGGAAATTCAAATCCAGGAATAGCGTTAATTAAAAGGGATCTAAGATCCCTTGCTGTGTCTTCTGGAGTTAATTCCATGTACATATCATCCGTAATCATGCTGAGGAAGCGATTATATACTTCTGTGAACTGAGTTCCCATGGATATCTCCTCCTTCAATATTATTCAGCAGTCTTTTTAATTACTTTTACAGGTGTAGCATCCGCCTTTTTAGTCTTAGGCTGTGTTCTACGAACTCTCTTAGGCTGTACAGGAGCTGCTGGTTCATCTGTTTCTGGAGCATTATTTGCTTGATAATTAGCAATAGCCGCATCTACATTAAAGCCAGTCTTTTCCTTAAGAGCCTGACGTTTTGCATAGTCATTCAAAGGAAGCTCAACACTAAGATCTTTAATTAACGTAATGACACCTTCTGGAGCAAAATCTAATGCATCAAGGAATTCATCAAGAGTTCCATTCTTTAAAAGATTAAGAACATCATTAGCATTCATATAATATTCAGGTTCTCTGTCGATATTTAAATCATTGAGAATCTCTTCATCTTTTACCAAGAGGTGGTTTCTAATGAGATCTAAGCCTCCACTTACATAAGATAATGCTTCAATTTCATCTTTTGTAGTTCTAATTGACTGTCCTGGCGCCAATTCTCTACGAATACCCCTATCTGGAATATTATAAACAACTTTTGCCGCAGTACGATTTGCTACAATTACACTATCATTCTTTGCCATTTTAATATTATCTCCTTTTTCTCTTATTAATGAAAATAAGGGGAGAGGGGATTTACCCCTACTCCCCTTATTCTTTAAAGTATTTAATTAAGCTTTTTGGAATGTCAATGTTGCAGCCTCTTTACCTTCTGCTCCAATAGTTACAGAAACAGGTAATGCGTCTGCTTTAATCCAGAATACGATGTGACCTGCCGCAAGACCTACGCCTGCTGCTTCATCCGCATCTGCCTGAGTTAACTCAGAACCATTCCAAGTTGCACCTACGATACTGTCTAAGTTAGTAGCAATATCGAGACCAACCCATTTATGCTCACCCTGTGCCGCATTTGAAGATGGGAATGTAACTAATGCATCATCGTCAAAGCTAAGCGCAACAGTGTTACCACTTTGTTCGACTCCAACCGCCCCATTATTGGTCTGCATGTCTGCATAATGTGCGTCCCAAGATGGAAGAGTGGCCAACTTACTGGCGGTTGCCGTCACTAGTCCCCTTCTTTACCGGATTGAGAATCATCAACTACATGAACAATATTCTGAACGGTATCAGCAAGGTTGAATGCACCATTCTTAGAAAGAGATGTATCCTTATAAACGCAAATTGCATTGTTCATCATGCAAGTTACGCCAACCTTCTTATAAACCTGGATTTCACGACTCCAGTCGCGGTTAGCACGCTCATCAACAAGTGTGTCACCTTCGAAAGCGACCTTAACAGGCTTTGTATCTGCGCCAGATGGAATAATCCAGCAGAAAGAAGGATCAATAACTTTTTCCTTACCAGAAATGATATCCTTGTAAGCATTTGGAAGAATAACAACATTCTTATCACGATAACCAGAAAGACGACCTGTTCTGTAAAGTTCATCCTTCATAGCTTCTGTGTATCTCCAAGCTTCTTGTGGAATCATCTTAACTGCAAATTCGTTTGTGCAGTAGATTGTTACATTACCATAAGATTCAGCCATACGAACGAGTTCATCGAAAGATGCAGGATCGAATGTATTTGTAACAACGCGGTTCATAGCTGGAAGCTGATTAATAGCACCCTCAAGAGCCTTACCGATTTCCTCATAAACGAGGTCATCCATACCTTCCATTACGATATTTGTAAGTTCTGCGAAGTCAGCACGACCATCAAGGAATTCCTCGAATCCGATCTGTGCAGCTCCACCGATAGCACTAGTTGGTACTTCGAAGCTTTCAGAACTCTTAGCGAGCTTGAATACTTCATAATCACCAGCAAGTCCTACTCTTGTAATGAACTGCTTAGCACGATTTGTGCCATCAATCTTTCTACGGAACAATGGCTTATCGCCCTGTGCGAAAGTCTTAACTTCAGCAAACTGACCGTAGTTTTCAATGACCTTCTGTGGAAGAACGTCATTTAATGTTTCTTCAATAATAGAGAATACTAAATTCTTGTTTTCACGATATAACTGGTATGTACCAGCAATTTCATTGAACTCTTTACGAAGTGTTTCATTGAGTTCAGCATAATTAAAATTAGCGCCGTTGTAGCTATACGCCTGAGGAGCCTTAGGATCAGCTTTAGCAACAATCTTAGCTAATTGTACGAAATTCTTCTTATCTAACATGTCCTTTACTCCTTTCTATTACTTAACGCGCATAACCTTTACGCCAGGTTGCATATCAGGCATTGTATAAACCTTAACAATCTCCATTGTTGGATGCTGAGCATCTGCACCCTGTCCAACTTTTAGATAACCATCTGCATCTGGTGTAAGGAACTGACCAACTTTGAGGCTGCCTGGTTCTGCTTTAATAGTATTTGTTGTCCAAATATCGCCAACATTAATCTTAAAGAGACGAGGAACCATGCGTGTTCCTTCTGCCATATACTTAGGTGTCTTATAATTCTGAGTTGTCTTGAATGGATCGTCTGTAGAATCAACTTCATATGGGTCAGCTGGTGTTGTAACACGCTCTGGGTTAAGAATAGGATTACCCTGAGAATCTACACCTGCATACTGGCCATAGAAACGAGACTGCCATTCTGTTAATGGCTGAGTGCCATCAATTGGGCTATATACACGAGCCACATAATCTTCTTTCTTCATTGCAAAATCGCAATCCTGTTCGAAATCACGATAAAGCTTAATTTCATTAAAGACCATCATCCACTCGCCAGCACCAGAAAAATCTACTGCTCCACCATCAGCTGCAGCATAGTTATAAGTAGCAAACTGACCATTCTCAAGAATGTTAATGTTTGCTGCAGCAGGTAACTGTGCATAGATCTGACCTGTCTTCTGAGCTGATAAATGGTTAGGTTCAACTTGTCCGTAACCACGAGTGACATATGTGGCTTTTTCACTTAATCTTGTTTTAGCCATTCTTGTCTTCCTCCTATATTATTCCATTTCTTTCTTCGTAGCTAAAGCTGCTTTGATCCAAGCAGGTGTGATATCATCTTCAATTCCATCATTTTCAAGATTGAAGATAGATGTAGGAGTTTTCTCCTCGTCTTCACTATCATCGTCAAGATCAAAACTTACCTTGTTACGAACACAAATTACAGAAAGCTTTGCTTCGATTTCATCGACAGAGTAATTGTCAATATTCTCAATTACATCTTTCTTGTCTTCATTAGAAAGCATATAGAACTGGTCAATCATGGCTTGCTTTTCCTTGCGGTCAGCGTCATTCTTGAATTCTACAAGCTTGTCATAATCAGCTTTCATTTCGTTGAATTTAGTTTCTAACTCTTCATAGTTAGCCTTTAATTCTATATATTCTTGAATTTCGTCAAGATTATATTTATTAACTTCGCCCTCTTCCTCAGGAGTTTCCTCTTCTTCTTCAGGTTGCTCCTCTTCAGGTTCGTCCTCTTTCTCTGGAGCTTCTACTTCAGGTTCTTCAGGATTCTCTTTTTCAGGCTTTTCTTCCTGTTCTACTTCAGGAGTTTCTTCTTCTGGCTTAACTTCTTCATTTTCCATTTCTGGATTCTTTACTTCATTCTCCACGGAATTACCTCCTTCTTTAATAATCTCTTTAACCTGTTCCATCATACTAAATAATTTCTTCTGCATGCTCTCTTCAAAAGAGAACTGAACTCTGGTAATCTGAGAACCCTCGAAGCAAGGTTCAACATCTTCCCCAAGAATACAGAGTTTAGAGATTATAGCTTCATTGATAATAAAGAAAGAAGGTCCTCCATTATCATCTTCTGACCAAAATCCCTGCAAAGTATTCTCATCAAGTTCCATAGACTGGTTGTTACCTTTTTCAATAACACGTTTTGCCTCTGGATATTGACCTGTCCATAAATATCCCTCAGTCATGAGGTATTCATGTTCAACCCCATCATCGAGGAATTTCTGGAACCAAACCTTAGCGTTTCAATCTACGAAACCATAAGGTTGAGTGGTGTCCTTAAATTTCCACTCTCCATTTGAAATATCAATAATTTGATTATGTCCTTCAAAGTCTTCGCTTGTTTCGTTGTAATAACCAACGATAGGAGAACCAGGAAGGGATCTCGCCATTTCTCTCGCAACAGCTTTTGTAATAACGCTACCATTGCGGTTTGGCTCATCTCCTACATAACAAACCTTGATTTGGCATTTACTAATAAGTGGGTTTAGTGGTACCAAATCATGAAGAATTTCAACTGGAGAATTTAATGCTATACTTGTGTGCTGTGGCATTTAATTTCCTCCTACTTCTGACTTTCTTTATTTTGGATGGTTTTATCAGAAAGTTCTGTTGCTTCTTTAGCTGGTCTACCACCCTTATTATCACTTCCTGTAGTATTTTGACCTTCAGAAGGTTGAGTTTTACCTCCTTTGCCCAAAGTTTGAATATCTTCACTACCAATTGTAGAAGACATCATTGGTGGAATCATAACAGTGCTAAGTGATAATACATCATTTTCAAAGAATGCTGTTGCCAAAATTGAATTTTGTGTATGACCTAATGCAATTTGCGCAAGCATCTTACCAAATCCAACAGTCATCTGTTCTTTGTATGTTTTTGATAATTCTTTATAATTATATTGTGTTGTATCTAAAATATAAAATCTAAATGTATATTTCTTTTTATTAGGCATTCTTCTCTGAATTATTGTATCAAATAATTTCTCGAATTGCAACTTTAAATTGCGCATCAAGCCTTCATCTTGTAAAATAGAATTATTAATAGATAAATTCGTGTCTGAATTAAATAAGTTTTTAGAAACACCTGCGGCATTATACACAGAACGTTCAACACGCTCCAAATCATCGTTATCTACATTCGTAGTATCAGATAAATCAATAGAATCAACATCAGCAAATGTTGTAATAACATCTGTGTTGATGGTATGATGAAGCATTGCTACTGTATTGTTATGAATATCTCTTGCTTCATCTACATCAAAAATTAAATCACCATTTTTATCAATAGGCAACTTTTGGACAATTATTTTCAATAAATCCTGTAATTGCTTACGATGATCTAAATCTTGTGCCGCATCTAAATCTAATAAATATGGAATTACATTAATGAAAAAAGGAATTTCATTAGTTCCTGGCAAAGAAAATTTAACAGCGCTACCTGGGTCAAGTAAATACCAACCACTTGTATCTCCCTCAAAATCAGGAGTTAATCTTCTCTCTTTCCAAAGAACATAACCTTTTTGAATATCTTTTGGAAACATTTTAAGAACTTTCATTCTATAATTAACATCATGAAATTTTTGATCAAAATATGCCATATTAAATTCTATCGCTGGAAGATTATTTACATAATATCTACAACGACAATAATCTACTGGTAATTCCTGAAAAAGAATACCATCTTTTCCTTCAACCATATATCCATAGCATACGCCATATTTAATAACTTTAAATGTAATATTTTGAGTAATCTCTCTAATGTTTGTATTATCCAAATAGTCTATTACTTTGAATCATTCGGTAGTAACCTTTTTACTTTTTTCTTCATTACTAAGAATTTTATCATCATAAATAGTAGGAACAGTATATCAATCATATCTATACATTGTTGCATAATAATTTACAATTCTTTGATAGATACCATTAGTACGATAGAAGAAGTCAGATATTGCGCGAATTGCTTTAACATCATTTTCCGCAATTGCACGCAATATCGCTATCTTATCATAAAATCTTAAACATGAAGTATCTTTTAGTTTCTGATAAGCTCCTAAATTAATAACTGCATCTTCAAGAGTTTTTGTTCCGACCTTTATGCTCCCGTATTGGGAAGAACCATTCATAGAAAAACCTTTTTCTCTAATTTGTTCCTGTCTTTCTTTATTACTGGCCAAGGTCTCACCTCCTAATAACCAGCTCTAGTCATAATATAATCGTAATCCAAAATATACTCATCGGTATATGGGATTTCAATTAACTTTATATCATGGAGCTGACAAAATCTACGTTTTTTCGCATCGTTGAACTGCTGTTGGTATAAACCCTTTTTGCCGCCAAACTTACCACTAGCTTCATAATGCTGACGTCCTTGATATTCAATAAGAAAATCAAGATTACCATCATCATCAAAAACCGCAAAGTCAAAACGAAGAGGTTTCCCATTTGGACTATTCAAACCCTCAAAAGATACTTCCATTTTAAAGTTCAATCCTGCTTCTTCTAATATTTCTTCAATCTTAATTTCGCCTCTACTTGCTCTCATAATTAACCTCCGATGTGGGAACTGAATCGTCATTCTGATGCAACGAAACGTTTCTTTTTCTTACGTCTGCTATCTTCGTATTGTTTAATATAGTATAATCCATATTCAAGTGCAGAAAATTTATCCTTACGAATAGATTTATTTGCTTGCTTTAATATAATATTAACACCTTCATTTTCCTCACGAAGATTCAGCATCTCTTCTTTTAATATGGAAGTTAGATTATAAGGTTTTAAGTATTCTGACCTTTCCTCTGGAGTCATTTGTTTTCCTTTTTGCGTTCCAAGCAATTTTACTTTAGCTGCACGATCATCAATAAGGAATTTTAACTTTCCAGAAGTAAGCTGTGTTTGAACATTTGAATGTGCTTCTGTATTAAGTGGCGCATTTGCCTTAATTAAATACATTGCATCTTGTTCTGTATTATTTGTTCTAAATCTCTTATAATATCCTTCTTCATCATTATCAACACCAAAATCAGGATATTCATCACCCGTTAAAGGATCAACCTGTGATTTAACCATGTAATCAACAAGACCAATACCAAGACCGTTGGCATCAATTACAATTTTACGAGCGTCATATTTATAGTACAAACGTTTCGCCCAAATTGCCTGGTCTTCGAAGTGCATATTTGTAAGAGAATAAATATTTACTAAATATTTTAATGAAACTTCACCATAGCTCTGTGGCGCAACTCTAAATACACAAATTACGCTATCGCATCCATCTCGTCCAGTATTCTTTCTCGCAACATCCATTGCAAGAACATAATAACTTTGAACATTAGCACGACCAGATGCTTCATACTCTGGCTTTTGGAGAACTCGGTTTCTATCAAACGCTTCACCTTTAAAGAATGCATCTTCAGAAGAACCAGCCCATTTACTTTCATACTCACGTAAGAATGAAATTTCATTAAAAGTTTCATCTTTCTTTAAGTCGGTAATAAAATCTTTATCAAGCAAGCCCGCAATAACTGGTATCTTGAATGTACCACCCATTACAAAGGCTTTATCTGGTTCAGTTACCATTTGAACCAAAGTCTGTATTAATTTATTATATGCGAAAGTTCCTTTAAATCCTGCCGTAGTAATATACAACTGTGATTTATTAAGAACTTCCTCATTATGCGTACTTCCATCCATACACTGTCTTGAAATATTCATGGTAGGAATAATAACCTGTTGGAGAATATCTCCATCTACACCTACGCACTCCTCTACAAGACCACCATGACGACGCTTACCTCTTGACTTTTCACTTGCCGCAATATTATCAAAGTAAGAACCGTTTTTAAACATATAAATAACATAGTCCTTACCTTCTCTAGTTTTACCTAAACGACGATCAAGTTCTCTATCAAGAGCTGGAATCATAGTACATAATTCTTGAACTTTTTCTTTAACAATTTGTGCAGACTGTTCCTTACCACCAGAAGTTACAAATAACTTTGCTCTTGGATAAAGAATACATCTGCACATTAATGTCAATACTGACAAGAATGATTTAGAATACGCACGAGGGAATACCGCATAAACATAACGATAACGCATCGCCGCACGCAAGAATACTCTTTGATAGAAATAGAATCTTAAACCTGTTTCAGGAATAGTCCCATCTATTCCTGTTTGTAAGAAATCTATAAACATATCAGGGTATTCTCTCCAATATGCTATATAATCTCGAGCTACAGGAATTATATTGTCTATACGTTCATGCGATATACCAACTTTTCTTGATTTTTTAATATCTAATAAATCTCAAATTGTTTGAGATACGCCATTTAAATCTTCTTGTTTGTGTTGATCTAAAATATCTTGTAATGACATAGCTATTCTCCTTTTGAGAATAGTTTTTCATTCTCTGCTTCTAACTCTTCTTCAAATTCTCCAAATTCAGTAAAAGCATTATCAGAAAGATATTGCTTATTTTCAGAGAATAGAGATTCTTCTAAAGCCTCTTCTTCTGTCTGACCATCTAAATCAGCTTCAGCTTCTTTTTGTTTTTCTAGCTCAATCTGACGAACCGCATTGTCAATGAGGTCACCGATATTAGTTTCTTCCATAATAAGAGAACGAGTATATTCTTGTAAGTCTTGCAATACTCTATCAACCTTATCTTTTGGGCTATCAACGTAATATCTAGGTATAAAGCCCTTTGATTCGCAAAGAGCAACAACTTCTCCAAGAGAATCGATTCCACGTTTTTCTTCCTCCTTGTTTTGATGTGCGGTAAAAGAGCCACTCTTCATTAAACTATCATACATTTTTTCAGCCTTTTGCGCACCCTCAATATCTCCGAGGTCGATTAACTGGTCAAGTTTAAGAGATACCTTTGCGAGTTTCATTAAAGTGTCTTTATGACCTGCTGTGTGAATATCATATGTTTCTTCAAAATTGCGGTAAAAACGTTCCAAATAAATCCATTCTTCTGGCTTATAGGCACGCCCCCAACGCAACTTTAAATAACGAACATCATCTTCAGTTAATCCAAGCTCTTCTGCAGAAATCGCAGTGTCATCAAAATTACCCCCTAGAGGCATTGATACAAATGCTTCTGGACCATTATCCGCAGGCATCGGCGCAACCGCAGTCTCAGGTTCCTTAAGCTCACCTTCTGGAATTATAAAACGGTTAGCTTCAAGAACCTCATCTATTTCTGTTTGACTCTTGCCTTGGCGTTCCATTGCTTCGGTAAGTTCTTTTTCATCTTTTAAGCGCAATGCTTCACTATCTCTCCAGCGATACTTTTTATATTGGTTAAGATGCATCTTACCAATATATCGCCCAATAATAGTTAAGCCAGTAACTTTAGATTTATCTGTTCCATACGACATTAAAAGCTGATCCCATTCTTTTGGAATATATGGGACATCAGCTTCTTGAAGAATCCAAAGAAACGTAGATGGATCTCAATTATTAACGTGCATTGTCGCGCACTTCTTACAAATAGGAATAGTTCCGCCGTTTGGATATTTTTCTAAATTATTTGATTTATAAAATTCTGACCTTTTTAAAGTTCTATGACATTTTTCACAAAATATTAAATCTTTCTTGCTTACATCAGCCATAAATTATTCCTCCTTTTCTATTTCTTAGAATTAGAGAATGAGATTGGGGGGTTTTGTCCATCTTCTTCAAATTTAGGCTTTTTCTTATTACGACATTCCTTACAAATAGAATAGAAGCCGTCTTTGCTTGTTTTATTTTTACTAAAATATTTATTATGAGCTAATTTTATTTGACCGCATCTGCTACAACGTTTATAAACACCTTTTTCAATGTTTAAATAATATCAGTCAAGAAAATCATCTTCTGCCGCAGACGCAATTAAGATAGGTATTTTATTGCGTCAAAGGGATGAGATATATTCAAGACTATGTTTAATACCAAATTCTTCTTCTAAAACTTCCTGTATTTCTACATTTTGCATACCATCAATCTTACATTCTACTAAGCGGTAATATAAAGGCTTGTCATGCAATGCGCGCAAACTAACTTTATCAAATTCCTCCATAAGGTATCAGGTATCACTAAAAAAGTCTCCATAACAATTCTGGCGCAACTTAGAATAATTGCATAGAATTATTGAGCAGACGGTAGGATTTGTTAAGGACACTCCTTCTGAAACTACATTCCCATCTTCGTCAATCCATGTATTATCGGGTAAAACTGTGTGGTGTTCAGAATGCACTAAATGCATAGCTTGAACAGGAGGCTTACGATGTTGTTTAATTATATATTGATCTTTTCTTGCGTCTATTTGTGCTGTTTTGGCGATGTATGCATCACGACCCTCGCATCTTTTGAGACGCTCACTCCAGGCCGCAATAGCTTCATCTGTTTGTGATAATTCTGGTATATCTTCTCTATCTTTTTTTGTTATTGAAATTTTTGGTTGGAATATTACGTGTTTGTCATTATTTGTGATGTTATAAACACCATCTTCTCCATTTTCAAACTGGGATACAAGTCCTTCATAGGAAGTTTCTCTTTTATTCACTGTCGCCATACGGTTTTCAGTGAGAATTTTTTTCTCCTTTTTCTCTTCTTTCTCCATACAGAAGATTAAGTAGTTCGCTAAAATTTCTAAGTAAGAAGAATTCGGATGTGGATTTTCTTCTAATATCTTTTTAACTAATTCTAATCTTTCTTCAGGAGTTTTTAAAGAATAATCTAATTTGATCATTTTCTTCCTCCCAGTATTTATAGAACTATTATAACAGAATTTTGCGCGCAAGTCAAACAAAAGACAAAAATTTTTGGTATAATATTTATGAAAAAAAGGAGATATATTATGACAGAAGATAAGTTTAGTGTTTATATTGATAGTGTCCTTGCCGCAGAGAATATGACATTAGAAACTGCAATGGTTTTAGTCCAGGGACTTTTTAATAAATATTATCTTGAACCAAATATGAAGATCACAATTCAGAAGGTTCAAATTAATGATGATCAAAAGTAGTGATGTAATTAGACGCATAGACGTTATTCATTTACTGTTGGCAGTTAAGGATTATGTTGATAATGATAGTCCTAAGTGGTGTCGAATTCCACAACGAGATATAGTAAATTTTTTATTAGAAAAGATTTATCAAATAGATTGTGCAGAGGAGTTGATAGACGATTAATTATGTATTTAGATGTAAAGACCTTCGTCCGCAATTGGAAGGACGAGTTAAAGAGTAAGATTGCGCGAATGGATAAAGCTCCTACCTTAACGATTATTCAGGTAGGAGATTATCAAGCAAGTACAAAGTATGTAGATAATAAGATTAAGGACTGTAATGAAGTAGGAATTAGACCTACTTTGTATAGAATTCCAAAAGACAGTTGTCCTACCACGGTGCAATTAGCGCAGATTATCAATCAGGATGAAAGCAATGGGTTAATTGTGCAGTTACCTGTTCCAAAAGAACTAGACGTAAATAAAGCAATCCAAGCTGCGTTATCTCCTGAAAGGGATGTGGATGGATTTTTACCTGATAGTCCGTATAATCCCGCAACGGCGCAGGGGATTATTACGTATTTAGATAGTCTGGGAATGGGTGATGGTACTGGACTACTGGCTTTAGTAATTGGTAGAGGACCATTGGCTGGAAAACCAACAGCAAAGCTACTTTTGGATAGGAACTGGACGGTAGTGCAGGCGCATAGTCGAACTAATGTACATACGTTGGATGAAATGGTGGCGAAAGCGGATTTGATTGTGTGCGCGGTGGGGCGAGCGCACTTCTTAGACGCGAGTATGGCGAAAAAGGATGCGGTCATTATTGATGTGGGGACTAACTGGGATGGCAGCAAACTAGTTGGAGATGTTTATAATGGCGCAAGTAGCGAAGCGAAGGTAACTCCTGTTCCTGGTGGAGTTGGATTATTGACAAGATGCGCACTTCTGGAAAATGT